TATGGCTCAAGTAAAATTTTATAGAGGTTTAAAAGAAAAATATAATGAATCTACACACTTAGATGGTATATATTTTGCAACAGATACTTTTGAAATTATAGTAAATAACAAAACTTATGGAGGTACTAAAAGTGCTGCAGTAAGTGAAATAAGTTATGATGAACCTTCTCATAAATTTACTATAGTTAAAGGTGATGGAAGTTCTGTAGAACTGTCTTTACCAGTTACAGATGGAACTAATGCTGGATTAATGTCCGCAGAAGATAAAAAGAAATTAGATGCTGTTCTTGAAGGATTTGATCCGGAAGGTCCTTCTGTTCAAGAAGAAATTGATGAGATTAAGGCATATACAGTAAACTCTAAAGTAATAAGTGAAAATCCAGTACTTAATGGAACAGACATTAAGTTAGATGGATACGCTAAAGCTAGTAACGAATCTAGTATAGCTCCTACTGATACAGTAAACCAAGCTATAGGTAAACTGGAATTAGCTGGAGAAAACACTAGAACTGACTTACAGAATTTTAAAGACACTAAAGGTCAGGCTAATGGTTTAGCAACTCTTGATGAGAATGGGAAAATAGATCCATCTCAAATTGACGGAGTAGTAGGACACGTTCTTGGGGTAGAACAATTTGTAGATGCCAATCCAGACCCAGTGGAAAATGATAAATATTATTTCAATACTACATCTAAGAAAATTCTTCATGGAGTAGATGGAAGCTGGGTAGAATCTGATCCTCAACCTCAAATCCTTTACAATAGAAGAGGAGAAGATGAAAACGGACACTCTAATACTCTTTATCGTTGGGATGGAGAACAAATGGTTGCAGTATCTGACCCCATTGCTATAGGAGAAATTACTGGAACAGCATATGACGGAGCAAAGGGTAAAGCCAATGCTGACGCTATTGCAGCCTTAAAAGAAAATACAGTAAACGGACAAAAAATTACAGAAAATCCTGTTGTTGACGGATCTAATGTATCTCTTACTGGGTATTCTAAACCATCTGCTGGAGGAGCTGTTGCACCAACAGATAAAGTAAATGATGCAATTGGCAAGTTAGAATATGATCTTGATACTGCTGAAAGTACATTAGAACAAGCTGTACAAGACATTAGTGACTTACAAGAACAAGTAACAATTAATAAAGTAGAAGCTGCTGATAAATCTGTAGTAGTTACTCCAAGTGAAGGCCAGAAAACTACTATTAAAGTAAATGTAAAATCTGGAGACAACGCTCTTAAATTAGATGCAGAAAACGGATTATATGTTGATCAATCTGCTTTAACTTCTTACGAAGGTAAAGAGGCTATTGCAATAGCTGACAAGGCAGAATCAGAAGGAGTTAAAGAAATATCATTAAAAATTAATGCCAATGATAAGGTATTAACTCAAGCAGCAGAAGGTTTATTAGCTAACATTAATCTTACTTGGAGCACTACAGATGGATTAAAACTTATAGGTAAAAACTCTACTGAGATAGCATCTATTCCAGCTTCTGACTTTATAAAGGATGGAATGTTACAATCAGTAGAATTAAAAGTAGCCTCAGAAGATGAACCAATCGGGGAAGCTATTACAGGGACATTTTTAGTATTTACTTTTAATGTAGATGCAGGCTCTAAAGTAATTAATGTAAATGTTACTGATTTAATAGATGTATATACAGCTAGCACTGGTATCAAGCTAGAAGGTAAAAACTTTATGGCAGTTATTGACCCAGCCTCCGAAGCATTTTTAACTGTAGGAGCTGATGGTATCAAGTTGTCTGGAGTTCAAAATGCTATAAATTCTGCTAAAGCTACTGTAGATGCTTATACTGTAAACGCTAAAGCTATCAGTTCTAATCCAGTTTTATCTGGAGCTGATATAGCCTTAACTGGATATTCAACTGTAGAAGGTGGAGCTGTTGCAGCTACAGATACAATAAATCAAGCAATAAACAAATTAGATGATGCCTTAATTTGGCATGAAGCATAAATAGGAATTGGGCTTAAGCCCAATTCCTTTAATTAATAATTTAAGTGATATGGCGATTAATAAGAAATTAATTCACTTTAAGCTTAAGTCTACTTTCGAGTCAGAACTTGAAGCTGGTAATATCCTAGATACTTCCATAGTATTTATACAGGATGCCAATTTAATATGGACTCATGGAACTTACTATTGTTTGCCTAAAGATGAGATATTAATTTCTGAAGGAACTGAGCCTACTGATGGACAAGAAATCTGGATAGACTTATCAGAAGATTCAACTGTCTTTGCAGTAGAAGAAGCTCCAAAGGATGGAAAACAATATGTAAGAGAAAATGGAAAATGGGTTGAAATTCCAATTACAGATTTATCAAACTATCTATCCAAAGATAATACAGAAGAATATACACCTACTTCTAACTATAACCCCGCTACGAAAAAGTATGTGGATGATAATAAGGGAGTAGAAGAAGCACCTAATGATGGTAAAGCATATATCAGAAAAAATGAATCTTGGGTAGAACATCAAGAACAAGAAGTATATGTAGGTACTACTGAACCATCAATTGATTGCGATATTTGGATTAACCCAGAAGACGGAACCATGAAATATAAAAAGGAAGATGGTTCATGGGAGGAAATAGCTGGAGGAGGTGGAATTGGAGAAATTACTGAAACAGTAAAAGTAAATCTTACTTCCAATCAGTCTAATCCCAATTCAGATCTTACTGGTGTAGAAATTACAGTAGAATATTCAGGTCTTACTAAAAAAGCTAATTGGGAAGGATCTGAACTTACTTTTAATATTCCACATTCTACAGAATACACAATTAAAGCAGCAGCTGTAGAAGGATATTCTACTCCAGCTGATCAATCATTCACAGCAGTTATGGGAGGAACAAGAAATGTATCTGTAGTGTATAATACCACTATAGTGACTGTAAATAAAGCATGTAACCAAACTTCTGGATTGGGAGCATCATGTACTGCTGTGGTAAAGTATGATAGCACACAAAAGACGCTAAGTTTTAATAACGCTGATACTAGCAAAACTATTAAGATCCCAACTGGTAAAAGTTATACTATAACATTTTCAGCTGTAGAAGGATATAAAACTCCTGAAGTTATTTCACAACAAGCTTCTGGAGCTTCTCAATCAGTTACTGGTACTTACAAAGCAGAAGTAGTGACTATAACAGTAACTACTAGTGATAGTACTTCTGCCAATGGACAGAAAGTGACTGTAACAATATCAAGTACTCCTACAGAATATACTTGGAATGGAGAAGCTATAGTGCTTAAAGTTCCTTTTGACTCTTCTTATTCTGTAGCAGCTGATCAAAAAGCTAATTACTCTACTCCAGCTACACAATCATATACAGCTGATAGAGTAAATAGAGATATTACTCTCAATTATGTGTATGCTCCAGCAATAGGTACTATATTCAAAGATTCAGATGGAGCTAATACATTAGAGCAAAATGGAGGAACTGATACCAGCTGGATTAAAGGTAAAAGATGCTTAGTTAAAAAGACTAGCAGTGGAGTGGCTATTTGTTACTTAGATGAAAATAATTCAGAATTATTCCATGATGGAACTACTGCTGCCAGTTTGGATGGAAGTATGGGACAATGGATGACAGATGTGCCTGAATATTATTTCAATGTAGACGAATCTACATCTGGAGTTCATGCTTTACAAGTATCGCAATTCCAGCAAGATGGATGGAAACAATCTAGGAGAGTATTAGTAGGAGTAACTGAAGCTGTAAATGTTAGCAATAAATTATGGTCTAAAAAGGGAGGACAATCTACTGGAAGTTTAACTTCTGTAGTATTTCATAATTATGCTACAGCATTAGGAAGTGGATTCGACATTATTGATTATGAAACTCACTGCAAAATAGCTCATTTATTCTATGCTAAATATGCTAACAGGAATCCTCAAGAAATGAGTCAATTCGGATATGGAGAAAATTCATATAGCAGAACTATTGGTACTACATCCTCATTAGGTAATAATGATGGAAAAACTTCTACTCAAATTAGTTTCTTAGGTATAGAAGATTTCTACGGAGGTAAGTATGAATGGATGAGTGGAATACATTCTAATGGCTCTATTTACTATATTTACGATGGATTTGAACCAGATGCAGTTCCTACCGCTAATTATCGTACAGTAGATGTAGGTGGGTCAGGTAGAAGTGGATATATAAGTAAAGTATATTGGGGCGAACATGGGGATATGATTCCTACAGAAGTAAGTGCTTCCTCTACTACACATTACTGTGACTGGGGCTATGTGGCTAGTTCTGGTTGGCTTGTTGCTAGGCGCTCTAATTATTCTGCCGATGGTTATGGCGGCGTCGCTTGTTTCAGTGCTACTAGTGGTTCTGGCGGTTCTAATACCAGTATCGGCTCTCGCATCCAATATAGAGGGTCTATACAAGTTATAGAAGATCCTGCTGAATTTAAATCATTACCAGTAGGATTTTAAATAAATAGATTAACAGGTCTGCCCGAAGCTAATGTAGGTAACATCCTCTGTTAAAATAAAAAACAGAGCAATGTAGCTAATTCTAGTTGGCATGTTACTATACGCTCTAATAATTCTACCAATGATAATAGCAGCGTCACTTATTTCAATGCTAATAATGATTCTAGCAATTCTAATACCAATATCAGCTCTCACAATATTGTTCATTTTTTCACTTTGTATTTTAGTAGGGCTGCACCTTGCCTCTTGGCAAAAGATAGAATGCATTTTTTAAAAAGTATGGTAGCTGATTAGCGAAGTGCTTTATTGCAACAATAGTGCTTATGAAAAGAATAAATGGTTTATTTGATAAAATATGTACAGAAGAAAATATACTCTTAGCTTACAGAAATGCTACTAGGGGTAAGAAACACTACAAAGATGTAATAGCTTTCAATAAAGATTTAAAAAATAATTTGAAAACTCTTCTAATAGAGTTAAAAACACTAACTTATAGAACATCTCCATACTATATATTTAATCTAAAGACTGGAGGCAAAGTTAGAGAAATTTATAAACTTCCCATAAGAGATAGAATAGCACAACATGCTCTTATGAATTATATGGAACCAATATTTAGAAAATCTTTTATAGTAGACACATATTCATCTACTAAAGAAAGAGGAATCCATATGGGATTAAGGAGGTTAACTAAGGCATTAAAGGATAAAAAAAATACTGTATACTGTTTAAAATTAGATATACATAAATTTTATCCTTCCATTAATCAAGAACTTATGAAAGCTGCACTAGCCCGTAAGTTTAAAGATAAAAGACTTTTGATAATACTAGAAGAAATAATAGACTCCACTGATAAAGGAGTTCCTATTGGAAATTATACTTCTCAATATTTTGCTAATTTCTTTTTAACTCCAATGGATCACTGGATAAAAGAAGTTCTAAGAGTTAAATACTATTTTAGATATTGTGATGATATAGTTATATTAGGTCCAACAAAAGAATATCTATGGAACATATTTCATAAGATACAGGACTATTTAAAGGATATACAACTAGAATTGAAACCAAACTGGCAGGTATTTCCAGTAGAATCTAGAAGTGTAGACTTTTTAGGATACAAATCTAGGCATGAATATATACTTGTTAAAAAATATATTAAAAAGAACTTTATTAATAAACTAAGACAGAGCAATACATTTGAATCCAAAAGAAATATCTTAGGCTCATATTGGGGGATTTTTTGTCATGCAAACTGTCGTAATCTATGGAGAACATATACCGGAATGAGAACCTTCAAGGATTTAGGAATTGAAGTTAAAACCCGTGTTAGAGTACCTGACATAGTAGATAAGATTATAATAATTAATAGCATGAAAGTCAAGTTTAAAAGAGGTAATAAATGTGTTGATATTTCAGCTACTTATGAAGATAGAGAGATTAAGTTTACTACATTTGCTGAAATGATTATTGAAGCAGCTGAGCAGATTAGTAACTCAGATTTACCTTTTGAAACTAAGATAATATCAGAAAATGGATTTTACAAATTTGAATAACATGAGAATATTAAAAGCAAGTAGCACTTTAAAACCTCAACTGCTTGAATACATTGGTTCTGGTTCTTGGAGAGTTAGATGGAATATATCTAAAGAACAAAAGGAAGAAGCAGAATTATATGAGTATGTAGAAGCAGAATTAGGATATAAAGCTGCTATTGAAGAATTAAAAACCATAGTAGTAAACTGGGCAAGAGATAACTTCCAACCTAATTCTTTTTATATAGATGGACATAAGTATTGGGTATCTGATACAGAAAGAGCAACTATTAAGTCTCAATGCGAGTCTGATGCAGAAAATTCTACTATTTCTCTTACTTGTGATGATTCTATAATTACTTTAAAAGCTCAGTCAGTATTACAAGTAATGATGATGATAGATAATTATAGTAGCAAATATAAAAAAGTAGTAGAAACTTTAGTAAACGAAATTAATCAATGTTCTACTATAGAAGAAATAAATGAGTTGAATTTTAAATTAGAATTGCCAGAAGAAGTTCATACTACTCAGGTGGAATTAGGAAGATTAGCAAGTAACAGACAAAAAAACTCTAAAGAGAATCAAGCTATACTATTTGCTAAAATGACTATAAATGCAACTCCACTCACTGACAACCAAGCTATTAGTGTAAAGAACTTGCACCCTGAGTGGAAGGAATTTATAGGTAAATCTTTATCTACTGGATTTAGAGTTTTGCATGAAGATGCTTTATACAAAGTAAGGCAGGATATTAGTGTAGTGTTAGAAAATCAGCCTCCATCTATAGATACTGCTGCATTGTATGAAGAAATTAATGAAACTCATGATGGGACAAAGACAGACCCAATACCATACAATAACAATATGGCTTTAGAATTAGGAAAATATTACATCCAAGATGATATTATATATATGTGTACTAGAGATACAGGTCAAGCAGTCTATCAAGATTTATCTGACTTAGTAGGAATTTATGTACAAATAGCAGAATAAAATATGGCAGTAATTAAATATAAAAATCCGAAATACACAGAGGGTGGTTCAGAACCTAAATATATAGTTATTCCTACATTAACTATGGAAAATGACGAAGTATATGTAGGTACTACTGAACCAACAGAGGGTGAAAAGATTTGGATTAATCCAAGTAATGGATTGACTAAATATAAAAATGGAGAATCCTGGGAAGATTTGATTCCAGAAGTATACTTATCGAACCATTTAGCTAAGGACAACTCTACTGAATATATTCCATCCGGAGAATATAATCCATCTACTAAAGGATACGTAGATGATAAATGGTTTGATATTAGTGCTTTATTAAAAGAAGGGGAAAAATATTCTGAACCAACTGATATTACTGAATTTGTAAATACTACTTATGGAAGCATAGAAAACCTTCGTGAAAATATACTTCTACATAAACAGTTATATAGATCTCATATTGGAAATAATGTAGAAGTAATAGCTGCATACCCAAATCTTTATCATATAGTAGGTAAATATGGAATTTCTGATAAGCATTATAAATATATACATTTTGACCTACAAGCTAATGATGATAATACTTCTATTACTATATATAAAATAGGAGAATTATATGAAATAGTAGATGGAGATGGTACTAAGGCATTGATGGATAATGGCCAATATGTATCCACAGTTTTAGAGTCTAACAAGAACATTCTTAGGCGTGTTAACATTGGAACTTTAACTTTAACTGTAGGAACAAATGATAGCGTTAACATTACAAATAGTAATATATTAAATGGAATTAATCCTTTTGAATGGTTTATTATTACTTGTAATTTAAATGGTTCTGATACTTACTTATATAGTTACAATGATAGTGAGGGTATAAAGTGTTTTAGACATTATACCAATCAAGACAATAATAGAAGTGTTGCTTTTATTATTACTAATATTAATACTGTTAATAGCACATGCAGCATTGAATATAATGATAATAATTTAGTAACTAACAAAAATATTTCTAATTATACTCTTACTAAAACTAATACAACAGAGTATACACCTACTGCTGATTATCATCCTACAACTAAAAAATATACAGATAACATCGTTAATACTAAATTCGCTGATAGGAATATTCTTAATAGGATTGAATTAAATATTAGTTCATCCATGAAAGATCTTAACACAGGTATAAATACTGGCATTATTACTACAAACACTGGCAAACTTAGTGCTGTTAAAAGTGGAGAATTTTTTATTGTGGGTATTAGTTTTACTGATTCAAGTTTTTATGTGTATGCTTATAGAGATGGTAGTACTATTAAAGGGTTTAGGCATTGGACTGAAACTGTCAATTTAAAAGATTTCGTTGAGGTTATTATTAGTAATATTAATACAGAAAATGGAACCATTGATATAGATTTTAGAAACGTGGAGTACGCCACAAAAAAAGAAACTAGTGATACTGAAAGTGGATTAATGTCTCCATCTTACAAGAAAACTCTTGATACTATTACTGGAATTAATACCGTAACTACTTTGGCTAATTTGCCAATTACTAAACGTTCTATTGTAGCTACAGTAACAGCAGCAACAAGTTTAAGTCTAGCTTCTAATTTAGAAGTAGGTCAAGAACTATATATAAGAATATATAATAATAGTTCTAGTGCAATTACACAACCAATACCAAACAGCGGAAATTTTGTATCAATGAATGGAACTAGTGTTAGCATTCCATCTAAGAGCTTTATAGAAATGTCTATATGGTGTTACGAATCTGGTAAATACTCAATTAGAATAGGAGAAATAGCATAATGAATATATACATACAAAAAGACACAACTACTATTTATGTAGAATTGGATTTCCTATTAGACGAAAATAGTTATGAAATAGGAACTACATGGGAAGATTACAAGAATGGAAAGTGGGTTTTACTTAGTGAAGAGCAGGTAGCTTTTAGGGAGGAAAACCCAGATGCCTCAGCAGAAGAAGTATTTAACATGGAGTTGAACCCAGAACCTCCTGGGCCAACTCCAGAGGAATTACTAAAACAAGCAAAAAACAATAAAATAGCAGAACTAGGAAGGCTCCATTCTTCTAAATTAAGAGAATTTAAATACAATAATAATCCTATCTATATGGATTATTATCAGAGGCTTATAAAAAAAGATGAAGCCAATATAGCCAAAAAATCGGGAGATTCTTCTATCTTACTTGGTGATGTTTCAGTAGACGTAGATTCGGTTGAATATGTAGTAGATGCTATAACTGTCTACGAACAACAATGTAATGTATCATTTACAGGTAAAATGTCCCAAATAGATTCTTGTGAATCTGTAGAGGAAGTTGAAACTATAGTAGTAGATGATAGTTATCCAGAACCTACAGAATTAACCCAAGAAGATATACTATCTTCAGAAGCTATAGCCACAGCTAATGTTCCAGAAATGCAATTAATGTCATTTGCTAAAATGGCTGTAAATACTATGAGTCTTACAGATGAACAGGCTTTAAGTGTTAAATTACTTCATCCAGAATGGAAAGAATTTATAGGAGGATCTCTATCAGTAGGAGAAAGGGCTATGTATGATGATAAGCTATACAAAGTAAAACAAGAGATAAACCCAGTACTAGAAAATCAGCCTCCATCTATAGAGACAGCAGCTCTATACGAAGAGATAAACGAAAAACATGCTGGTACTAAAGAAGATCCAATTCCATTCAATAATAATATGGAATTAGAACTTGGTAAGTACTATTCTCAAAATGGAGTAACTTATATGTGTTTCAGAGATTCACAACAACCAGTTTATCAGAATTTAGCTGATTTAGTTGGAATCTATGTACAAATAGCTGAGTAATAATAGAAAGATAGCTGTACGAATATAACCTTGTATGGCTATCTTTTTTAGTTTTAATAATTATGTTGAGAAAAAGAACTTTAGGAAATAAAAAGAAATCTACATATACAGTATATTCCAATTGTAATGGAGGTTCTGTATATTTTAATAATAATTTAGTAGGTACTATATCTTCTGGCAAATTGATAGTGGAATTATCTGGAGCAGATTCATATACAGTGAAGATAGAGGGAGGGGTCCCAAGTACGTCAACTAGTACTTCTGAATCTACTGATTCTGGCAGTGATACTAGTAATGAATATTCTCCTTCTGGAGAACTACGAGGAGGAGGGACATTTTGGCCATCAGAAGGCACTCTGGCAATACAGGCATCAGCATCTCTTACAGTTATGAGAAATACTTATACTCAACCATATACAAGACCAAAATATACTAGTTATCAAACTACTTATTCTGCTCCTGGAACTGGAAATATAGATGCTAATGGTTCTGTTACTTTAAATTATACGAGTAGAACTACTGAAACAGGAGTTACATATGGAGATAAAACTTATGGATCTAAAACTTTACAATCTAGTACTGATGTTACCCCTAAAAGTGGATCTACCTCTACTGGATGGGTAATATACGAAGGATATAGATGGGATAGAACTAATACAGCACAATCAGTAGGAGATATATCACTCATTGATCACAGTGTTACTGGATTCACTAAAGGAAGTACAGCTTCTGGAGTTGATAGATCATATATATTACTAAATTATACTACTACAGATAATGGTTATAATGGATCTTTATCAGTATTTTTTAACCTATGATGAAAATATTTAATTCGGGGGGGACTACTTCCCTAATTACTGACATACTTACCGAAAGGAGGTTAGTATGTTAAGAAGAAGTATTAATAATAAAAGAGAGAAACAATTATTTATTAAGAGATTTTATCCTGCTGGCATATATACTTGGACTGTTCCTGCTGGATGCGAAGAAGTTGATGTATTCCTTGTTGGAGGAGGTGGAGGCAGTGGAAACGGTTCAGGAGCGGGAAGTGGGTATACCAAAACATTTAAAAAGGATTCCATAGGAGTAAAACAAGGAAACCAAGTTTCAGTTGTTCCAGGTCAATCTATCGAGATTATGGTAGGAAAAGGAGGAGAAGGGTTATATTATGGGTATCCAGACACAGGAGGATATTCTCAATTTATGAACTCTAATTATAAAGCTGATGGAGGAAACCCTTCAGGCAATGGACTACTTAATGGAGAAAATTCAACTGGAGGTCCTTATACTGGTGGGAATGGTGGTAGTGGAGGATCTGTAGATCAATTAGGAAATGAATTTTATGCTGGATCAGATGGATCTAGTGCACCTGGAATAACGGATGACAATGGAGTATATCATCCACCTGGAACAAAATATGGAGGAGGAAAAGGTCAAGGATATACAACTAGAGATTTCGGTGAACCAACAGGTAAAAGAAATGCTGGTGGCGGAGGAGCTGATAGAAATAGAGATAATGGAAATGGAGGCGAATCTGATTATGATGAAGGATGTGGTACTGGTCAAGGTACTAGAAAAAGTGGAGGATATGGCGGAGGAGGTTGCGGCTCCTATGGAACTGGAGGAGATGGAACAGTGCTAATTAGATATTATGCTTATAAAGAATAAATTAACCACAATGATGATAAATAGGGGGGAGGCATCAATAAGACTCCCAACAAAAAATATTTTATGTTAAGAAGATGTTTAGGAAGTAAAAAATTAGAATATACTCTTAATACAAATCAGGGTACACCTGATGTTTATGTAAATGGAGTATATAAAGGTACTGTAAGTAATGGAGTTTGTAAGTGGAAAGATTCCTAATATAAAACTGATGTAACAATTACCCTTCAAAATTGTACAGCAGGCAATACTTATCAGTCTAGTCAAAATGCAGATGCATGGATCTCTGTAGATGGAGGAACTCCATATTATGATACACAATTTAAGAAAATAACATATACTGAAGAAGGATCACATACTGTACAAGCATTATGGGGAACAGCTTACTATAATAATGTACAAAGTATAAATAGTACTGGAACTTTAAAAGCAGGAAATACTTCTTTAACTATGAATTATAATGTATCATCCTCTTATTTAAGATTTGAACAAAGAAGCGACTCCTTACCAGTTACTTGGAAATATAGCGGAGAAGATCAATCTTCCGATCATTGGAATGAAAAACTATGCACATTTAGTTCTTCTGGAGATACTTTATATTTTACCATAGATAATAACACTGGAGAAACTTGGGCTTCAGGATCATATGGAGCATACGCTGTACCCAATGAAACAGGCTTACATACTGCCTATGTAGATGTAATCTTAAAAAATATAAGAAATTACTAATGAGGTAAAAGTATCCATAATTTTCAAACTACAACTATCAATAAAAAATTTTTTAAAAAAAGTTAATAATTTTCTTGCAGGTATAAAATTTTTGTCGTACCTTTGCAGTGTACAAAATGAGAAAGTAGTGATATTTATGGGATTCTTAGGTCAAAAATTCTCTCAAGAATATGTGAATACTCAAGAGGGGAAAACTGCTGCAAATAATCTCCTTAACTCAATTAAGAGGATTAAGAGGATTAAGGATAAAGTAAGTGAGGATTTAAAAGCCAAACAAAAGAAAGTTGATGAGCTAATTCACTTACTTGAAAATGACCCAGAACTAAAGAAGAGATATGAAGAATTATCAATTGGCAAATAGTTATTATGGTAAGTGACAAAGAATTATTAATCCAAGTAGTTGAAAAATATATTAAAGGTATAGCTTCCAACTTCTTTGGTTTTTCCACACTTCCAGCTCAAACGGTTGTAACCTATGTAGTTCGGAATTGGGTGGACAAACACAATGGAATGATAGATTTATTCGTAGACAAAGATGGAAATATTAATGCACCCTTAATAGCAGATGCACTTAAATCTGAACTAAAAGCAAGAGGAGGATTTACTATTGGTAGGGTGAAGTTTAGTGATTCAGATGTAGACGAGTTATTGACAGCGTTCAATCAAGCGAAACAAAAGAATAGGTAAATAAGAAATACCACTGGCATGTTTGTGTCAGTGGTATTGTCGTTTTTATAGGTGTCTTTAACTTAAATTAACTTAAATTAACTTAATAGATTATTAGTTCTTTACATAAAATCTATATATTTATGGAATTACTATTAAAAAGGATTTTTAAAGGACCTCAATATACTATAGGCAAACTTTATATAAATGGTAAATACTTCTGTGATACCCTAGAGGATGTTGTTAGAGAAACTAAGATACCTAATGAAACCGCTATACCACCTGGTACGTATAAAGTAATAGTTAATATGTCTCCTAGATTTAAAAGACTTTTACCCAGACTTTTAAATGTTCCAGGATTTGATGGAATCCTTATACACAGAGGAAATACCCCATCTGATACATCTGGATGTATATTAGTTGGAGAAAATAAAGTAAAAGGGAAAGTAATAAACTCTACTCCATATGAAAAAAAGCTAGTAGAGATTTTAAAAGATGAAAATGATATATCTATAACCATAGAGTAATATGAGCAAGGAGTTAGCTAGGTCAGCTAGGGCACTGGGGAGGGACATGAATTTTTTTGGATCTAAAGAAAAAGATTTCGTGATCCAAACCAAAGGGAGAGTTAAAATTAATTTTGGAGACAAGTTTATAGAACTATTCAATGGTAGTAAGTTTACAGTTGGCAATAGTGACGCCATAAAAACTACTAACGGAGAACCTTCTTCAACTGATTCTGATGGATTCTATTTTGATGAGAATACTGGAACTTTGTATTTAAAAATAGGAGATAAAGTATACGAAATATTTTCTAATGCTAAATTGAAAGATGGCTTTATTTCTTACAAAGAAGAACAGTCATTGAACGGCAATGAACAAGTTTTAGCCAAAGAAAATATAGGTTCCATATTTAATACGCCAGAGGAAGCAAAAAGTAGTGGTGGATCTGGGGTAGTATATATAAAGAATGAAAACAAGGCATATATACTGCAAAATGGAATTTTATATCCTATAACAAATAATACTGAAATAAATATAGGAGGGGATTCAGAAGGCGATGATAGTTATTATTTCGATAAAACTGTTACTATAGATATAGACGATGAAGGTATAGCTCTAATAATAGAAGGTCTAAGAAAATATATTAGAGTAGGCACGGAAGACAACCATACAGATATATATCAAACTGAAGAGGGGGGAATAATAAATTCTGATAAGTCTTTAACCATTCAAATAGGTGGAAAAAATATAATAAATATAACTAATGGTAAAGTAGACTTTAATTCTATCATAAAAGCTTTGAAAGGTATTATTACTGACGAAATATATTCTTCTAATTATCAAAAAGGAGATCCTAGTATAGGAGAAGGTTCAGGATGGGGTATATGGATAGATAAAGAAACAGGAGAATCTTATTTACAAGTAGATAATATATTAACTAAATCTAATAACCCTCCTGTATTTTTAAGATATCAACAAGCATTGGATATATTAAAGTCTGGAGATATAGTTCCATCAAAAATATATGTTATAATAGATTATCAGAATGAGTGGGAAATAACCCCTGTAGAAGAAATATATGGAGAAAAATATCCAAAGGAGGGATTTGACCCAGAGAATGATTCAGAAAACCCAGATGCCTATGAAGAAGATGCTGTTAATCCAGATCCCTTATTTGGCATAGATAGGAATGTTAGACCGTTAATTTTAGAAGGAAAATCCTCCAAATCGTTCCATGATACTGTACAATACTACTATAAAGAAGATTCAGATAGTATATTAGATATGAGATATGATATTAAAGAAGATAATTACTCCATAATAGAGAAAGAATTTGATGATGAAAATTTTGATATATCTGATACTTTCCTAGAATTTCCTAATAAGGGAAGAATATATTATGCAAGAGATTCCTGGAATAATGAAGCCCCATGTGACTTTAAACACTTTACCAACGCAGATGGTAAATATGTTTTTACTTCTCCAGATGGTAAAGATTTATCCTCTATGAATACTGTAGACTCTATAGTTTGCTCAAATAATAAAATATTAGATGTAACTATTAGAATATCTGACAGTATAAATCCTATGATAATTACAGGTAAAAGGATAAATAGTAATACTGTCGGGGGATCATTTGAAAATGTTTCAATAGGAGACAAAGACTCCATTATAGAATACAATTACTTCAATGGAGAAATAAAAAACTGTAATTTTACTGGAACATTTACTAATAACTCTATAGGTTGTTTAATGGATTCCTGTGAATTTAAAAAAGACGTTATCAATAATGAATTTAATAAAGATATAAAAAAATGTGCCTTTAATGAAGAAGTTAAAGATAATGTATTTGATATGTCTATGGAAGAATGTATATTTGGAAAAATCTATAGTAATCAGCTTACAGGCTCAATGAAAAAATGTGAAACTTATAATGAAGAAAATCCTGCTGAATTTAGAGAAAATCAAATGATGGGAGATTTTTCTGAATGTAAGTGGTTAGGGAATGTTTACAGTAATGATATGAAAGTAGACACAGTAAATAAATGTATTTTTAAGAAAGATATGTTTGGCAATCAAATAGCATCTAGTCTATGGGAAGAAAATACATTTGAGGATACTCTAAAATTTAATGTATTTCAAGCTGATGTAGTTAAATTTCTGGTAGAGGGATTACTCAATAATAACCAATTTATAGGCAGAATTAATGACGTTTCATTCTTTAAAGATTTATCAAACAAAGATTATGGTATAAATAATAATATAATAAATGGAACATTTGATACCTGTAAAATTTATGTAGATTTTAGTCACAATACTATAACAGGCCCTATATACCTTCTAACAGCTAATGTAGGAGAAACATATATAGAAAGTATATGTCAATTTAACTATAACGATATAAAAGCTGCTTCTATACACACTATAACTACAAATGGAGACTTTAGAAGAAATAATATAAAAGCTCAATATTTTGGATTATGCACTTTTAATAATGTATTTGAATGCAATAACTTATCATATTATAATATGAGAAGTGCAACATATAATAAGATGGTAGGATGTAGTGGCAGCGGAGACACTTTTATAGGAACATTTTCTTCGGAATTTATAAATTGTGAATTTGGAAACATATCAAATTGTACTTTTAGAGAATCTCCAATTAAATTTGCTAAATTTAGAAACAATTTCTCTGGGCAAAATTTTGATTCTAATACTAATATACAGGATCTAGAAAAACTATATAATGATAAGCACCAGGTTGATGTATTTTTCCATAATAATAAAATAGTAGTTTCTTGTCAGGCTTGTAATGAACCATTGAAAGGAGAAATTAAAATGTTTAATGGTTTAGCTTCTGATATACCAGAAGGATGGCATATATGTGATGGCACAGAAGGAACTCCTGATCTAACTGATAAATTTATTAAAGCATCCACTACAGCAGGTCAAACAGGAGGAGCAGAGGGAGGAGAAGTAACTTTGGAAAGTGGTAATATTCCATCGCACGAACATAGTATTACATTTGATCCTTCTGGATTATCTACTAAGAAATTTATGACTGCTGATAAATATATGGAATTTGTGGTAGATGAAGGAGGAGATCATCACTACTGTATGTGGACTGGAGAAAGAGAAGGAGACAATGAACCAGGATATGAATATATAGGTATTAGAGATACCTTCACTACAGCATTTAATAGCGCCAAAGTAGGAGCTAGTTCTTCTGGTGGAGGTAGTACTACTCCTATTAATATAGAACCTCCTTATTATACTCTAATATTTATTATGAAATTGTAAAAACGTATTCAAGGTAAAATTATTTAATTAAATGCCTTATATGCTATCATTTACAAAAATATATAATAAGGATTTTGATAAGCTATTAAATATGATTAACTTTGCAAATAACTTTAAAAGGGAATAATATGACTGATGATTTAAACAATTTAGACTTTGACGACGAATTAGAAGGTGGAGAAGGTGGAGAAGGTAACGTTAGTAACCAAGAACCAGATTTCGACCCGGATAATTACGTTAAACCATATATTGGTGTCAATGGAGAACCTGAGCCTGATATTAAGCAACGAAATGATGAGCCAGGAGATGAAGACAAAGATGATGACCTTGTAACTGCTTTATTAAAATCTAAAGGCATTAAGGATATTACTGCAATTAAAATGGAAGCAGAAGATGGTTCAATAGAAGAAAAAGATTTTAACTCTTTATCTAGAGAAGAGCAATTATCTATTTTAATGTCTTCTGAAAGTCCAGCTGACACCTCACCTCAGCTATATGATGATGAAATTGATTTTTTAAATGAGGTTAGAGATAACAATATATCAGTAAATGACTACATAAACTGGATTAGGCAACAAGCTGTAGAAGATTATATTAATTCTATTAGTTCTGAAAATAGTGACATTGACTCTTTATCTGATGAGGATCTATTCCTTCTAGACTTAAAAGATACATCTCCTGACCTAACTGACGAAGAATGCATAGCTGCTTTAGAGCATGAGAAAGAAAATCAAGTATTGTGGGAGAAGAGAATGCAAGGATTAAGAAACTCCTACAAAGCTAAAGAAACAGCTCGAAGAGAAGAAGAGGAATTTCTTAGACAAGAGGAAGAACAAAGGCAAGCAGTTGAGTTCCAAAATGCTATTCAAGAAGCAGTAGGTAGGGTAGATTCCATTGGAGAATTTGATTTAGACGATGAGGATAAAGAAGAAATCGCTGAATTTATTCTTGGAGTAGATAAGACTGGAACACGTTATTTTGCACGTGCTTTAAATGATCCAGAAACACTAACTAGAATGGCGTGGTTCGCACTTAATGGAGAAGATGCTTTAGAAACTTTGTCTAAGTACTATAAAGAGCAGATAGATGCATACTCCAGAGCTAATTACAAAAAAGGCTTTGAGGATGGGCAAAAAGGTAAACAGCCTGATAAACCAGCTGTTACTACAAAAACTACAGTACGTAAACCAGAATCTAAAACAACACCTCAGGGAGGCTACAAACCTATATCAACTCCCTATTACATTGATTTAGATTAAATTTAAACTATAATAAATATGATAGTAGCAAATTTCGTTACAAAAAGACCGACAATGTCGGAAACTCACACCTATGAAGATTTTTATAAATTCTTAGGTACACGCCCAACAAGATTGGGAGTTATGTCTCGTATGTACCCAGAACTTACAGCAACATTCCTTACTGAATCTCTTAGAAATATCTTTTACATGGATAATAAGAGACAGCAATATAGGAGTATTGACTCCTTATATTTCGATTGGGATGTTGAAACTAACTACATTAAGAGGGTAGAGTTCGCAGCAGTTCCTACTGAAACTGGAGAAAATGGATCTGAAATCATTATGTATTTCAAAGAGAGGTACTACGAAAAATATGATATTTTCAAGATTGATAAAACTAGGCAGCAATGTTTTGTTGTTGAACGCCCAGTAAGAAAGGCAGATGATATGTGGGAATATGTTGTTAGATTAATTGACAATGATTATTCTTCTTTACTTGATGTATCTGGATGTCAAATTGGAGACACTACTAGATTCCAATCTAATGCTATGCCAGAAATGCACGAAGAAGGTTATATCAAGTATCAATCTAATATTGAAAAACACAGAGGTTATATTACTACTCACCGTGTTGATGTATCATATTCTGCATTATTCGCAGCTATGGAAGATCAATTCATCAGTATTGCAGAAGGAAAAGACAATGGTTCTTTAAAGGAAACTCTGTACAAGATGAATAAGAAGGAAAAAGACTTATTAAATAGCTTCTTAGAAGTTAGAAATAACGGTCTTTTATTTAATAAAACAAATGTAGACAAAAATGGTAAGTCTACTATCGTCGATCCTGATACAGGGCGTCCAATTTATATTGGAGATGGAGTTATTCCTCAGGTAGAAAGGTTCGCATCTAAATACGCGTTCAATAAATTAACTATTCAGGTATTTATGGATGCTATGTCTGCAATGGCAGAAAAGGCTGAACAACCTACAGGAAATCATTTTGTATTTATTTGCAATGAAAGAATGTGGACTCTTGTTCAACATATCTTAGGTGAATATTTATCTAGGTTTAAGCCAGCTACAGCCTATATGTATAGTAAAGCAAAGAACGGATACTTAGACGTAGGAGCTACATTCCAAGCATATGAATTTGGAGGAAATACTATCTCATTTAAAGTAGATAGGACGTTCTCTAGAGAATATGGAATGGAAAAGGCTTATGCTCTGTTACTTGATTTAACAGCTGATAAGTCTACAGGTGAACCTGCAATGCAAATGTTCACTTTAAAGGGAGGTGACTTCGTTACTAATAAATTCCCAGGAGTTGGTGGTCTTGATGGTCTAAGCTCTGGTGTTGTTTCTTCTGCTGTAGCAGCTAGTAAACTTATCAACTGGGGATACTCAGGTATCGCTGTATTCTCTCCATATAGGGCATATATTATGGAAGAAATTTAATAAAAGATAATTATAAAATAAAAACATTATATAATAGATGAGTGGGAGTTGAAAGACACTCCCACACCATTTATATGTATATACAAAAACGATAATGAATTAATATGGATGATAATAAAATTATACTTAGAAGTGTATTTGGTAAAGTAGGACAAGTTTATTCTATTCAACCATGTAAAGATGCAAATGGCAATTGGCCTGATTGTGTCAGACAAGTAGATTCTTTTGGTAATATGATTGCTTCAGAATCTGATAGAAATGCTGGAAAACCTTTAATTAAGGTAACAGAGACTTTTAGGATTCAGGATGGCCATGAATTTAACCTTAACGATCCCTGGGATAAAGCTAGATGGGATGCTATTAAAAACTGTCCTTTAATTGCTCAATCTAGAGGACAAAGAGATGCTAAAGGTAATCTAGTTATTGATGGGGATGCTAAAAGATATGGAAGAGCTGAACTTTATATAGAAAGACCAGGTTTAGAAGTATCTAAAAAAGTTAGCAGAAGACAAAAGATACATGATGCTGAGACTTACATCTTTAATGACCCAAGGGGGGCAGATGGAAGGATTAAGATTGCCAGAATACTTGGTAAGCACATGAGGAATGCTTCCGATGCTGATATTAAAGATTACTTATTGGATATAGCTTCTAAGACTCCTGAAAAAATTATTAACTTATACACTGGTGATGATCTAGAGTTAAGAATGTTATTCATGGATGCTAGAGATAAGAACATCATTCGCAGTGTATCTGGCGTTTATGTATATGGCGAAGGAATTTCATTAGGAGGAACGGTTGACGTGGTTATAGCGTGGATGCGTGATCCTAGAAACAAAAGAACTTTAGACCTTATCAAAAACGATACATATGGTTTAGAGGTAACTAATCCTAATGCAAAGGACAAGCTAAAGATTATTGAAGAACTATAATAAAATCATACAGCTATTACACTCAAACAATTATATGAGGCGTTGTTAGTTGAGATGAATAAAGTAGAAGCTCCATCTTTATTACTTCCAGACTTTAACTATTTAGTAAATAAAGCAGTATTACAATATATTAATACTAGATATAATATATACGATGCTAATCAACAAACTACTGATGATTTGAGAGTGTTGAAGGCAACTGCTCTGCTTCCAGTTAAGATGGCTGATTATGGGGAAGATAATTCTTCTGCTATTAAAGGTTTATATGGAGCTACTTATGAAGTTGATTTACCAGAAGACTATTTACATATTTTAAATTGTGTATGTATTTTTCAAGTAAATGAACAAAAAGACTGTTGGGATAAAGGGGATTTGTGGAATTGTGGAGCACAAAGATTAACATCAGATATGTGGCCCCTAGTTATAAATAACTTCTACATGAGGCCTTCATACAGGAGACCTTATTATTTTATTCATAATGTAAATACTTCTGTTAACTTACCTACTAATCCTTATCAACCTGGAACTTCTTTAGGTTCAGGGACTGATATGAGAAGTGGAACATATAGTGCAGAAGACAATTCTAACCTATCTAGAACTATAAAAATAGGAAATTCTTCTGAAAGTCTTGTAGAAAAGAATATAGGGCATAGGTTTGGAAACGCTTCTAAAGTTAGAATGGAAGTTCGTTATGGAAAAGACAATTCAGTATTTCAATTAATAAATGTTCATATTGATTATTTGAAATCACCCCAACATTTAAGACTAACACAAACTCAGCTAGATTCCACAAGAGATACTTCACAAATGATGGAATTTCCTGATTATGTATGTCAAGAGATAATTAATGGGTTGGTAAAATTAGTTATGGAAAACTCAAGTGATCCAAGACTTCAAACAAATATACCAGTTAATCAGACTATAGCCCCACCAGCTCAGCTACAGTCACAACAACCAAATAAAAAATAATAAACTATGTTTCAATACACAGGCACATACGTACTTAACACTAATGTAGATTCTAGCGGTAAACCTAAATGGACTTCTCAGGCTGAAGATACTCTTCAAGATCCAGTTGTAAAAGGTAGCTTCAATGTAAAGAGAGTGAATAAGTTTATTAAGGATAATGTAGTTAGTATCTATAAAAGAGTAGGATATAATCCAACATTTGCTGCTATTACATTCAAAATTAAGAATGATGGAGTAGGTTTGTATAGAATAGCTTTGTACATTGGATATTCTGGAAATAGAGTATCATTCTTCGCTAATGATATGGTATTTCAAGGCAAACCAATGTGGATTGAGTACGAAATCAAAGACAACAGCGAATTGGCATCTGATATTGCTAAAAGAATAGTAAAAAATGCTGCTCTATATAAACAAATTTGGGATAATAAAGTATTTGAAATTTCAGCTACTGGAGACACAGTTACAATCACAGCTTGTGATGAATACGAAAGATTCAAGAAAGCTGATATTGAAAAATTCTTAACTGATGATAATACTTGCGCTTGCTCTGATGTATGCTCTTGTAGTTATCAAGTAATTAAGAGTGCCTTAGATGCTTCTAATCCAGAATATGATGGAGAAAATACTATTACACAAGGAAAAGAAGGATTTGGCACATATACTAATATTATTCATGATTTAAGATTACCTACTATGGAAGCTATACGTTTTGGTGGTATCAACCAAGAGGAACTTCCTATTCCTGGAGCTTTATACAATCAGTATACTCTTACTTATTGTAAGCGCAGAGGAATTATGGGATCTGATGCAGTTGGGCAGGTTGTAAAATCTGCAACTACTCATGTATTCTATGTAAAAACTGATATTGCTGCTGAATTTGAAGTAGCATTAGCTAATGTAGGTACTATTGAAGAAATTAAAGGTTAAAAATCAATAACTTATAAAAGGCGGAGGGCGAAGAAGCCTTTCGCCTTTTTTATTATATAAAAATATGGTATTTGAAAAACTTTCTTCTGCAATATTTAATGATATAATATCAGGCTTAAGAGGATATGCTTCTAATATATCCATGTCTTTAGAGCAACTAGAAGATGATATTGTTGATGAGAGGTTGCAGATAATAAAGGAATATTTTATTAAAGGACTGGTTCCAAGAAGGGATTTAATGCTATCTCTTAATTGTGTAGAGCTGGATTGTGAATCTATGGACAGGTGTAGGTGTGGCAAAATGAGTGATTGTGATGAATTAGTGGCACACTTTGAAATACCACAGATATTAGGTGATTTCGGATCAGAAGCTATAGATTATATAGGTTCCACAGATAGACAAGTTCCATTTATAGTATATACTAGTCCTCAATTCTGGAGGTATAGGAAATATAGAAAAAGAGGTAAAAATAGACCTTATGTTTTTATAGACACTACTCCTAATAAAAATAATATGTATGATTGTTTTGTCTTTAACGCACCACTTCTTAAACAAATTTCAGTAGTAGCTATATTTAAAGATCCAAGACAGTTAGAACATTATGGATGTTGCCCAATAGGAGATATAGACAATTTTACCTTTATAAATAATGAAATAAAAAGAAGATTAACAGAAAAGAAGATTCGTTATTACCGTCAGTTACAACCAGTTCCAACCATTAATGATCAAGTTAACAGATGAATGATTTTAATTATATATATACTATGGCTAATTCTCTATATGGCTTAGAACTAGAACCCGAAGAATTTGAGGAATTAGGACTTGTAGCTTGGAATTTAATAGGGAATAAGACTGTAAGATTATACAAGTATTGTTCTAGAATATCTTGCGAGGACTTATCTATTAAACTTCCCTGCAACTGTGATATAATAGAAGCAGTGACTTACAATCACGAAGATTGGAACTATAGCACTAATAAAACAGTCAATGGAGATTATAACTCTCAGTTTACTGAACAATATATAGAAGCTAGGAAGTTATATCCTAATCCATTATACGTAAGTGGTAAATATGCTAAATATGAAAGGGTAGGAGATATTCTATATTTTGATAGGGACTATGGACAAGTAACAATACTATATAAAGGAGTTATTTTAGATGAAGATGGACTACCCCAAGTAACAGAAAAGGAGGCATTAGCTATATCCACGTATATAGCCTTTGCCAAAAAGCAAAAACAAGGGTGGATTACTAATAATCAAAATTTAATTCAAATGGCTCAATATTTGTATCAACAATGGCTTAAGTATTGTGATTCCGCAAGAGTTCCTATAAGCATTAGCCAGAATGAGATGAATGAGATTCTTGAAGCTAAATCTAGATGGGATAGGAAGATATTTAATAAGGCATATAAACCTGTTAAATAATATGAACTTTGCAACTGGATATGCTTTTAATACAAAAGACTTATTTGCAAACTTCCCCATTAAGAAAATGAAAATAAGTGGGGAAGCTTGTAAGTCTTTACTTGGATATTTAGACAAACGTGCTCTAGCTATAAGAATATTTCTTTATGCAGTAAAAATTATACTGTTAGATATTATAAACAATAATGTTACATTTAAATTACCTACCAGGAGAGAATGCTATTTAAATATAGTAGGAACTTTTGGAGAGGACTTTAAAAAAGCCAGAAGAAATGGTAAATGGATTGATGTTGATTATTTAAAATCTGATTTTACTGGCTACCAAATGCAGTTTATGTATTTAGCTAACGAAAGAGAAATTAAAAAGAAAGTTTATCTAAGTAAATGGATGAGAGATAAAATTACAGAAAATACAAATAAAGGAATGCAATATTATTAATTATTAATATGGTAAAGACTGTTAGTGATTATTATGATGTGGTTGCAGATAAGTTTCCTACCGTTCCTAAAAAAGATATAGAAAGAATTTTGAATTTCGGCTGGAAATCACTATATTTGCACAATGTTTATGGTGGAGATACTTTATTGAAAGATGATGCTATAAATAAGTATTTATTCTATATAGGAGAGCTAACATTTGATTCTCTTAAACACTTCCATTACTATATTAAAAAAATGTCAGTTAAATTAAGAGTGTTATATAATAGAGCCAAAGACAAATGGGATGGATATTATTATTTTGGGTTAACTCAGAATCAATATAATAACTATTTATCCCAAAACAATAAGCGGGGAAGGAAAAGAAAGAAATTTAAATTTGGATCTATTAAGTTATATAAAATTTTAGAAGAATGTAAGCTAAGAGAATATAATAAAGAATACTTCTTTAGAGTTCCTTATATATTAGATGCAGGATTTACTATATTAGAAAATGATTATGAAACAAGTAAGGCGGAGTATTTACTATATAGAAAATGTGAAGGCTTTGCCTCATTAAACAAATAAATATGAGCAAACAAGAATCTACTAATACTTTTAGTGAAGGACTAGTAATGGACTTAAATCCACTAACTACTCCAAATAATGTTCTAACTAATGCTTTAAATGCAACTTTAATTACTTATAATGGAAATGAATTTGTACTCCAAAACGATTTAGGTAATGGAAGGGTAGAGACAGCAAAGCTTCCTACTGGGTTTGTTCCTTTAGGAGTTAAAGAATATGGGGGAATAATATATGTAGCATCATATAACCCCATTACTAATGAGGGCCAACTTGGAAGTTTTCCTTCTCCAGAAAGAAATTTATCTCAGAATGAAATAAGTGATAAAAGAACTGTTGTAACAAAAGGACAATTTACTGATTCTTCTGGACAAATAGATAAATATTATATAAGGTATGATTTAATGCCAGATAATATGACTTTAAATCCAGGAGATAAATTTGGAATATATATAGGAGGAAGTCCTTATAACATAATAAGTTATAAAGATGAAGATAGGCCGAGGCTGGTTACTTTTCATCCGGCCATATTAGATGATTTAGGAAATATAAGTTATATAGATGATGAATGTAAAGTAGAAGGAATATTATCTAGGGGAATTGTATTTGGAGAGGCTCCTTCAATAGGGGGGAATGTGGATGATCAAGAGGTATTTGATTCTTTACTTGTTTATAAAGGAAAAAAATCCGGAAAATTATTACTAATAGTAGAATTAGAAACTTTAGAGGATTTTGTAGTAAGTAGAGGTATAATTTCTTATAAAGACCCAACTAAATCTGGAAATCCTATAATATCTACCGGTTCATCAGATACAGGATATTCAGACGATAGAAAAGAAAATGAGGATACTAAAAACGTAGGGTTTGCTGTTAAATTCTATTGCTCTGGATGGCCAAAAGTAGATAATGACTACATACATTTCAAAGGTGTAAAATTTATAGGTAATGGTGAAGAGTCAGAATTTGAAATAACTTCTCCTGATTTGCAATCTATGACATTTGCATTTGGAGGATTTAAAAAAGGAGAGCAGGATAATTTATTAAAATATAAAATAATACCATATACTGAATTAGGCCCTAATATATCTTTAGCTAGAACTGGAATAATAAATTTTAATCTATTGGGTACTGGTAATATAATATTAAACGAATGGAGATATTATGTTGAAGGTAATAAGTTAAGATTAAATTATGGGTTCGATGTTAATCTGTTGGAAGGAGAATCCGTGAAAGAAGTAACTATGGAGTTTTATGATGTATTCTACGGATTAAACTATTATGAAAAAGGACATATTTTTAATTGTAAATCTACAATTAATGGGAATTTTAACGGAAGTTATACTGAATATTTTGATATGCCCTATGACTTAAAGTATACTGACAAATATGATGAGGAAGAATCAAATTTGGATTATATATATAATAATATATTAGGGGATAATTTTAAGCTAAAGAATAATCAACTATTAAGAAATAATTTTTATTTAGTAAGAATTACTCTTAAAACAGTTGGATTAATAAATAAAGAAAACAAAGAACAATCAACAGAAAAATATTTTTATAGATTTTTATATACAAATGGAATATTTAATAAACAATATATAGAAGGAGAAATAACTAATTTCTCTACCATACTGGTAGATCCTTATAAGGTTAAATTAAAAACCTCTTTATCTGAGTCTACTGATTTTAGTAACAATACAGATTTTAAAGTAGAATATTATAATTCTCCTACTGCTAATGGATACACTACTGGTGTGCAAGCAGTAGCCCCAGATGATGTTACTTCTTTAGAAGAGTATAAATCATCTCCTTTGAAAGCTAATTTATTCCAAGATTGGGGCACTAGTGGCACAAGTAAAATGACCATTACAGCTGATGTAAAAAATATAGATTCTTCTAAACCTTTAGAAGATGATAATTACTACCAATTTGGTGAGTATGCTCCAGGATTTTTTAAGCTAAATGATGGAGCTTTAACTATAGATAATTGTAAAGTAGTATACGATAATTCTAAATTTGAATTACAGACGTATGGAGGGTCAGCTAGTGATGAAGAGATAAAATATGTAGATATAACTAAAGATATAGAAGGAGAAACTCCTAATAAAGAAGTCCCGTACAAGAATATCAAGGGAGAATTACCAGAAGAAGTCAGTTCTATACTGGGGAAAACCTCTTATAGTTCAGATGATGAAACAGTATTAAAAACTTTTGAAGAGTTAAAAGACAGACAATTTTTCGATATAAGTGGATCATTCAATCAGCAATCTGAAGAGGGAAAAGATTCAGTTGTTACCTTGCCAACTATAAGTGGCAGGTTAATAAGAAGAGCTGCATCAAATAGAGAATTTGAAAATAAAACTATGGAATGTGAAGAAGCTAGACCTTGTTTTTATAAACAAATGTCTCCAGAAGAACAAAATGTGATGATATTAGGAAATTCTAGAACATCAAATGGGGATTTATCTGAACAAGGTATGCAGATAGCCTATTCAGGAGACTGGGACGGTAATGACGATAATTCTTTTTACTTCAGTAATAGTGAAAATGAAAAGACGGGAGAAGATAATGGAGATACATTACTTATACATAGAAGTGACTTAGGAGCTGATGGTCACAATCATATACCTCATGAGGAAGTTATGAGAGCATTTGCAGATAATATGAATAGTGTGCTATCTCATTCGGCTATATGGCCATTTACAGCTAAATTAGATTCCAACTTAAAAAAGACAGGTAGATATAAAGCATTTACTCCAGGAGTATACCGTACCTCTGGTCAAATAAATGGTTCCATATTTATGTCTGCTAATACTTATGATAGATGTAAGATATATAGATGGGGGGCTACATCAGCTTTATGGAGAACTAATATAAGCACAGAGGAATCTCCAGATTATGCTTTTATAAATCTTGGTGGAAGTAATTATAAAACCTTTATAAAATATATGCAGAAATTATTATCTAATATGTATATAGTCCAACCTAAGGTTAATAGAACATTAATGGTAAGAGGATCAGAAAGATATGCTTATTCAAATCAATACTCTACTAAAGTAAACATAGGTATAAAAATTGGAAGCAAAGATAAGGATGGGAATATAAACTTGGATATGATTTCTCTAAATCACTCCCCAGTTAAACTTTATCCTAAAGACGGAAAAGAAAGGTATTTTGATGTTAAAACAGTAGCAGAAGAGATAGAATCTTTAGGTTCTGGAGATAGCAAGTGGAAACTAGAGGAAGATAAATGGTATAAATCCATAGAAGATATATCTGGAGAACCTAATGTACATCAATGTAGTTATATGAATATTCCTTATCCATTTATAAGAAAGGAATATGAGAATAATGATGATACTGAAAGAAAGACAGCAGGAGATAACCCAAAGCCAGGAGTAGAATATGACACTACTTTATTATTCGAGTTAACACAAGAAAACTCTAGTGATTTGTATTTAGGATTTTCCTTAGAATTAGGAGGATCAATGGATATAACAAATATAGTAGGTTCTTGGGGTAAATTAGAGACAAGCATACAATATATATACATAGAAGATGGAGATACTTTCAAGATGGGTAAATTTGTAGACTATTTAAACACTCCTTTAAATAAGTCGAGTATATATTATCTAACAGAGGATAATAAACTGATATCTGGAAGTAGTGATAAATTAAGTGATATAAAACTAAAAGATATAAAATATAAAAAAATGCTTAAAAATCTGTTTGTATTGAAAGAACAAAACGGATTTAAAATTCCAGTATTAAATAAATCAGCTATAACTACTCAAGTTTATGCCTTCTTTGTTAGTACAAATAATAATGGTAAATCTAGATTGGAAAGGATAGACTGGTATCTTAAGGCTGGAGATACTCAATGGCCTTATTACACTGATGCATACTTTGGGTTAGAAACAGCCAGTATGAGTGGAACTGGAGACTTTATAAGCAGTAATACAAAAGTATCAGGATAATGGAACATTTATCAGCTTTTCTAGTTAATTGTAGTAAAAAATCCATAAATACTAGTTCATCTGATTTTACTTATAATATAACTCCATTATACAAATTATTTCAAAATGAGGGGAATTTAGCATGGGAGTATAATCCTCTCAGAAACTATAGGGTAAATTCTAATTTATATGAAACTAATTCCTTGAATGAATTAATTGATAAAAATGGAGAGATAATAGGAGAATATTCAGGATATAAAATGACTAAATCTAGCATAAAGAATTTATTATACTATGGGGGCATATTATCTGCCCCCAATAATGCTAGAATAGCTCAGGAACCTATGGAATTATCTGACTTTACTACAGATAAATTAAATTTTGATTTAAATCATCCAGTACAAATAGAATGTCAACCATCCTATGATGGATCTGTTAATTTAATATTAAATGATGATAAAAATCCTCCTAGATTAATAAATACTAGATTCACTCCTATGGAAAATAATACATACAAGATAATAAATAGAATAGGCAATAATGATACTAATATATATGATGATGAGCAATTTGAAATAGATACCTCACTATACAAGAGGATAAGTAGACTTCCTAAATTATTATTTAAAGGAATAGAGGACGGAGGAGCTTGTAAAGTCGGAAACTACGTATTTTATTTTAAATATGAGGATGCTGATGGAAATCAAACTGATTTTGTCACAGAATCCGGAGTAGTAACTTGTCATATAGGAGGAGTCAATGACATATTTTCTATAAAAGGAGGAATAAAAGATGAAAATAGTAATAAGATGATTAAATTCACCTTAGAAAATGTAGATCCAGGATATAATTACGTAAGAGTATATTATACTAGAACTACATCAGATATAGATGGAATTAGAGTGTCTAAAAACCATCTGATTGATCAGAAGTATATTGTAAAAAATACCTCTTGTTCTATTACTGTTACTGGGTATGAGCCTACAATTGAAGTTAGTGATAACGATATAAATATTCAATATAATTTGATAGAGTCCGCTAAAACAGCAGCCCAGTGTCAAAATATGTTATTCATGGGTAACATAAATAAAGTAGATATTCCTTATGAAGAATTAACTGACTTATCTCTTAGAGTTTATCCTATACCAGTAGCTGTAGATACAGTAGGAGGGCTTACTCCGTCTTATGATGATTCTACTAATCAATTTGAATATTACAATGTAAATAATATATATAATAAGTTAGGATATTGGAACGATGAAATTTACAGATTAGGTATAGTATATATACTTCCAGATTATTCTTTATCACCAGTATTTAATATAAGAGGTAGAGATGAATTGGAAGTAACCACAAACCCGAGTAACCAAGATGTAATAAATTCCTATACTTCTATACCAGCTTATAGAGAATTTGACCCTAACACTGGTAAACCAATTAGAATAAAAATAACAACAAATGAGGGAGATTACTCCATATTCAAAGAGTCCGGAGAGTTATCTAATTTCCCATTAGAAAATTCAAAAGGTGTAATTAGAATAATAACTAAAAATACTTCTGCTTCTCAAATTAGAACTGTAGACGAAGTTACACAGGTAAAACCAATAGGGTTAAAAATAGCATTTGATTCTACAGCCCTGTCAGTTTTGAAAACTATGGTAAAAGGATTTTTTATAGTTAGGCAAAAGAGAATCCCTACTATACTAGCTCAGGCCTTTACTGTAGGTTTAGACAAAAATGCTTATATACCTCTTTTATATGTAAATAATATAAATAAAGATAATAAACAACAGTGGGTAGCTGAACGATTTTTAGATGATGAAAGAATAATATCTCATGATTTTAAAAAGAGACTATACAATTATCCAGATAAATATGAAGGCATAATGATGAAAGCTGCTATATGTCCAGAAGCAGAATTAAATCAGTCTTACTTCAACCAATTATTTACTGGAGCTAAATATACTATAACTAGGCCAATATTTCAACCTAAAGATAGATATTTAGAGTGTGATCCATTAGACGTTAGACACAGTTATGTAGACTCATATATAGGAGAATTTCAAGACAGAGACTATGCTTATACTTCTTGTAAACTAACTATGGTACAAGATGATTGTGTAATGATTACAAGTGGTACTCAAAAATACACTGGAAGAGCTGGTAATGCAGAAGAGGCGTGGAGACTTAGGTATCTTATGAAAGATGATGTAGATACAGAAGCTATAAACTTGGTAAGAGGATCATTTGGAACGTATATAGGGATAGAAGGATATGATGAGGGATTTGGAAGAATAATAAACATACATATACCCGGATATGATGTTACTAAAATGAAAGATTATTTTAATATTAGGTATAATGATAAATCCTCGTTTTATCCTATAACAGATCGTATAGACATACAATCCATAGGAAATGATTCTGTAGGGTACTATTTAACAGCATATAGAGGAGATTGTTATATAGGAAATTATACCCATAGAATGAATAGAAATTTCCAAGATCCAGAGGCTCCAAATAATGATGTAATTGTAAACGAAAATACCTGGTCTGATAATTATGATGTCTCCAGTAAAGAGAAAAATGAGAATATAAATAGAGGAGATATAAATGCTGTTAAATTAGGACATTGGATGACATTTAAACTTTGTTCTAACATAAATATTTCAATGAGAACTACAGATGATTCTCATTACGAAGAAAATGGACTAACTGGTTTATCCAGAGGGTTTTTCCCATTGTACAGTAGATCAGTAACTGGAGAATCAAAAATACCTGAATCTTCAGTAATGAATGCTGGAATTAATTCTACAACTGGAGCCAAAGTAAACTTTTTGATGCCTGATGTACCATATTTAAAAGATGTGTTCTCTACAAGAATAATGTATAGCGATATATTCATAAATGACTCTTATAGAAATGGATACAGAGTATATCAATTAAATCATTATAGAGATTATGCTACTATTTATGGAGGCCTTACTAAGCTACTTGAATTTAATGGATTTTTAATTGCAGTATTTGAACATGGTACGGCTGTTATACCGGTAAATGAACGTGCTTTAGCTGGAGAAGGTCAAGGTGGTGAAGTATTTATTAATACCTCTAATGTATTACCAGAAAATCCAAAAATGTTGAGTAGTAATTATGGTAGTCAATGGGTAGATGGAATAGCAGTTACTCCCTATTATGTTTACGGTATTGATACAGTAGCTAAAAAAATATGGAGAACTAATGGCCAGGTTTTTGAAATAATATCTGATTTTAAGATACAACAGTTCCTTAATAGAAATATTACTTTAAAAGAAAGGGAAATGACTCCTGTAATAGGAGTTAGAAATGTAAAGGTGCATTATAATGCTTTTAAGCAAGATTTGATGTTTACTTTTTATGATAATCTATATGGATTTGAAGAAAAAGCTTGGAATATTTGCTTTAACGAAGTATTAGGAAAATGGATAACATTTTATTCCTGGATTCCTTCCTATTCTTCTAACATAGATAACATATTTTTTAGTTTTGATAGAGACACATCAAAAATGTTTTCCAAATTGGGAGTTAGTTCTACTAATAATCCAGCAGCTAATGGAATAACATTAGAAGATCCACTTAACCAATCAAAATGGACTTTAAGTTTATCCGATAGATACCTTCCTAATACTAAGAATATAAAATCTTATGTAACTTTCTCTATAGAAAAAGACCAAATGGGATTTTGGAGGTACTTCACTATTTCTGGCAATTCATTAAAATATAATGGAGGATTACCAGAGAATACAATAGTAGCTTACTTAAATATAAAAGCTGATGTAAGCTTCGATTATGACACTACAGACCAAAATATGGCCCAATATGTAAATGGATGGAAGGAAAATATGAATGCCAACAATGGGTATTACACTAATTCAGTAGCAGTATTGGTTGGAAACTATGACAGGAACATTACATATTTTTGGAAACATGGTCAATCTGGAATAATAGATATAAAAGATAAGTTGAAACCATGTTTCTGGTATGGAAAACAACATCCATTTGAGTTTGAATTTGTAGTAGTAGATAATCCTGGAATACATAAAATATTCAATAACTTGTATATAATAGCTAATAAGGCTAAGCCAGAATCCTTTCATTATGAAATAGTTGGAGAAGTTTATGACTTTGCTAAAGATAAGAAAAATGCTTATTATAGACAAGAAGCTACTAAGGAACTATATCAGAATTTAGGATGTGACATTTTATATGATAGGGATTATACAGAAACTCTTATATCTAAAAATGTAAAATCTACTATGTTCCCCTGGTATTATGAAAGAATAGATACATTTGATCAAATATATGATAGTTATCAAATGGCTACATCTAAATATAATAGGGATTATCAAAATATAACTGGATCTGAGATAGTTCATGAACCTTTACTAGATGAATATAGAATATCTGTTCATCAAAAAGCTAATGATATAGTAGAAGTAGGTAGATTAAGAGGGAATATGCAATATAAGGAAGATATTTGGAATGTAGAAATCAGGCCTATGTACTTTGTGCAAAGAAACGAAACTTGGGAATCTGTGCCTCCTATAATTCTAAATAATTTACCTAAAATAACAGCCACAGAAATAACTACTGATGATTTACCTACTAATTATGATATAACAGATATAGAAAATACTCCAGATGATGAATTAATATACACTGGTTGGACTGATAGAAAGGAGACCAGAATCAGAGATAAATATTGTAAAATCAAAGTAAGGTATAGCGGAGAAGATTTAGCTATAATAACTGCTTTGAAAACTATATATACTGCAAGTTATGCATAATAAATATAAATCTAGAAAGAGACCTCCCTTAGTTAGAAAAGCTCAGGGAGGACTTTCTCTTCCTGCATATTATGGAGCCACTGGTGATATTACTTCATTAAATAATGATTTACAACAGTATGCTAAAAGTGCAAATGTATTAAATTCAATAGCATCTTCAGATAAAGCTAAAGGATTGACTACATTTTTTGGTAAAGCTGGGGCTTTAAGTAAAGCCAACAACACTCTGTCTAAATCTGTGGGAGGAATACAAGGTATGCCCAGTATAGGAGGGTTAGCTACCTCTGCACTTAGTGTGGCAGATAAATTTATTCCACAAGCAGAGGATAAAGGTAGTAAAATTACTAGTGGAGTATTTAATGGCCTTAGTCAAGTAGCAGGAATGATACCTGGTGTAGGAACAATAGCATCAGTTGCTTTAAAAGGATTGGGAACTTTATTTGGGGCAGGTGTGAAAAGTGTGAAAGGTAACGCTGCTGACGAAATGGTAGACACTTCTTCATCATATACAGGAGCTGATGCTTATGATTCAAAAAGATTTGGATTACTAGGACTAGGCTCAGCAAAAAAATATCAAAAGAAGGTAGATAAAAGGCAATGGGAAAGAGATACAGCTCATGACATACTACAAGAAGGAAAAGACGACCTACTGGCTTCATCCAATGTGCAGCAACTACAATTAGCTGACAACTTAAATAAAAATGCTAGTGATTGGATGTACAATATAAGAGCTGGAGAGTTTGGAATGAAAATAAAAGAGGCAAAGAGGTTATCTAGATTAGCAAAGAAAAAAGTATCAATATCTGGAGAACCTAGAAAAATCGGAACCACTGAACTTCGGGAAGGGGGAAATATACCAAAGAATACCTCTATGAGTAGTGTAGAGTCTTCTACAGAGATTTCTCTTACTGGGGTGAAGCAACAATACCAGGAAGGTGAAAGTGGTCAGCAAGCTCCTGAAATATTCCAAAATGGAGGTCAAGTAAATATTATACCAGAAGGAGCATTACACGCTAGAAAACACAACCTAGTGGAGCTAAATCCTGAATTGGAAGGTATAACTAAAAAGGGTATCCCAGTAATAACTCAGGAAGAAGGAGGAATTGTACAGCATGCAGAAATAGAACGTTCTGAAATAATATTTGCTAAAGAAATAACTGATAAATTAGAGGAATTGAGAAATATAGGTACAGATGAAGCTGCTATAGAAGCAGGTAAATTACTGGCCGAACAGATAATAGAAAATACTATTGATAATACTGGAGAATTATTGCATGATAGTTAAAATAAATGATAAAGAGTATAGAGTTAAAATAGCTTATACTGATGAGGAAAAATCCAGAGGCTTGCAGGGAATAAATTCTTTACCAGAGGATGAAGGTATGTTATTTGTATATGATGAACCTCAAACGGTTGGGTTTTGGATGGATGATACTAATATTCCATTAGATATAGTCTTTATAGACGATGATGAAGAAGTATTATCTGTATATTCTGGAGAGCCTAATGATAGAACTATAGCAGAGGAAGATAATGTAAAATATGTACTAGAAGTCAATCAAGGCTCTGGAATTAAAGAAGGAGACGAGGTTGACATAGAAGAAGAGGAGGATGATTCCGAAACCTCTAAAATGTTAGTGATTGGGCCAGATGGAGGAGTACAAATGGAATTAGAAGGAGGAGAAAGAATTGTTTCTAGAAGAGAGACTAAAATATTAGTAAAAAAGGCTAAAAAAGCATATAATTCTGAATTAGATTCTGATTACAAATCTTTAGGAAAATATATGTTTAAAGTGCTAAACAAACAGGATAAGCGTGAGCCTGAATATGTGGAACAAAAATGAAAAAAAATAAGGGAGAAGCCGCAATAATTGCAACTTCTCCCTTTTATTTTTATTCTTGTTCATCTAACGGAAACATATCATATATCATTGGTTTAAATGGTTTAAATGCCCCTACATTTGAAACAAAAGCTCTTGGCAAATTACTATCACCAGATATAGCATCTTTAAGTGATGTAACAAATCTTGTGATGACTCCCCAAGCTACGAAATTTAACTCTAATTGGCCAGTAAATGTTTTCCAAATATTAAATTCAGAACTAGCATTTCTTAATACTAATTCTATATTCTTATCAATGGCTGTTTTATCACTTTCTTTTACATTACCAAATAACAGATACATAAGTATCGAGAAGAAAGCTAATCCTCCTACATCTCCCAAAAATAGATTAAGATTTCTTAATTTAGTGGGATCATGCCATGCTTTTAAGAAGTCTTCTCTGCTAGTTCCTCCTTTTATATAATTAACCACATTAATTAAACTTGCCAAACTCCAGAATATACCTTCCATCATGCCTCCCTGCCAGTCTTTAACAGGAAATCCTGTGTTTTCTGTAGTTTCTACTCTTTTCCCAGAATCATCATATTTCCAATATAACTTTTTTCCTGTTACAGGGTCCACTTTGTCAACCCATTTACCTGTTTTATATGTTCCGGGAGTTAAAAAGTATTGAGCACCTCTAGCGGTAATATATGACTGGAATTGCCCTAAAATAACTCCGATGCCTTTCCTAAACCACATGGATTTGTTTGTACTGTCCATATATCCGAACATCATATTAGCTTCCTGAATCATTTTATTTGATTCTAGAACTGTATATGCTTTAGGAATATCCTTATCATCGTCCGTCATAGACCTAGTTTCTCCAGTTTCCCAGTTAGTTACAACAGCTCCCTCATCTATCATTTGTCTCCATATTGTCAAATAAAGAGATCTCTGCTCTTGAAATGTTTCTAATTCAGATTTAGGAATTTCAGATTCTGGAGTATTTTGATACTTAGCATAAATACTAAATCTTTTATCTTCACGCCAGTTATATTCTATATGATCCCCCACTAGTTTATGTGCATCATAATTACCATCCTTTAGCATATAAGCAGTAAATACTGTCATTCTGTGTAAAAAGTCCGGAGACCTAGAGGTAAAGAATAGTATATTATTAACTCTTCCTACTTCTCCCTGATAGTAATTTAATCTTTCTACCATTTCCTGTTCGGATACGTTAGCTATACCATATTGAGCATTTAAATGCTCTCCCATAGTAATTGTTTTTATCTGCCTAAATCCATCCTGCCATACCATTGAATATGCTTTACTAGCTTCTTTTATTCCAAATCTGGAGTCATCAAATCTATTGGCGTTAGCATTATTAAATAAAGTCCACCATCCGACTAATCCTTCCTTAGCCATAGATAGAACATTTAATCCTAATACCATCTTACTAGCCACAGACTTTATGGAAGAAACTGTTCTCCATAAACCTTTTTCATCTTTATCAAATAAAGACATATCCAATACTGAAGATTTAATGAAGTTGACAATGAAGTCCAAAGTAGGTTTATTAAGTTCCAGCTGCCCATTACTTAATTGGGCATTCCAAGCATACGAACACAATGAAGAGCTTACATTAGCAATTACAGGGTCTAATATTTCCTTTCTGGTAACTACATAATTATATAAATCCTTAATTCTTTCTAGATTTATGTCAAATGACTCTAATCCCTCTTTTTCTATCATTCCTAATCTTTTGTCAGGATCAGATGATAAAGAAAAAGAATTAAATATACCATCAAAAATTAACCCATTTTTTCCAAAGTCTGTTTCAGAAGAATCCAATCCTAAACTCATTCTAGGATCTATAGTAGCATCTTCTAAACCTAATGTATCTTTGAGAGCCTCCTTAATGTTTTGTTTATTGTTTACTATTCTTGATAAAGCTCCAGCTCTTACTAATGGTAATTGAAAAATATCGTACCCTTGATCTTCTGCCTCTTCTAAAGTTAAATCATATTTAATTCTAGTTAAATCCCTAACATACCACTCTAGGTATTCTTTTTCGTCTTTACTAAGAGTATCATCATATCTAAAATCTTTTAGCCTTAGATCTCTTGTATTAGATCTATCTATCAAATTTTTAAATATTATTTCTGGGTTATTAACAAATCTGTTATTCCTAAATCCTGGGTTACTATTTTTAAATTTATCAGTATGTCTTCTATCAACTACTTTATAAGCCATATACTTATTTCTAATTATAGAGTTAGCTTCCATAACCCTATCGTATATAGCTTGAATTATAGGAATAGTATCCTGAGGTCTTAAATTAATAGAATTAAATAAAGTCTTGTTTTCTATACTCTCTCTTAATCCTTGACCTCCCAATATATTGCCAGATAATTTAGTTTCATTCCTAAAGTCTATAGAATATCCAGATAGTTTAGAAATAGCTAGATCTACCTGTGATTTTAAGTAGCCTAATATAGAATTATCTTCTGTAGCATTAAACCTATATTTATAATAATGCTCATTTAAAGCATCCCTTAGCTTCTCTAGTCTTTTTAATTGCTCTGCCTTGTCATTTACTAATTCCGATAGTTTATCATTTTTGAAATTATTTGGATTAATCGAATTGGCTCTGAAATAATTAGCAACAGAAGTTGAATTGACTATAGCCTCATATAAGGAAGCAACCCTAGCGTATAGTTCTCCAGCCCTAACTTTATTTGTTTCTATTCCAACTGAGTTAGCTAAAATATTATAATTGTTTTCTAATTTTTCACGAATTACAGTATCATCAATTACAGACTTATTGCTTAATCCTAGGACTTTAAGCTCGCCTGTTTCATAATTGTCGGCTAGTTGATTAGCTAAATATAATAATTTAACTAACTCAATATTACCCATATTTGCTACAAGTTTGTTAGATGAGGACATGTTGTCACTATATAAATGACCTAATATAGTATTTCCTTTTTCTAAGTTTAAAGGTAAGTCTATATCTTCATACATTATAGATACAAAATCTACTGTTCTGTCTGCATCATTTTTAAACATTAAAACTCCTAGAGCATTTAAGTCCTCATTTTGAATAGCTTTCCAGTTAGGGTTAATTTTATATTTAGTTAGATTAATATTCAGCCACCTATTAAGTGAGTTGTCTGATACGAAAGATATTTCTTTATTTTCACTATCTTTTAAGTCATTAAATATTTGAGCTATTTTAGAAGTTTGATTTTTTCTATGTTCTCTTAATACAGCCAGATAGTTCTTTAGTTCCTTTTCTATTTCTTCCCTTGAATTTTTAGATACTTTACGTTCTCCTTTTATAATTCCTTTGATCATAGTAAACTGGTAACTATTTCCTACTTTAGTTACCATAGCATCATAGGCTTTTTGGAAACTTGCTTCGTCATACCCAGAATTAAAAACATCAAAACCAAACATCTTAGTTACAGTTTCTACTGTATTCTCAGCTAATTCAGAAGTTAGCGGTTGAGATTCTGTTTTAATATCCAACAGATCAAACAATTTATACCTAGTAGAAATATTTGGAGTTAAGATTTTGGATGTCACATTAGAACTAGTAAAAGAATCTCCTGTTCTTCCAAGTTGGATAGGAATTAACTTCAAATTAAAGTTAGTAGGCTTTACTCCTATATTCTCTAGCATTGTTTGATAAGTCATTAACTGTGCTAAAGCTGTAGCTTTCTTATCAGGATCCCAGGCATCATAATTAGTTCCAGATACTTTAAAGTCAATTATGTCTATAGTATTATCATCGTAAACTAATACCATATCCATTTTTCCTCTAATATTATAAGTAGAGTCTTTAAAGTCAATACAGGGTTCAATAAAAGTATATTTTATTTTCTTATTAGCTGTTAATCCCTTTTTAATAGAATATAGTTGTTTAACCGTCTGTAATATAGCTTCATCTGATAATGAGTCAATATTAATGTTTTCGCTTCCAAATTCAGCAATTTTTCTTCTTACTTCCTTAGGATACTTAGAATAATCCAAAAATGGATTCATAAATACATCATAGGCTATTTTGTGTAATCCTTTACCTACTTTCCTTATTTGGTCAAATCTAAGTTTTTCAGAATTTACCTTTTCTTCGATTATAGCTTTCCTTTCTTCTTCTGGCAGTTGCCTATAATCGCTTTCTAGAGTTCTTCTATAAGCTCTCTCCCAGTTTTCTAAATTAAATTGTTCTGATTTGTCAGTCAATCCTTGAGTTTTTATAAATTCAAGAACTCCTATTGAATTATCATCATAAACATCATCAAACTCATCACTGTCATATTTTGATATCTTAGTTCTTAGTTTTTTTAGATGCTCTTGATTTTTATTGTTTACTTTGTTGATTATAGCTATATTTTCAGCAGTTAAATCTTTACTAAATCTATAGTCTTCTGCTGTTTCTAGACTAAACTCATCTGGATTATTTCTTATATATGAATCTAATTCCTCTTCACTTGAAAATGAACGAGCTATTTCTTTATATGTTAGTTCATACGTACAGTCTTTCATTATTTACAGTCTATTTTTAAATTATTACTTTGAATTAGGTTAGATTTCACATTAGAAATTTTATTTTCAGTAATGGTTTTATCTAAATTTACTCCTATCGTTAAGTCTTTCAAAAGAGAACTATTTCCATCTAGTAATAATGTTTTCATTAGAGTATTCATAAACTCAGAGTCGTCTCTAAATTTATCTGTAGAGTCGGTCCGGAATAGTTGAAAAGCTAACTCTTTAATATTTAAATCAGATACTTTTAAGGCTCCATAATCTTGTACCCTTCCCATAAAATAGTCAGTTACTGCATGTACCAAAACTTCTTCAGCATAATCATTTGGAGATAACTCTCTGTACCTTTCTTTTAGTTCTTCAAATTGAGTTAAATCAGGTATATTTTTGAGCATTTCAGAATACGCTGCTGGATTAGATACTTTATATTGAGCTAATAATAAATGCATCAACTCATGTATAGGAGAATCTTCTGTACTTAAATCTGAGTTTAAGATTATCATTCCACTATGTATAAAAGCTTTGTTACTTGCTAAATTAGGTCCAAATAATGAGGTAATTTCATCAGAAGTAAACATATTCACTTTGATTCCTGATCTTTTCAAAGAATTAGCTAAAACTTCAAGCATATTTACGTTAGAATAATTAGGAGCATTTACCTCTACTCTGGAAATTGCCTCTGGAGTATAATGGGCGAATACATAAAATTTTTTATTCTGAAAGTTATTATAATTTCCAAATTCTTCATTTAGGAAATTTTCATAAGTATCATAAATAGTTTTTTCAAAGATTTCTCTTAGTTCTGGCTCGAAGAATTTCTTGTATTCTGTTACATTATGTCCAACAAACAAATCATCCTTTACTAATCCAGATAAAGTATTGTAATATACATTATCTCCAATGTATCTTAAGTCTGACATATACAGAGGAGAATGGTTAGAATAAGTACTATTAATCTGAGACTTAGGTATTTCTACATAGGTATTACCTTCAGATAGAATGAATCCATAATTATTGTCAGTTATATTTACTAATACCCCGGTCTTTCTTTTATTATCATCAAATAAGAGAGAAAATACTACTCCTTTATTAAATCCTCCAGTATATACATTATACATGGAAGTATAGGGATTGAGTTTAGGTCTAAATTTAAAATCATAGATATGGTCTATAACCATTTTCATCTTATTCTGTGATACTGTATTAGTTATTGTGACAGTATCCCCAGCTTGCATCTCTTTTAAATTGGCAAATAATCCGGGATTCTCACTATTAGTAAATTTTTGAAATTCTTCATTAGTAAAGGACTTATTTATTGTTGATTTTGTAAAAGATAAATTTAATTCACTATCCAAGTAAGATAAAAATTCTCCTCTGTTTCTATTAATTGTATAATAATTCGGATAAATATAAGAAGATATTCCAGATTGATTTGCCGCTTTAACTGCTTGTATTGCAAAATCATCATACACTGTAGAATGTACTGACTCTACTAATACTCCATCAGTGTTTAATTTTTCTATTAATTCAGACAATCCCTTTACAACTGATTTAGTAGGAATGGATTTCTGTTTTAGAACTACCCATTTTGGTTTTTTACCTTTCCCTGCATTCTTTCCTGTTTTTGTTGAAACTTCCGCTTTTATTTCCTTTATTTGTTCATCAGTTAATTCATACTTAGGATTTATTAATATTTTTAAAGGTTTGCCTGACTTTACTGTTGCAAATTTGGAGGTTGATTCATCTAATATTAGTTCTACATAAGCATCTTTAGATTTTAAAGTACTATTCATTATGTAGTTACTCTCATTTAAATAAATCACTTTATCCTCTACTTGATAATCATCCTCTACTTCAATAGAACCTACTTTTGGAATATAAGATTCATCCATTGAAATCTCTGGAGTTTTATATAAATAATCAATTATATTATTTATTGTTTTATTAACACTAGGATCAAATAATTCATTTACTTCTATATCTTCGTTATTCAATAAATCATTTAATAGCTGTTCGTACTTTCCAGTTTTATTATCCTCGTAAAACTTTTTAAATTGGATTGGAACATTGTCTGGCAATTGAGAGTCTGATACATCAGTAGCACTTTTGTAATTTCTTACCTTCTGCAATAATCCTATAATATTAGAATTAGTATATTTATGATTATTGAATACTGTTATATTATTTCCATATCCTATTATTGATTTTATTTTATCTCCTACAACTGTGGTTCCAGTTATATTTATAGAATTTTCCGTTTTAGATTTTATTATTCCTCCTAACTCTCTTAGTAAATTTTTACTTAATTCACTATCGTCCGATTGAGCTAGCAATAGCAACTTTTTGGCAGCTGTTAATTCTGATACTCCTTCCAAATGTTCTCTAAATGGATGATTTGAATCTAGAATCTGCTCTACATAATTAGATAGGGTTCTATAAATAGGACTGTTTTTATTAGTAGATTCCTTACTTGCGTATTTAAATGCTAGAGTTTGGGATAAAGAAGATCCTGATTCCATAATTGATGGATTCAATAGAATAAAATCCCTTTTAGTTCCTATATAGGCTTTACTTAATTTAGTAGAGTCACTAAATAAAAAAGAATTATCAGTATAATTAAGAAGATTGGTAATAGCAGAAACTGCGCTAAAATCAGTAGACTGATTTATTCTAGATAATGTAGCAAGATTTAAACTAGTTGCATTACCTATAGCATAATCTCCAATATTGGTAGCTATTTGTTCTCCTTTAGCAATAATTTCATTTACATCTTGATCTACAGTATTTATAATATCGTCAATTTCCGATTGAAATCTTTTACTTCTAACTAAAGTCCCTAAAATACTATCTAGAGATGTGGACGAAATATCCACATCTCTAAAAGTATATTTTTTAGAACCTATTTGTATTTGTACACAACCTTTCTTACTCATCACAGGTTAATTTAATATCAAGTTTATTATCTGCAAACAAATTCATAAATTTAACATAGATATTATCTGCCTTAATTTTATATACTCTGGAAACTCCATCTCTAAAGAATAGAGAAGTAGGATTGTTTTCAATAAACAAATCCTGAACCTTCCCATCATGGTAAATAACTTTTTTACCAGCTACATATTGAACATCAAATCCACTACCAGTTTCACCTGCAAATCTAATAAGTAGATCGTCTTCGTCAATATTAATATCCATATTAGGAAGATTAGCTTCAAACTCCGTAAACTTAGAAATAATTGAGTTTTTTGGACTAGACTTAATAGCATCCTCAAAAATCCTGGTCATAGTATTTGGACCAAAACCATTGTTGCTGACAAGAAGATTATATGCGAAGAATAAGTCCTCTATTCTTACATTGTTATAAGTATCATCCTTAATAGAATTAAATCCAGAAACATAATCGTTAAATAGATTTTCATTCATCTCGCTAGATATGTTATTTAAGTCTATAGGAAGTTTGAGAAAATCCCTCACTCCAAAAGAAGTTTTAGTATAGCCAAACATCAAATCAGATAAAAATCTATTAGTGGGGTATTTGTTTTGCAACTCAGGTATGATATAGTTTTCCATGATTCTTTTAAATGAAGCTCTCCCAAATACATCATTTAATTGAAGCACTTCTTCCTCTCTTTTACTTGTTGATCCATCAGCATTATAATAAGGAAGTACTTCGCCAACCATAGGAATCTCAAAACTCAAATTATCAAAAAATTCACTAATAGTTACATCATCCACAAATCTCTTAATAACCCTCATTGTATCGGGCTTAATAGTCTTAACTATGCCCCTGTGAACTAACAGATCAGCCATTTTAGAAAACGTTCTATACTTATAACTAAAAGTATTAAGAATATCCTCATTCAATGCTAACGCTTGATACATTTTACTAAAGTGAGGTGATGATGAAATAGCAGCAAGTACATTAAATGTAGTTTTGCTTTTTTCATATAGATTAATTTGATGTTGTCTATATTCAGGATCTTTAATGAACTGAATTAAATCGAAATTCTTTCCAGTTTTAGATTTAATGAAATCTTCTCTTCTCTTAATAAAATTATAAAAATCATTTCTAAGAGTTTTTAGTCCCTGATTTAATCCACACCATTGAGAGTATTCAGAAATTTCATCTCCTCCTTCTACAAGGTTATTCAATAATTCAAGAGTATTATTTATATCACCTTTAATAGTAGCCAACTGATTTTTTCTGTTTATAGACTCTGTAAGGAATCTATTAACTAAGAAAGCAGTTTGCTTAAAATCCCTTCTATTAGCTACAAATCCTTCTTCTCCTAATTCATCTGCTATTTCTCTTAATTGCTCAATCTCATCTTGAGAAAGAACTCTACTAGCAGCAACAGAGAAATCTGATTCATGTTCAGTTATTTTATCAATTAAAGTATACAGATAATCGGAACCAGAATCCTTTATAAACTTCTTAAATTCAGCAGCCTTAGTAGGTATTTGGGAGTCTATTTTGGTGTTTAATACGTTTATTACACTATTAACAAAATCCTTTCCAACATAATCAGCAATATCAGCTCCTTCTTGGTAAAATTTTATAGCCCTGTTAATATTAGAATATTTACTTTCTTCGTTAAACAACGACCGTTGAGCTTTATTATTAACCAAAGAGATAACACTAGATGTCATAAACTTTGTAATGGTAGTAAATGGTACTCCAGAACTAATCAAGTAAATATATACCTTAGCCAAATCTCCAGAAGCGTTGATTTTTTTCAATACTAGCTCTTTAGCATTATCGGTAGAAATATTCAACATAACTCCCAAAGTTTCATAAACCTCTTCTTGTAAGCCTCCTTTCTTAATTTTGTCTACCAATTCTGAGATAGCAGAACCATCTGCTGCACTCAGATTTAAATTAGGTAAAGTAGGAGTAAACTTAATTTCAAATGGTTTACCTTCGCTATCATATGCTGTATAACTAGATGAGCCTTTAAGCTTTAACTCATATTTTTCTACGTTTGCTGTATCAGATAACTTAAGTAATTCCACTAGTAAGTTTAGGTGCTCCATAGACTTATCAAATTGTCTAAAGTCTTCCTTTCTAGCTTCTAAAACTAATTTAGCTTCTTCTTCAGATAATCCACTATTTATCAACTCAGATAAAGATAGTTCTTCAAGTCTAGACAGAACTACATCCAATTCAGGCTCTACTCCTAAATTCACAGAAATAGTTGCCAGGAAATTATCCAATGCTTGTTTAGCCATAGGAACAACTTTAGATAGATTGTCTTGATAGAAAACAAGTAAAGATGAAAACGCCTTAATTCCATTTGCAAAAGCTCCAATTGAAGATTTACCTACAGCATTTTCCTTTTGGGCAACCATTTTAGCACCAGGATTCTCATTTGATGATACTTCCCCAAATCTACCTGCTGTTGATTTAGAGGCCGCTTCACGAGCAGGGTCAATAGTTAATGTAGCAGTTTCAGCTAAGAAGTTTCTAGGATCAGCTCCTACTTTAAACATATTATTAAATATCTTATTCTTTACTCCTTCGTTTTTATTATATTGGAATTTATTATGAGTATTGATAATATTTAACAAATAGTCACTAGCTCCAGAAACTATGTTAGTTTCTTTTATTTTTTCTAACATTTCAGCTAATCTGTCCAAAAATACTGAATATTGTTTACCTTCGTATAAAGATTCTAAATCATTATACTCAGACACATCAATTCCCGATTCATCTACAGTATAAGTTTTTCCATTTGGTAGTGGAAGCTCTTTAGACTTATTAAATAAATCAGTAGTTTCCCACATAAAATAGGGAGACCAATTAATATATACTCCGTTATCACCTATACTAGAGTTCATGACATAGATCTTATCAATATCAAAGTCGGAACCCTCATATATCAACATTTCTATTGGAGTATATACGATATTAGTATCAGTGTCTATAAAAGAAGCTATCTTCATATTCATGAATGACTGCATAGACTGAGCAGGAATACGAGCAGCAATTACTTTTAAAGCTTCATTAAAAGATTGATTCATCATAAAAGCTCTCTTAGTATCCTCAGCTTCAGGATTTATCTTTGAGATATATTCAAAAGCTTCTTGATATGATTTAATGGGAACTTTTATTTTGTTCAAAGATCCATACAGTTTAAGAAGATTAGATAATCTCTTAAAATTTCTACTTAAAGTCTCCTCATCATTATATTCTTTATCAAAATTAGAGAAGTTAAAGTTGTTAGTATAGAAGCTTTCAGTATTCCATATATTCTTAATATCCTCATTGGAAAATCCCGTAACCATTTCTACAGTTTCTCCATCTGGAGTAGTAACATCATAGAAGGCCATATTTTTATTAACAGGGTATTTAATATCATCATTAATTCTCCTGATAAGGCCCTCATTTGCGGTTATTATTTGGTCCTGAATATTTTTTTCAGAAACAGTATATCCTGCGCTTCTAAGTTTCTTGATAATATTAGGATCATATGAGAAGTTTAACTTATAGTTATTTCCAACAAAATATAGATTATAAAACTTAGAATCAATTGGATTGCTCCTTCTTTCTCTTAACTTATTCTTAAAAAACTCCACATCAATATTACTAATAGTATCTCCAGGAGATAACAAGAATTTAGAAGCAAATGGTTTACCTACTGCTAATTCATTAGGAGTATATTCGGATGTAATAATATCAGCTTGAGCAGAACCGTTTCTATATTTAATTGGAACTGGATACTTACCAGATTGAATACTCTTCATATCCTCCTGGATGGCAACTTTAATATAGCTCTTTAATTTATCTATATTTCCCTCCTTTAAATAAGGAATCAAATCAACAGTTCTAGATTCTCCCTTATCATTGACAGTTAGATACTTAGCCTTAATAAGTTCATTAACCTCTATAAATACCTGATCCAAGTATTGGGGTTGCTCTAAGTTAAATTCTTTTACATACTGTTTCAGCTTACTAGATAACAAGACAGAATCCAAATCATAGATATCAAATGTAGAATCCTCTACATTTACTTGATCTGGATTAACAGTAACTACATAATTTTGTGCTCTTAGATTTCTACCTTTTGAGGCAAGTTTCTTTACAGTTTGACCTCTCATAGATTTTACTTCTTCCAAAGTGATACTAGGAGTATTACCAAACGTAGTTACTAACGTTCCTACTTGTACTGCTTGACCATTTAATTCAATCCAATCTCCGCACCTTATTTGGGATACTGGAACTTCTACATCTAGAGATGTTAACGTCTTCTTAATATTAGATGTTCCATTTTTTTCCGCTATCCTAGAAAAATCCTGCTCAGTAATAACATTACCATTATAGTCATACACAGAATATAAATCAAAACAAGGAGTCATAACTCCAGTAAATCCAGAGAACTTACGTTTAATTATATCTTTATTAAATCCGTTTCTGAAATTAGTTTCAAACATTCCTAATAGGTTATTATCATCAAAAGGAATGGGTTGAGTAATTATGTTACTTTTTGCTAGCTCTTCTTGGATTCTATCCAAATAAGCAGATGCAATACTAATTCTATCTTCTGAATCATTAAATACTCTACACAGTGCTCTACCTAGAATGGTGTTAAGTTCTTGCCTTCCTACTTCTGTATTAATATCCCATTTCCTATACAGATCGAGTCTATCTGAAATAGTTTGTCCAATATCAGACAAGATTTTGATAGCGATATCATGAGTATATGAACCTTGTTCCAAAGCAGAAATAACTTGAGTCATTTCGGATACTTGCTCATTTTCCACATCATGTTCCGCCGTTAATTGAATAATTAAGTATGCTGGATCAAACTCAGATGATAAAAGAGGACTATCAAAATATTCAAACAAATCATGTCCAGTGGCATCAACTACTTTAGTATCAGGAATTGATTCTAAATAAGTATTTAAAGCCTCATCTAAATTATGTTTCCACTCTCTAGCATTAGCATCATCAGTTCCTCCCCTCTGCCTATTTCTTTCAATGAAATTTTCTTCTGACATAGTATAGATTTCATCAATTACTATTTCATCAGAATTATTTATAGCGTCCAGTAAAGATAAATCGGAAAAGAATATAGGAACATTTAAATCAAGATTCTCTTCTAATAAATTAAGTAAAAACTCTTGATAAGCTGGGTCTCTTCTTTTCTTAAATTGTTGAGTAGTTTCTCCTTCTAGCTTATTTTTTGCAATATAATTCTTTATTTTGTCTCTATTATAATCGTCGAAACTAATAAGATTATATCCCATTTTAGAAGCAACAGTTTTTCCTAAAGTTGGGTGTCCAAAAATAACTCTACTATTAGGATTAATTCTTTCCTGAGTAGAATTAAAGTATAAGCTTGCAGGATTAGGATTTACTATACCGTTTTTAACTCCAGAAGCATTAGCTAAGTAATGGATATCAGAATATTTCATTGGTTGATAGTAAGTTCTCCCTCCTTCTATTTTTAAGTGCTTCTCAGGGATAAGCTTATTACTATACTGAGGAACATCTCTAATATCCTTAATTTTAGATATTTCTGCTAATTTAGGATTACTTAGACGTCCAAATTTAACTAAATCATTATATTCTGCTATTTCATCACTATCTTCATAGATATTCACATCATTAGCAATTCTAGCTACTTGGTGTATAGAATCTTCACTAGGCTCTAGTTTACCATTAGATAGTGAACAAGAATATGCCCCACCAAATGCTTTCCAAATATCATAATTACTATTTAAGTGCAGAATTTTAGTTTCAGTCTCAGAACCGATAATATTTCCTCTACTGTCTACCTCTATTACTTGGGCTTTATAAATATTATCTACCTTTCCATTTACTACATCAGTTGATACCTTTTCTAAACTAGTTAACTCAAAATACCTATTCAAATCTAATTCTGGGTCTATATAATACACAGATTGAAAATAGGGAGATATATCTAAATTAGGTATAACCCAAGGTCTGTCAGACATATTTTTCAACATAGTAGCCTTATTAACCTTACTTGTTTCAGAGCTGCGGATACTAGAATTAGTAATAGAGAATGTAGCACATTTAAATAAAGTAGAGGCCCCATATTTACTTAAACTAGAGTATCCTAAAGGCTTTTCATGAACAGAACTATGAGTCAACTCAGGAGAAGAATTTTGAAACCAAATAGAGAAAAACGGATTGGTATGAATAGCACCATCTTGTGTGGTAGCGTCCTCATTATTCCCTGTTAAACTCATATTTGGGGCTGTTAAATCATCTATAACAGATATATTGAGATATTGAGGAATACCGTCTTTCTTATTTTTTATCAAAGTATGTCCAGTACCACCATAAATAACTCCACGCTTACTAAATGCCACAGTTCTATTAGCTTCTTCTATTTTAATAGATTTAGAGTCGATACCAGTAGCTTGTACTTTAGTAGGATGTAAAAATGGAAGTCCTACAGTCGCTAGATTATAATTATTGCTCACAATATTATCTAATCTTTGGAACTTGTACAGTTCAGGATTCAATACTACAGTTATACCTAAATCTTTTTCGGCACTATATAAGGGCATAGCTGCATTTTTGATTAACTTACCACTTTTATCAAATGCTAGATAACCCCTTAATTCCTTAGTAGATTTATTAACCCAAATGTCTTCGTAGGTAGAACCATTTTTAGTTAATTCTTTAACTACAGATTCTGGCAGTCTATCAGATAAATACTTTGTCTGGTCCTCGAACTTATTGTAACCAGAGGTAATAATTTTATTTTCTAAACCATTAGCTAAAACAGTACTTAGTCTAACACCTCCACTTCTTAAAGTCTCTGCATATAATGTTTCCTCAATTCTATTTTTTTCGTTAAATATATCTCTATTATTAGAGGTATATCTTTTAAATTCAAAAGCTAATAAATTATTAAAGATGTACTTGCCAGCTTTTTTATTCCAAGTAAAATGAATTTCTGGTATAATTGATATATCTTCTCCCTTAGATTGAAGAAGTTTTATAGCTACATAAATATCATTCTTTGATAATTTATTTACTAGAGGTTCATATTCTTCCCATTTATTATAATTAGCTTCCGGATATTTTTTTGGATATAAAGAATGTAAAGCTCCAAAGAATTTTTTATAATCTTCAACTATGGTCTTTTTTAGATTAATCATTTGACTTCTCATAGATTCATAGTAGAGATTGTCCAACTCGTCAGTGCTTAATTCAGAAAAGGATTTATCGTTAATTATGGTTTCTCCATCAATATTAACATAAGTGAACTTCTCATCAGTCCTGATAGCTTTAGCTTGAATTTTGCCTTTATCAGCATAAACAGCAGGCTGAATAGACACAAACTTCTTTTTATTAGCAAAATATCCTGATACAATACCATCGTATATAAGTTCTGCATCACTCATATTTTTTATTTGCTGGGAATCTCCATCGTATCCAATAAATTCTGTTTTAAAGGTATTTCTCATCATACCGTAGATCTTATTATTCATAAATAAGTTATGTCTAAGGGTATGATTGGGGTTTTCCACTACTTGTTTAAATAAGTTTCTAAACAGATATTTATCGCCTTCACTTAAGGAAGTTAATCCAAATTTCGGAAGAGAAGCACCTTCGGAATTTTTTACATTACTTTGAGTGGAATCTTTACTAATATAAGACTTAGCTCTAGCCAATACTTCAACTGCATCTAATGCTCCGTTGAATCCATCAACTCTAACTGCCCCTAAATCATTACTAAACCAAGACCTAGTGTTGTCTGAAAATGTTCCATCTATTACTTTTCCAGAGGCTATATTATAGGTAATGTTACTACCCAATTTGTTTGACAGGAAAATATTAGAAGCTAAATTTAGCAATTTAAATACACTAGATGGAGAAGACTCATTAGCTATAAGTAATCCAGCATAAAAATCCTTATCAAATCTTTGTTTAAAAACATCATTGAAAAATTCTACATACCCTGGATTAGAAAACTTAGCAATTACACTTTTTACATTAGAGGGAGTATTATTTTTGTTGAAATTTATAACATAATTGTCTTCTCCTATCTTAAAAGATAAAGATTGTATTTTACCATTAGTAGTGTTGAATACTACATTATATTTTTCAACAAGGCTTGAGTAATCATCTTTGATAGCATGAAGAATCAAGTTTCTAGATACATCACTTTTTGTCTTAGTTAAATTGGTGCTAGACAATAAGGCTGTTTTATATGTTTCTTCCTCTTCGTCCCATATAGTTTGAGTATACTCCATAGAAGCATTTTTGTTAATATGATTAACAATCATAGAATATAAATTATTCTTTGTACTTCTAGTATTAGCTGTATTTTTAGAATATAAACTAATATCTTTTGGACCAAATACATTATTATAAACGGTATAAAATGTATTTAACAAGATAGTATCATTTCCAGTAAAATAATTTCTAGGATTTTTATAAATTTCATCCATAGTAGCCTTAAGAGCCTCTCCAGGATACTCTCTTAACATTTTACTATAATTAGGATTTTTATCTTTGATAATTCTAATAAGATTATTAAAATCTCTAAATAAAATAGAATTACCAGTTAGTACACCTTTAGCATTAATTTCTGGAAGTGATGAAATATATTGCTGAACCGATTTATTAGTATGAATACCAATGGAAGATGCTTCAAATGAATCATCCCATCTTTGTTTTACATGGAGCGATCCAGCTTTATATTTTGATCCTCTAGAAAATAGTTCTTTGCTGTTTACCTGAATAGGATCAATTACAATGATCCCATTAGCATATTTTTGAATAGCAGAATCAAAATTAGTAAGCAATAAATATTTATTAAACTCTCCACGAATACCTTTAGAAGGAAAATCATATTTGCCCTCATCCAAGTAAGAATAAAAATTCAGTCTAGCAGCATTAACTAAATCATTATAAGCAGCCTCATTAAATTTAATTCCATCATAGATATTCTTGGGTTCAATATTTAGATATTCTGCTAATGATACAGCTAGATCATTTTGTAAATCTAATAGAGATGCATTTAAATTATACTCTGTAGCTACTTCATCTCCAGTAACAGGGTTAACTGCACTTGAATTTACAAGAACATTCTGTGCCCATTTGGAGAATGCTCCTCTATCTGTACTTTTAGAAAAGATAGAATCCAATCCAGAAGATATTCTAGGAAACTCCTGGTATTCTCCAGAATTGTATTTTGTATTATCTAAAGAGGAACGAGAGGGTGTACTCTCGTTCCAATATTTAGTTATTTTATCATCTAAATCGTTTGTATTAAGTTCGACCTCATCCTCCTCTGCTGATTCGATTATTGCCTCAGTTAGGATAGACAATACCTTATCATTTATAGGAAGCTTTCCTTCGTTAGTTTGGGATTTAATAGTTTTTACTAACTCCTTTAATTCTAGATCATTGTACTCTTCAATTTCCAGATTAAGAATAGCATCAATTACTAAATCGCTAGTTAAAATGTTACAACTTTTACTCATATATTAACATTTAGATTTATTATCTTTATTAAACAAGTTTTCTATTGCTCTTTTTCCTTTTGGCCCAACTTTTTTATCTGTTATTTTCCTTATATATTCCGTTAATAGTTCTACTTTGTCATTTATATTAGGAGTACTATTAACTGTTAATATCAGATTACTTACATCTTCTGTAATAGTTGTCTTAAAGGACTTTTGTAAGAGCTTATCTAGATCACTAGTAGTTATATTTTTAGTAGAATCAGTAATAGGAACGGTTGCATTAGTTTCTGAAAGTATAGTCTTAGAAAGTCTAATGTTTCCAGTCTTATCTAAATTTATCTTTATTGCTATTCCTCCATTTTCTGATTTAATCATTATAGAATCATCTTGGTATACAAAATTCAAGTTATCATCTGCTAATGAATTTAAAATATCAGGATTAATGGAAGAATTTAATAGGAAATTCTTATTTAAATCAGTTCTAATAGAAGATAACTGATTGTTTTTCCATTGCAAAGATACCAATTTAGGAGAACTATCCCAAACTAATTTCTTAATACGTTGATAATTATTATTTATATATGTATTTAGATTCTCATTTAGAACATCATTTGTCCATGATTGTTCTATTTGGAATTTACTTGTAATCTCATTAAATTGACTTATTAATTCAGGATCTATATTAGCTTTTAATTCATCTAATTTTTTAGAGTATAGTTCTTGTATATCGGTGTTAAGCTCATTAGTATTTGAATTTACTTCTATAGAGCTATAAGGTATAAATGCCCTTCTCGGTAACACTTGACGATACATATAAACTTTGTCCTTTGTAGCTGCTGCTTTAATATATCCTTCAATATATTTAGCTTCTACATCTCTTCCTTGTGTTAAGATCCCATTGTCAAATAGACCAGAGGCTTCTAAGGAAGTTCTAAATAAGTCTTGTTTTTCTCCTTCTAATTTACTAAAAAACTCTACTAACTTTAAGTCTTTAATAGTATAAAATAACAAATTAGAGGAAAATAAATCAGACACACTTTCAAGTGTCCTGCCAGAGAATGTATCAGATATTTTAGATAAGGATTCAAACATAGTTTGAGCCTTTTCTGACAATGCCTGCTCTCCAGTTATATTAGGGTTTGGACTAATTAAATTTGAGTCCTTGTATAAACTACTTTCAGGATTAGATAATTCCTTGAACAGAGTTATTAATTTTCTATCTTTAAATTTGTTAATAAATTTTATTTCTAGATCATTGAACTTAGGAATACTAATTTCATCTAGTAATTGATCTAGAGCAGGTATATCAGCTTTATTTATAGCTCTTTGATAATTAGTTAAAGATGCTTCACTGATAACCATTTCCTTACTTTCAGCAGGAATCTTTTCTGCGAATAAAGCCAATATGGACCTAAGTAACCTATTATTTTCTTTAGTAGATTCTAATGGCTTCTTTATAATTTTTCTATAAGTTCCTCCTATTTTATCAGCTTCTTTGTTAAATTCTTCTGCCTCTTTATTGTATTCTTCTATAGATTTGTTATACTCATTTAAAGCATTTTCATTCTCCAATAAATATTGAAGTTTATACATAGAAGCTATCAATCTAGGGGCTAAAGCAGTAGGAACAAATTTCCTTAGTTTAAAATAATCAGTTTTATGATTTTTACTGCTTTCCAGCAAAGTATTTAATTGACTAAAGAAATCATTGTATGAATAAGGAATTATAGATACTTTTCTTTTTTGTATATCGAATATTTCTGAGCCATAGGAATTTAACATCTCAGATTCAGTTATTCCTGGAGTATCAGAAACTAAAACATATGGAGTTCCTTTGAAAGAACCTTCAGATTCAAAATAAATATTAGAAATAGTTAGTTCTGGATTAAGAGACTGTAACTTTTCCAATGTCAATCCATACTCATTTGTTTCGGATGAAGATATTAATCCTCTTACTTGTATATTATCAAAATTTAAGTTTAAATATTTGGGGTTGGGATAGTCTCCATTTATTAATTTCTTAAATTCTGAGTTTCCTATATTACTATCTTCAGAAATATCAGCTACTGTGATATCATAAGTTTGCCCGTCTAATCCTGTTAATTGTAATACAATTCTAGAAAAGTTTTTGGAAGTTCTATTATAGTTTAAATTGTCCAACTGATAATCAGTATCAGCATTTAGTTTAGATATTTTAAGCTTTAACTGACCTTTTTCTAGTATGTCCATCATGCCTAAGAAGTTATTTCTATCCCCTGTTAGTAATTCAGTGAATTTACTAAATACATTGATGTAATTAGTACCTTCCTTTAATTGCCTTAAGAAATTTTCCTTGTCTTCTGCATAACTAAATCTCTTCATTATAGACCAAGCTTTATACTCTGGGGTAGAAATTATCTCATCTTTAGACATAGGAGAAGTTAATACAAGATTCAAGTCTTCCCTATTAGAATTTGGAGTAAAGGTATTCTCTCCAGTTCTAGACAATCCTATATGCTTAGATGAGAAGTAAATAGCAAGATTTTCCTTTTTAAATTCTGGAGTATCGTCTTCTTTAGTTACTTCTTTTTCTCTTTCTACAAGGTTCTTTTCTATAGCTGTTATGTTCTTAGGTTTATCTGGTTCATTAGCCTCCATTTTTTCTAAATCAGAATTAATTGTTTCTGTATTAGAATTAGTACTTCTTTTGTAAATAGAAGATATAACTTCCTTATAATTATTAATATCAGATTGTTGTAATCCAGAATCACTAGAGTACCCCATCCTAATACTGCCTGCTATTGGGACATTATTACCTTCCATTATAATTATAGAGCCATCAGAAGATCTAGTAATATGGGTATAAAAAGCCCTAAGAGTTCCTAAGAAAGAGTCATTAATTTGAGTGTCATTAGACCCTCTTACTTTATCATATTTAACATCTACTACTACGTATTTAAATTCTGAACCCTGAACGTCATCTGCTTGCTTAATATTAATTTTATCAGGAAACTCTTCGATTAATCTTTGGAATAAATCTAAAGTACTAGATTTAGACTTATTAGTTATAAGAGTTATTTTTTCCTTTTCTCCTAGACTAGATATTAAATTTCTAATCTCTGGTTCAGAAATTGAATTAACGGTCTTGTCTCCCTGTAACTTATTGTTGCCTTCATAGTACTTTAAGTAAGTTTCCTTACTTAATATTTGGTATCTATCTGATAGATTTACATTTATTTTAGCTAATCTACTGTTATTTATATCTTCTAGAGATGTTCTTAATATAGTGGACAAAATAGATAAGTTATCTTGTTTATGCCCATTAGCAGCTCTTACAGACATCATTAAGGAAGGGGCAGAATATACTATACCAGAAACATAGTTCGGAGAACCATCCACTTTAAATCCTTCTTGTTTAGTATCTCCTAATCCAACTATTCTTAAATTAGGTATTTTGGTTAATAAATCCATTTCATAAGAACTAAAATGAGTATATTCGTCTATAAAAACATATACTGGTTCTTTATATTGATGGACTAATTCATTAATATTGGGAATAGGATTTAATATTAATCCATTTCCATATGTTCTATTTCCATATGATGCTGTAATTTTGTCATAAAATTCTTTACCCTTGTTAGTTAATACCTCATTGAACAAATCACTTTTAGAATATCCTTTGGCTTCACCAAGTAAAGAAGATAGTTTATCAGCCTGATCAGAATTTGGTGCTGCTGCTATTATTTTTGCATCCGGATTTTTCTCTTTTATCAGTTGTTTAATAAAATAAGCTACACTAGTAGTTTTTCCAGAGCCTGGATCTCCATTAATAATAGTTATATTTTTAAATAAAATATTACCTAATTCTCTTTCATTTAATTCCGATTTTCTATCAATAAACTTATTGATTAGGTCTGGATTTTCCTCCATAGCCATAGCCATAGAAATACTAAGATATTGTCCAAAGAATGGAGCATAAACGTTATCTCCATCTAGTACTTTTAAGAACCTTTTCTTTAGATCCTTTTGGTTAATAGAAAATATAGACATAAGAAAATTCCCAATGAACTCTGGAGACATATCGTCAATAGTGCTATTCCTATTTATTTTAGTCTCAAAATTCTTTAAATAATCTAATCCTACTTTTCCATTACCTTTAATAGAAGCTATAGAATCAATTAATTCATTTTTAGCTTCAGCAGAAAGATTATTAAATTTATTATAATAATACTCCTGCATTTCTGTAAATATAGAATCTATTCTAGCCAATGTATTTTCATCATCAGCATCTTTGAAATTGTTTTTAGATAAATTAGAGAAAAATTGTTCAGAATCAGTAAATTTAAAATCAAAGAAAGGATTTCCATTTACTTCTAGTACCCCTCCGAATATAGACTTATTTTCTTCTGTGTCTGATAAAGCATATATAATATTAGCCTCATTTCTAGCTAAAGAAATAGAACTTTCTTTTAATTTGCTAACAGTATTATTTGAACTTAGGTCTAATAGATAAGAGATATCCCCGCTCAGTCTATTTAAATCTTTCATCCAAATGATAGCTGCATTTGAATCAACTATTGGTATTTCTGGAAGGTTGGATTTTTTTCTGGCATTGTTTACTATATCTATCATACTTCCAAATTCACTTTCATTGTCTCCTTCAGAGTATTTGAGAATAGATTTGGCCATAGAGATAACTCCTAATGCAGCCCTTAATTGACCTTCCGTTATCCTATTTTTTATAGAATAATCAGCAAGATTATTAAGAGATCCAAACACTTTTTCCTCTTCATTTATAATAGAAAATACGTTTTCTCCAGTTAGTTCTTTAGATAATGTTTCTAACATTTTCCTTAGAGGAGAATCGGATACTGTTTTTTCTTTTACTTGATTTAGTGAAGAAGCTACTTCCTGTAATATTGATATATTAGGGTTCAACTCTAAGGAAGACATAAGTACCTCCTCTATAATTTTAGACATAGATCCACTTTTGGAATTATATCCTTGATAATCATTGTCTGGAAGTAACCCGCCTATTATTTTGGTAGAAGAATCTACAGACCCAGAGAATACATCATTTATGATGGATTTTAAGTCTAAATCAGATAATTGTACTCCAATTTCTTCTATAGGTTCTTCAGCGTCTTCATCCATTAAGTTATATGTTCCATCAGGATTTTTAGTTATATCTACTATGCCAGAACCATCATTAAATTGAGGAAATTTTTCTAGTATAGTGGGAGACTTAAATGAATCCAAAGTAAGAGTTTGTCCAGATTCTAATTCTAATTTAATTCTTTCTAATATAGTTCCAGAATAATCATTAAAATTAAACTTATTGAAATAATCAAAAGTTCTCTTTAACTTGTCTACAACTTCTGAATCTATTGTAGAATTAGAAGCAATTATATTACTTAATAATTCAGAATATCTAAGTAAAGTAGATTCTGGAGCTGCCAATAAAGTGGTATCAACTCCTAAACTAACATTACTAGTGAGTGCTCCTACTTTATTTAATTCATTTTCTGTCCAATTGATCAATTCATCTTGAATAAATAGATCAGCCGCAATTCTTTTTTGCTCTTCTGTTTCTAGCTCATTATTTTTATCAAGATTATTGGATTCAATAAAGGCATCTAAATTTGCATCTCTGGCTGATTCTAATGCAGATTTGAAGGATTCTATTTTTTCTTTTGGGAGATATGTTTTTATTAAATCCTCTTGTATTTTATCCAAAGAATCTTGATAAACTTTTCTATTTTGTAGATTTTCTGATTGTAAAGATATATTTTGAATATCGTTTAATACTTTGTCTCTAAAGAATTTGAAAGTATTAAATGCTGTATCTTCTTTATTGGCATCGTTAGATATTTTAACCTTATATAAGTTATTAAGTTCTTCCTGTTCTTCTGGAGACATAGTAGCATAATTCTTACCTCTACTCATAGCAAAGGTGTATATATCTAGATCATTTTTAAATGCACCACTAACTCCTCTATTAAGAAGAAATGCCATTTTTTCTACATAATCAGCTGCTCTTTCTCCGTTTATTAACCTTTCATATTCTGACTTAGCCTCATTGTAAGCATCCATATCTGTCTTACTTGGAGATTCCCCATCTTTAGTACTAGATATTTTGGCTTTGGCTTGGACTAGACTAGTTACTATGTTATTAAAGTCAGTAGCTATATTTTGTAATATACTATATGATTGATTAGCTAACTCTCTAGCTCTAAAATCACGGCCTAATGCGGTATTTAGAATGTTATTTTTATCTACTTTACCTATTTCAGAATTTATAGCATTATCTATGGAATCTACTATAGATAACATAGTTTTCTTCATTATAGCGTCCTGGGAGTCCTCGTAACTATTAGCTTTCTTAAAATATGTAGTTCCATCTGGAGCAGTTTCTAATTGGGCAGATAAAGTTTTAGAGCCATAATCAGTATTCTCTATGATTTTCTTTATAGCAGATACTGGATTATTAGATACGATTTTTATTAAATTGCTTAAATCCTCTTTAGGTAATTCTGATACAGCACTGTTTCCACTAATTAATGATTCCCATTTTCTTATACCAGTAAAAACAGCTGAACCCATAGCTCCACCTGCTGCTGACATTAAATACCTTTCTAAAGGATTAGTATTGAAGTAATTATATGTATCAGAACTCTCATGTAGTCCTAGTTTTTCTAAGGCCGAATTTATTGCAGAAGCTGATATTAAAGCAGCATCTTGTAAAAATTCTTCAGAAGTTTCTTCTATAGATTCTTTAAGCATATCTGCTTTTAAAGTATTTGGCCCTGTAATAATGTCTTTGAATTTTTTAGCAAATTCAGATCCATATTTTCTTATAGCATTATACGTAACTGATTTTGATTTTTCTTCAGCTACTTCAGATGCCAGTTTTCCTAAACCTTCAGACATTTCTCCAGCCAGTTTTTTTGTAACTGGTTTTACAGCTGCTCCTAACTCATCAAGACCTAATCCTGAAAGAGCTATCTCTCCTAAACTAGTATTAAATAATTTGTTAAATCCATAGGCTGTTCCAAGTAAGCCAATAGCAGTAGTTGTTTCATCAAATCCATTTTCTTTAAATGTATCATATACTCCCTGAGATTGAGTAACAACCATATACAATTTTGAGGCATCAGAAGCTCTCTTATTCAGCTGCATCATACTGTTGTAATTGTCTAATAATCTCTTCTCAGACAATAAACTGGTGGCAGATATATCTCCGTCAGCTAATGCTTTAGATATATTTTTTCCATATTTCTTTAAGTATGAGTCTCCATGCTCATTTATAAAATCCTTAAGTATTTTAGTATCGGATTTATTCCATTTCAAGAATTTGGGTATTTGAGCTATGGCTCTTTGTTGGAACAGCTGAGAAGCAACAGAAGATAGCATATTAGTTCCCTGTTCAAAATATCCATTTTCATCAGATGCAGAGCTGTCAAACCTTCTCATGAAAGCACCATACATATTAAATGCATTCCATAATCTGTTATTTGTATAGTTAGGATCAAGCATTTCGGTGCCAGCTTTACCAAATGTAGATAAAGCATCAGATAACAGTACTCCAGCCATTAAATAGCCGTAAGCTGTATTAACTCCTGGTATCAATAAAGGGGCCATTATAGCAGCTGTTTTGGCTATTTGTCCTCCTATACTTTTACTCACTCCGTCAGAATCAAATGGATCAAATTTATTCCAAAATGTTCCATCTACAGTTAAAGTATCCCATTGTTTTAGAAAGCTTTTTCCAGGAGCATCTCTACCTCCTAATGTTTCATAATAGAAATTGCCATCCTCGTCTATTTTATGCTCTCCCTTTTTATGTTCTACAGTTTGATTTGTAAATGGGTCTATATGTGTACCATCTTCCTCCCAAACAGCTTCTACTAAAGGCTCCAATCCTAAAAAGTCAAATAGACCTCTTTTGTCATCATCGTTAGGAGTATATCCAAGAGATTTTCCAGTTCTCCAATCTCTTACTTCAGCGTTTTGCATAGCTTCCCTTCTACTAAGAGATCCCTCAGTAGTTCTGAATATACCAGAAAGTCCTTGTTTATATTGTGTAGGATTAGCTACTTTTTTTAAATAAACCTCACCAGTAAGTCTATTCCTCTTTCTCATATCATCTAAATCATAGTCCTTTGCAAATGCTTGAAGTTCCTGATCCTGCATTACATAGTTACTGTACATTTTAGATACATTTTTATAAAACTTGTCAAAATTAGACTCATTAAATGTTCCATTGCTGTCAGTAAACATCTGCTTTATCTCTGGTATATCTTTATAATAATCCGCCTCTTTAAGAGTTAGGCTTGATTCTGTAATACCAGCTAAAGCCAAATCTTCATTGCTTTTTTCTGGATTGTGTATAACTAAATCAAGCCAATCTATATTTTCATTCATTAATAACCACTTAGTTTTATGTCATTCTTCCTTAAATCTAAGTCCATATTTAGTGCTGAGTTCATACTCTTGGGAACATTAATTCCAGATAAATAAGACTGAGATGTTCTAATATCTGAAGCCTCTATAAAGAATGTTCCAGAATAAATATTATCTCCATGACCAAACCATAGGAAAGTGTCGTTGTCTACTTCATTTTCTCCATCTTTACCTGAAATTAACTTATTCATATAGGCATTTATTTGATCATAATTATTAGTTTCTTCAACATATGGATTATCTTCTCCAAATTTTATCTTAGAAGCTCCTCCATCTGCTGCTATAGCATTTACCATATAATATGGCCTTACCAAACCATTTTGAACTAATAATCTAGGATTATCATATATTCCGTAATAATCTTCAGCTCCATGCCTTTTATATATTTCTCTCTGGTCTTTTTCTGGAACTACAGCTCTGCCACCACTTCTCTTGATTTCTTTCTCAGCATCTTCTATACCTTTCAGTGCTTCTAAATCTGGTTTAGTAGAACCGTCAGGAAGTGTTTTAACTGGTAAATAAGCACCAACAACCTCTCCTCCTTGGAATCCTATTCTATCCAAATCCATAGGATCAACTTTTTTATTACCAAACCACATAGAATTTTTGTATCCAGTAGATAGAGTACTATCCTCTATTACCTTATCCATTCTAGATTGACCTACAGTTTTTGTTCCATCATAAGTCTTTAAAGCTGGAAGAACTATAGCAGGAGTTTGGAAAGTATATGTACCTCCTGTGTTTATTTGGTAAAGTCTGGTGTTATCAGGAGAATTGAATCCATCCCATATTTCTCTATCTTGAGTTACATCTATAGTAGATTTTCCGTCTCCTTCTGATTTATCCTTGGACAAGGTAGATTCATAATCCACTTTAAAAGAATTTTTAGAGTCTATTTTAGACTTAATTAAACTAGTTAAAACTTGTCTAGACCCTTCATTAGGATCTAATCCATTTATTGCTGCTTTAGCCCTGATGTAATTTTTAGCGTTTTCTGGCAATGTAGAATATAAATAATCTAATGCAGCAGTAGCCTGTTCAACATTAGATTCCTCCTCTCTAGATATTTTATACACACCATCAGAAGTTATAGCGGCCCTTACTCTGGGGTTGTCTATTAGCTGATTCATTCCATTCATTAATTTCTCCCCTCTAGAAGATACATATTCTGAGGAAGATGATATAGATTTACCTAAATCGGATATAACTAAGTTTATGTACTTTTGAATATCTTCTTGCCCTATACCATTATTCAATACATTAAATATGTCACTATTAAAAGCTAAGTTGGGATTAATAGCTCTTAAATGAGCTAAATCTCCGTTAGTAACAGCTTTATATAACCCTTGATTGGAATAATATTCATCAGGAGAAACTTGTGATAATTCACCAGTTTCCATGTTTTGTACTACCATTCTACCAACATTAGAAATGGCTACATCAGATAATCCCCCATTTTCTGTTAATCTTTTTATATTAGAATCATATAATTCTTTATTATATTTTATTTTGTTTATGTTACTTATAATACCTAAATACTGACTACTAAGCAAAGACGGATCAATACTTCCACTCATTCTAAATGTGGGATCATTATATAATTGATTCATTGATTTAGTAAATGCTTCTACATCGCTCGGTAATCCTTGTTCCATTAGAAGTTTAACCATTTCTTTGGATAATAAACCATCATCATTTTGTCCAGATGATTTAGAAGATCCAGTGGTATCTTCAGTTGATGGAGCTACTGGAGTTGTAGGTATAGGAGACCAACTTACAAAAGGAGGAGCAGCTCCTCCTTGTTGTAGTTTTCGTATATTTGAATTAATCTTCATAGTCGTTAATTATAGGTGGAATACACTTTGGAACATCTTTATTTATATATTTTAATTCTTCATCTGTAAAGATAATGCGGAATGTAGAACATAACATTTCTACAGGAACTCCAAATTTATTACGAAAATCATTGATTAATGTTATAAATTTATCTATATTTCCTATTTCTTTAATAAAATCATTAAAAAGAATAGGTTTAGCATAATATATAAAATAATTTCTTCTAAAATTAATATCTTTTATATGAAAACATAGGTTATCTTCCCATCTAAAGATTTGATCAGAAGCTTCTTGTATTTTACTGGTTGTTACCTTTTCTTTTACTAATATCATTCTATTTTACCTCCATTTTTCAAAGAATTTTCCGTAATCCATTTAGCCGCTTTTTGGAAATCAGTAATAGAGAAGAAAAATTCACCCATATTGTTATTAATTCCTGTATCTTTTATATAATTTTGATAAGCATATTCCAACATTTCTGGAGTAACCTCCTGATTACTTTTGGTTAACCCAAAATAATTTTTTATTTGGGAACCTCTCTGAGATAACTCTGTCCAGTTATTTTTTGTAAAATAATTTGAACGACCGCTATATTTTAAGTTACCAAAACCTTCTATTTCCTTTTTAATTTGGTTATTAGTTACAGCATGGCCAGCTTCATGAGCTATAACTGCTTGTCTATTATTCTTATTAAATAGTTTAGCAACTTCATTTTTATCCATTACAGTAAACCTAGTTTCTGGCCTGTTTAGTTTCTGTCTAGAGCCTAAAGGGGATTGTGGTTTTTGAACTCCAAATTTTGCATTTAATTTTTTTCCTAAAAGTTCTAGTTTTTCCGTATCTCTATAGTCTATAGGATGAAATTGTCTTTCAATAAATTCCTTATCATAAAGGAATATCTTTATATTTGTCCCATCCACCATTTTCAACCCTTTTTTTAAAATATTGTTTAGCTTGTTCTACAGGAGCATTTGGTTTGGCATAAGAAGGCAAATTTAATTCTACATTTTTAAAAATATTCGATTTCCATTTATAATGAAAAACTTTTGATGGAAGAATTTTTTCTCCTAAAACTCCAACTGCATCGTCTACTACTTTTAAAGTTTTAGTAAACAACTTAGATAAACCTAAACCACTAAGTACATCAAACTCTATATTAGTAGGTTCAATTCTTCCAGAAATTTTTTCGGCATAAGCTTTAGCATGAGGATTAGTATAATTTCCTTCTTTATATTCCTGCTCTCCTTCGTAGTAATTAGGCACAAATGGAGCTTTCCATTTAGGAAGCTCCGCAGTACCTACATCTACTTTAGTATTATCAGATTTTTGAATTAGATCATCTTTTTTCATAAAGTCATAGATTTTATTATAAGCTCCTTAGTAAGTCCAGACAGGGACATAATAAGTTTGTTATTTTCTTTTTGAGAGTCAGATATCATTTTATGAAATAGTTTGCGATCATTGATAAGGCTTTTATTAAAATCCTTAGTTCTCTCCAACATAGATTTTTCTTTATATGTTAGATGCCCTCCAGACTTATATACAAATAAAAAAGGATTATATTTGTATGTATTTCTCCTAGCCGTTATCATTCCAGTTCTGTATCTATCCATTGCTTTTGAAGCAGCAGTATTATATGCCTTCATAGCAGATACATATTCTGGAGAGGTTGCCCATCCAGCTTCATTATTTCCTTCCTTAGCTAAATATGCAGCTTTGCTGTTATTCAGAGCTGTTTGAGCTGATCTTAAAGCATTTTCATACTCTGTCCCTCTTGCATATTGACTTTCTTGATAATCTAACTCATTGTTTAGTTTCCTATTTTCTGCTATTTTCATCTCTTTATCCATCAACCACGGAGCTATAGCTTGCTGCCAATTGGCCGATCTACGTTGGGCTTCTATATTAGCTTTAGCTTGTTTAATTCCTAACATTGAAGCTCTATTTCTATTAGAAACATCTACTCTAGCAGCAGCATTTTGTTCAGCAGCTTGTCTAGCTTCTGCTGTAGATTTGTCAATAGCTTGTTTGTCAGCAAAATAACCTTTAGTTCTATATTCTCCTGCTCTATTATTAAAATCTAAAGCTTGTCCTAGAGCTAAATTAGCATCGGAAGTTATAGGTCTAGACCCCAATCTACTGGCTTCTGCTCCTAAATTTTCCATATAATTTCTGGTAACTAAATCACCCACTACTTGTCTTCTTATTTGTAAAGGGTCTAGTAGTAATGGAGATAAGGAGTTTTTCAATCCTCTAGCTATAGCATTATTAGTAGCTATTGTTCCTAATAATCTTCCAGTACCTATTACATCATCCCATCTTATAGATGCAGTATTTCTTTTCTTAGGGCCTATTAATCCAGGACTACCAGTATTTGGACTAATACCAGTTAATTCTTGAGTTATCTGGGCTGGGGTTGTTCCTTTTAACTCTGGTTCCTCTTCTTCTATTGTTCCTATGTAAGGATTTATACCCTTGTCAGGTGAGGAGGAATTAAATTCCCTTAATTTATAATAATTATCAGCTTCATCCAAGTAAAAATCAAGACCTATTCCTTTATAGTCATTTATCATTTTTTGAAGCTGAGATTCATTGTAGTCTCCCTTTCTTCCTAGAAGTCTTCTATCATCAGTTATTCCACTATATAATCCATCTGTCACAAATGATTTAGTTGGATTATCACCTGAGTATGCTTTGTTAGATACATTATATCTTCCGCTTGTAAATGCGTTATTTATACCTATAGTATTTCCAAAACCTCCTCCAAAATTATTAAATACTTCTTGATAATTTCTTACAGAATCACTTTTATATGGATTAGATAAGAAATTTTTCCCAGCCATACTATATAATCTAGCATGGTCTGACTGCATATTATTAATATCTTGGTAACTTATTTTTCCAAGCTTCAAAGCATCTATCAAACTTCTATGAGTAGGAGAATAATAATTATCATACCAAGTAGTATTTGGATTAAATTGAACCCCAGACATTCCAGTGCCCTGTTGATATTTAAATATTGTTCCTCCTTCTTGTTTTTTATTTACATATCCCTTATTATCATTTTTTCTTTTGGGAGTTGAGGTTTTCTTCTGCTTTTTAGGTAAATTGTTATTCTTTCTATGAGAGTTATTTCCAACATTAAGAGATTTTAATAATTGATCTTGAAATTGGTAGTATGTGTTTTCTGTATTTTTCTTATTTGGAATATAAGATACCTCAGTAGAGGTAATTGGTTTCCAAGGATTACTGTATTTGTCGAAATCAAATGCATCTGCCGATCTCCACCAATCTTCATAGTTTTTCCTATTCAGTTCTCTGTTAGTTATGGTTCCAGTTTCAGGAAGAGCTAATTGAGGCGATTTAGATCTTTTAGCTGCTTCTCTATAGACTCTACCACTATATAAAGTAGGTTCTAAGGACCCTTCTCCTACTCTTTCATAGGAAATCCTTTCTTTAGAAGGCATAGGAATTTTGGATCCTGATTTAGTCGAATTATTTTTTAATTTATATTCGGCATCCCTTCTTCTACTTGGAGCTGGAAGAGCTAATTGAGAAGTACTTCCTACTTGTCCCACAGCTTTACCAGCCATTTGAATGCGGGCTAAATTATCTGCAATAGCATTTATATTATTTTGAGCTTCTTCAGATAGAGGAGCTTCTGATTTAACTTTACTTGGTTCTCCAGTGTCAGATTTTTGCTTAGCTCTTCTAGAAGCTATAGGATGTACTATTTTGTTATAAGCGTTTCTAACATTAGGACTTCCAGGTATACGTATATTTGGTAATTGAGCATTTCCTAACCATCTTTCTGCTGGACCAAAATTATGAACTAATTTTAAGTCTCCAGAATAAGTTATAGCTGGCTTATTAAAGTCATATAGATCAGTAGTCTTTATATCAGATTTACCTTTGCCCTTACCTCTCCAATTTGAGCTTTCTGTAAGGGTAATTCCTGTATCCTTTAATAATTCATTTTGTGTTTTTAAGTCAGGAGCCTCTGCTACTTTTTGAGCTAAATTTTTGTCTATAGATCTCCATCCCTGATCAGTTTTCATCCATACCTTATCTGTTGATTTTACAGATTGTATATTTGAATTAGCTTTGGAAGCTCTATGTACAGCTGCTGTACCTCCTGCTACTAATTGTAAAGAATTTAAAATATTTCTCCAATCATTAACTGATAATGATTCCCCTTTACTTATTTTATTCCAAGAACTTAGATATTGATCAGAATTAGCTAATCCTTGAGCAGTAGCAATTAATCCTACCATTTTGGGGGCAAATTTGCCAACTGCCTTAATCATCTTGGGAACTTTAGCTGCTTTAGCAAATGGAATTAAAGATAGAGCATCTAGTCCATAACTGCCAAGATTATTGGATAGGGATTCTAAAAATGACATTCCCTCCATCATATCAGCAGTTTGATTTAAGGCGGTAGATGTAGCTCCAATTCCAGCAGATGCTACTGAACCAACTCCAGACATACTAGCTATTAAGCTAGCTATATCTCCAGCTATGGCCCCCATTCTTACTTTATCAGCTCTAGAGAACTCTGTATGAGTGTTGTTAGAGTTTTCAAATCCAGTAGTAGCTTTACTAAGTTGCTTTTCTTCCCTAGCTCTTTGTTCTACGGCTTCTTGAGCTATTTTTCTGTTAGCACTTCTTATTTTTTCTGTGTTATCAACATACCATCCCTCTTGAGCTTTTATTATGTTACCTCCATTCTTATATTCCCAAGGTTTCTTCATCCCTAAAGACCTTTCTATATTATATATAAGTTTTTGCCTACCTTTTTCGAAAGTAGACATAGGAACCTTTTCTATAACGTTGGTATTCCTATTAAACCTAAATATAGAACCTTCATTATCATTTGCTGATTCTGGCAAATAGTAATAGTTATTTTCATAGAATCCCTGATCTTCTAGGTCTTTTATTTTTTCTTTAGAAAAGTATCCCCAGAACCTATTAGAAAATGAATTAGAATCGTTAGAATAGTTTTGACTATTCCAATTTGCCCAATTTACTGGATTTCTTCTAGAAAACTCATCTATACTGGAATATCCTTCTAAATTAAAATTGGGATTTATTAGTTTACTACTAAAGTAAAAGGAATCTCCAGATTCTCTATTAGCTTTAATAGCTTCTTCTACTCTTTCTTCCAAGCTTTCCTTTTCAGATTTAGGAGTAGTGCCATAATTTTTATCAAAATATTGCCTAAAATCTCCTAGTCTAGAACCCAGTATTAGGTCATTAGAATTATCATTATCATTAAAAGCATTAAAAAAGTCAGAAAATCTTGACTCATAATCTTCTTTATTAGACCAATTACCAGATTTAAATCTATCATACTCTGATTTTACTACTTTTAATACATTATCTCTAGCTTGATCATAATTCCACCTTGTGGGGTCAAAAGTAGAACTATTGAAGTAGTACTTGTTTATTATATCTGGAGAAAAAGAATATTCTTTAGGTTTTTCTTGCGTTTCTTTCTTTTCAACTGGTGCAGTATAAATTGAAACTCCCTTGAATATATTATCCAGTATACCGTAAGCATTATTCTTGTAAAAATCTTCATCCTTTTTATATTTCCCAGTCCATTTAGTCTTATTTACTCCTGTACTAGCTAGACTAGGATCTCCAAATATCTGAAATCTACCAGAAGCATCTCTTCCTTTTATAGACCCGGATTTTATTCCAGACATTATTTTATATGTATAGTCCCTAATAATTTGTTTGTCTGAACTATCTAAATCCAGTGAATTTAATTCATCGTCTATTTGTTGTGCATAAGCTCTATTAAGATCATCAAAATTATAATCACCTATACCCTCATGATGAAATAATATTGGTTTATTAATAGAATTTCCGTTAGCATACTTTCTTACTTGTGCCATATACTTGAAATAAAAAAGGAGTATGTAACGAAATCACACACTCCTTATAAATTAAACTCTCCTGACTATCAATCCACCATTTTTGAATACTGGTTCCCCTTGAGGAGCTTCTTGAGGACCTCCTGCACCACCTGCCATTTGTTGGATTAATTGTAAAAATCCTTCACACACAGCTAATGCTAATTGACCATCTCCTGCTTGTAATGCTTGCTGTGCCATTTGAGCTAGCTGCATAATTGGATCTCCTCCTGCATCTGGACCAGCTGTTGGAGCTGGAGCACCTGTAGGTTGTCCTGCTGGAGCAGCCATTCCTTGTTCTTGTGGAGTGGGAGCTGCCCCTCCTTCTTGAAATTTTGCTACTTTTGAATTAATTTTCATTTTTACATGATTTAATATGTTAGTACTAACTATCGAATTATTCAATAGCTCGATCATTGTAATCATGCAAAATTACGTAGAAATATTTCAAAAACAAAAAGAACAGTAGTAAACTAACGGTTAAACCAATATAGCACTATAGAAAAAAAATAAGGGTGACACTTAGAAATTATATCCTAAATACCACCCTATAAAGGTGACTAAAACAATTTATCATATATTTCAATTACCTTTTTTATAAGTTCTTCCACAGAACCATTATTATCAATTATAAAATCAAATTTATTATAGTCATCCAAATCTATCTCAGATTTGTGATTATCATTATTATGAGTATTTCTGTTTACTCTGATAAGGATACCTCCCTTATTTTTTATATGGTCAGCCTCATTCTGATACCTAACATCAGTAACGATCCAATTATCTTTTTTTGCCTGATAGTCAGTCATTAAGGCCTTAATCCAAATATCCTCTCCTAGAGAACTACGAAAAGACTCTCCTATTTTTTGTAGTACTTCTCTATTTGTGATGCCAGTAATAGGATCAATACTTTTTTTGAAACTTTCCCTTTCATAATCTTCTACGTAATGGGAGCACAAAATTGAAGTTATTTCTTTTAGCTTGCCAGCAAAAGACTTTAGTTCAAATCTGGCTGTTGTTGGAATGAGTTCACTATCACAATACTGCTTTACATAATCTTCTAAAGAAATAAAATGTCTATTAGAGTTTCTATATATATCTATTAATATTAAAATATTTCCTATAGTGTTCTTTCCACATTGCTTTTTGCCAGATATACCTACTATCATACAATCAGAGTCTTAACAATTTCAGAAACCATCTTTCCATCTGCTGCTGGAAAATTGGATTTTATATCTTTAATAACAGAACCCATTTCCTTTTTCTCTATGTGATGATAATTGTTATCTTCTAGCCAGTCTAAAATATCTTCTTTAGTTGGCTCTTCTGGAATTAATTCCTTTAGGTATATAAGTTCTATATTTTCTAAATCAGCTAAGTCCTTTCTTCCAGCGTCAGTGTATTGTTGAATAGAATCCTCTCTTTGCTTAATCATTCTCTTTAGCAAAGATATTTCTGCAATTTCATCATATGGTTTGGCATTTTTAGCAGTTTTAAATGCCTGAATTTCAGACTTTATAGCTCTATAAGTTTTAACTTTCCCCTGCTGTTTATCCTTCATTGCTTGAAGGATCATTAAATCAATGTTCATCATACCTGTTTAATATTTTAATTGCTTTATTAACATTATCTTCAGTTAATCCCACTCTAAAATCAGTTTGGATAAAATTGTCTAATTGTGTAGGTAGCATATCACAGTCGTCATCCAATATACAATAAGATAATACGTTTTTCTGGGCATCTAAATAATTTTGTATTTCAAATCCCCTATATCTGGTTTGACTTATTCCTGTTATTCCAAAGATCTCATTGCTAATACCTACCATTTTAAATAATTCCTTTAAATCAGAATCAAATCTCCAACTAGAGGATACTATTAATTTACATCCCGTTTCTTTAAATATCTTATTAAGCCTTTTTATAGCTTCTGGATCAAAGTTAGACAGTTTATATATCATCTGCCCTGATATACTTGGATTTTCCTCATGTATTTTGAGCATTCTATCATTTTGAGATATTTCTGTGTAGAATGCTTCACTATTCAGAACTCCATCCACATCTAAAAATAGATACTTATTCACGTGGTATTAGTTGTTTTTTATTTCGTTGTAGGCTTGGTCTTCCAATTCTGGTGTGACGTCTTCAAGACGAATGCCTTTCATACAAGGACAGTTTTTCCATTGAATATCATAATCACAAGAAAGTAAAAGTAAATCAGTATTATCAGCATTAACGGCCATAATCCAATTATCGGGAGCTGTCTCTACTTCAACACAGTCAATTGCTCTTGTGGGTTTAGGTGTCCATCCATTATTAATCTCATAGTACCATAAAAGGCAAGTACTAAAATATCTTCCAGTAAGAACATTATCTTTATGCTCAAATAGTCCTCCACTCCAACAAATGGGGCTTTTATTTTCAGTCCATTCTTTAGTGGCAAAACTATACTTACTAGTAGCTCTCTTGGTGAAAGCTCCATTATAATGAATACTACCATCTGGCTCTTTGAAAACATCACTTTTGCGCCTGTTTTGGCAAGTACCATCTGCACTTATTTGTTCCCATTCATCGTCGGTAAATCTAAGGGGACTAATAACATCCCAATTGCAAAGCCTTTTAACAAGATTAATCTCCCAGGGAGCTGACATTCCAGAGTTACCATGAGAACTAAATACAGCTATAGCTTCGAGAACTTGTTGGTACATCCAATCATTTGGACCACCTTCTCCTCCATATCCAGCTAGTTTAAGCTCTTTTATTGCGTGTTGACAAAGATTACTTTCTCTAATAATACGTTGAAGAACTTTTTTATTAATAAGTTCTTTCTTTTGCTGCTTCTTAATATATCGTTTACTATGTTTCATAATTAGATGTTATATCGTCTTTTTATATTCTGAGCTGTTCCACTGTTCCATCTGCAATCCTTTACGAATGCAATGTCGAAATCAGAATCTCTAGTCATGGCTGAGTCTCTTTCTTCGTCAGACTTAAATCCTCCACGGAAATCCACTAAATCTAATATAACCCTTGTATTCGCCTCTGGAATATTTCTTGGCTTATTAAACATGTGGTAAATTGTTATATGGCATATATCCTTGTTGAATATATAGTCCATTGCAAACTTATCTACCCCACAGCAGTCACCTATTACAAACTTAGCCTCATCATCCTCTCTTATAGCCTTGTCTATAATTGGAGTATAATATTTCTCAAAGTCCTCATAAGGAAGGTTTCTGTGCCCACTTATAAAATATATCATTTTATTTTATGTTTAATTATAATTGAAAATTTGAATTAAAAATAGATAAGGCTTCTGATAGACAGGCTATAAAAGTAGTCTTTTCCCTAAAATTCCAGGAATCTCTAGGAAACCAACTACCATCATCCTCTCCCAATATTATAGTATAATATGTTTTATAAAATTTATCATATATTATAACAATTCCTCCTTCATAAGCTACAAGACTATAAGCTCTTACAAACCTATCATCCTCATAATATCTAATGATAGAATTGCAACGCTCTGAAGCTCTTTTATAAGATTTACATTTCTTAGTTTCAAAAGCACTATAAATGATTATGTCTTCACCATTACGTTCTGGATTTAAAGCACTGGTATCTTTTATTATTACATTTTCTACCTCTTCATTTAATTCCATTCTACTTTATATTTAGTATTATTCTTGTTATAATAATAAATTTCAACTCCTTGAAATACTAAGAATGAATACTCAGTCTCACTTCTTAAACAATCACATATTTCTACTTTAATCGCGTCATTACCGTCATAACATGAAAGTTCTGTAAATATATTGTACTCTTCCTCAGATAATCCAATATATTCTCCGGGATACTCCTTTTTGTAGTTATCAAAGCATATACCCCAATGATCTTTAAGAGGTTTTAATTTATTTAGTATACTTACATATTTAACAACTTCTTCTATTTCAGATTCGTCGCAAGTAAAATCGTATGTAGTATTTCCGTCGGCATCTCCTATCATATAGTTAAATATTACATGATAGTAAGGGTCTTCATTTTCTATAGGAATTAATTTTATCATAGTTTTTGGATTAATTGTTTCATTCCTTCTGTAGCAGTGGCTTTGATAACTTTAATGTCAGGATACTCAGGAGTAGGAGCAGGATTAGGGTCAATATAGTAAATGGGAACTCCGTACTCTACATATTGTACTAAGCCAGCAGCCGGATATACATTAAAACTAGTTCCAATAACTACGCAAATGTCAGCATCTAATAATTCTTTAGAAGCAAGCTCAATATTGGGAACATCCTCTCCAAATAATACAATGTGAGGTCTTACTTTATGTCCTCTAATTTCAGTTTCAGGTGTAATATCATCTAAGTACTCAAAATATAAATTATCATCGTCTATTGCCCTTACTTGGTTTAGATTACCATGTAAGTGAATTACGTTAGTAGAGCCAGCTTGCTCATGCAAAGTGTCTACGTTCTGAGTTATAACTACCACATTATAATCCTTCTCTAACTCAGCTATGATTTTATGGGCATCATTTGGCTTACATCCTGCATATTTCTTCCTAAGCTCGTTCATAAAATTATATACTACATCAGGATGTTCCACTATGGCTCTATGAGTAGCTACATCTTCTACTCTATGATTTTCCCAAAGACCTGTTACCGCATCTCTAAATGTTGGGATTCCAGATTCTGCTGAAATCCCCGCTCCTGTTAAAAATACTATTTTCTTCATATTTTAATTGTTTTGACAAAGTCAGCACTGTTAGCTAATTCATATACTACTTGTTTAGATTCTGGCACATAAACAATATAATAATAATCACAAAAGGAATTACAATCTTCTATTCCTATTATAATTCCTTGTAGTCCTTTATCTGTAGTACATTCCTTTCCTAAATAGTCAATACTCTTATCCCACTTTATAGATTTAAGAAATTCTTCTGCATCCTTACTAAAGTATTGACAATCTTCTACAGGACCTCTTCCATAAATATCCTTTTCTACAGTTCTCTTAATTATCATTTTATTTTCAATTTTACCATTATTTCATCCCATAATAGCAAATAACTTTCCCAATAGTCGTTAAAGTCAAAGTAGTACCAACTCATTTGAATATACCATATGAACAAATATATAAAAAATATTATTATCCATACAGGAATTAATAAGACTCTAATAAAAAGTTTTAAAGTTTTCATTTCTCCAATTTGTGAGCTAATCCATATACATTTTTAGTCCATCCATTCATATGGCCTTTATTATTTCCTATGAGGCAACCTTTTTTAGGATCAATGGCATACACTTTATGAGTAAAGCAACTTCCTTTTACTTTGCAAAATACTACGTCACCTACTTTGCACTGTTCCCATGTAATAGGAGTAAGCAAATGCTCCTCATTACTTTTGTATAATGGAAGCATAGAATTTCCTGGCTCCTTAGTTATAAATGATTCACCGTTCAGAAGCCTAGTTATTTTGTTAAACGTATTAGGATTCATCTTATAACTTTCTAAACATTTCAAAAATTAATTTATCATGTTCAAAAGCCCATTCATATTTACCAATATCCTTTAGAGAAATCCAAGCTAGATCAGCACATTCGTTTCTCTCTGAATTAATATTACTTAAATCAGGTTTAAAGTGATATCCAATTAAGCCATTAAATCTAAAAGTAATATTTTGTAATTTATCCTCTCTGGGATTGTCATTGAATCCTGCATAATTTATAAATAAATCGTAATAAGTAGTATTTCCTGTTTTTAATCCGCATTCTTCAAATAATTCTCTTGCAGCTGCTCCTTGTACAGTTTCATCATAATCCACATATCCACAGGGGCAACACCATTTTCCCACATTATTAGGACAGCCAGTACCTCTTTTTACAGCTGCTACACTCCATTCATTGTTAGCATTAGAAAATACAAAAACAGCTACAGCACAAGAACGACTATGCCAAACTGTCTTCCCTTTCATATTTTCTCCATCTACTATAATATCCTCTGTTATTTTAATTGGAAAATTTTTCATTTATATAGATTATTTTTTCTGATTATTAACTGTGCCTCTTCTGGAACATATGGAGAAATGATTTTATTCTCTTTTATCATATTTCTAATTTTAGTAGAACTTATATCTATAAATTTTAAATGGGTATCGCAAATACATTTATTTCCAAAAGATTCTACTTTATTAGTTAATGTCCAATCGAATGGATGATTTTCCCCTCTTAGAATAATAAAGTTATTAGTTTCTAATATTTCATATCCATTTTCCCAAGTAGGCATTTCAGAAAATGTTTCTGATGTAGTTATTATATACATTTCTGAACCATTAAAAAATGGATCATTTTTATATACATCAATTACTTTGTAGGTTGGAATCTTATCTACCTGTAACCTATCATGTAATACTCCTTCTACTTGAGCACATTGAACATTTGTAATTCCTTTTGTGGATTGGTAACACATTTCCCAACGTTTCATAAATGGGGCTGGATTATGTTCTTTAAATGGATTATGCCAGGCTGGAATAATTATTACTTTATCCACAAGATTAGCATTTAGAACTGTAGTTACAATAGATATATGTCCTATATGAATTGGATCAAAAGATCCTAAAAACAAACCTACTCTCATAAGTCAAATTTTAAAGTATTTTCACAGATTATATCAACTGCATCTATTTTATTAACAAAACTAAAAGGGATACTATTACTCTCCAATAATGATGCTATTTTACAGTCTAAATCCATAGATTCTTCGAGGGTTTGCATTCTTCCCTTTGGGTTATATGTGTTACCTCTCGTTATGAAATAGTTGATATTTTCAAATTGATTAAATTGATCCAAAACAAGAGCTCTAAATTTCTCATTACAAGTTTTATCGTAAATTATAGAAAATAATAATGGAGAATCAGTAATTACTACATCTACTTGGTCCTTTAATCTCCATAGTCTATGTAATTGTTTCCCCAAATATATAAATTTGATTATCTAAAGTGTGAAAAGATTGTTCCCACACCTTGTCTTTGGCATATTCTAATGCCATTTCACAATTTACTCCTGCTAATTTTAATTTACTAAATACTCCAGCACAGGTTGTAGACTTACCGCTTCCAGGCCCAGCAAATAAATTTATTACTTTCATTTATATTATTTCTGTAAATACGTCAAACATCCATCCATCTAAATTGTCATATATATAATTTCTATACTCTATAACTTCTTCTAATTTGTCTATATCTAAATCATTAAGACATTCTACTAGGGATTGCTCTATGATAGTAGGATCAGAATCGGAGGAATAAAATCCTGAATACCCTCCTGGATAATACTCTAACTTAGATACATCTACATCTCCTAATTCATCTAAAGAAAATTCATAAGAGATTTCTCCAGTAACTTTCAATTTAGCTCTAAATAAGAATCTTCTATTAGACTCTTTGTCTTCAGAAAAATATATTTTAATTTCATCTTCTGATTTAGATTTCCAACAATCGTTCATGTTGTACTTTCTTAAGAGTCTATCTATAAGACTTTCTAATTTATCAAACATATAACTTTCTCTCTATTACTATAGGTAAGTTCTTTCTTTTAAATTCAGAAGCAAGGTGTCTGTTCCAAACTTTATTTACTACTTCCTCACCATACTTATTATATAAGATATCCCACTTCTCTCTTTCTGGATTTTTATATAAAAGCATAGTTTGGAGTATATCATCAACTTCAGCATAACTTTTAGCTCCAATCTGATCGAGATCACTGTTACTAATACCAAGACCGTCAGTAGGAGTAAGAGCTATAGACTTATAAATAGCTAATTCCTTATTAAGATAATCATCCATATCCATAGCTTCGTCAGCGCCTTCAGCCATAGTACCATACATGACTTCTATCCACTTAGCTAGCTCATACACTTCTGTTTTCCATAAGCCAAATAAGGGATTAAAATCGCCTACATCACCATGAATAGTCCAGAATCCAAGCTGATATTCAGTTTGATTATCTGTACTTATTACTAATCCTTTATGAATTGAAGCAAGGTTATATAAGAACATCATTCTAAGCCTAGCTTGAATATTTCCATTAGCTACTTTAGTCTGACCATTGGCTTGTTCCAGTCCCTCAATAGAATATGTAGATTCATGACGTTCCATATTCTCTACTTGGTATACTTCTTTAAGTGCTGCTAAATACAATCTAGTCATAGGGCATATTCGAAAATCATTACAGAAAGCTTTTCCTACCAGAACAGATTCATTAAATGTTGCATCTGCATGTTTATATATAGGAAGACTTCTGCCTATAAGAGGAATGCCAGTTTGTTTACTTACTTCATGACAAATAGCGGCTACAACAGTAGAGTCAATACCACCGCTAATGCCAAGAACCATAGCACTAAGATTATTATTTTGAATATATTCTCTTGTTTTGTCAACAAGGGTACAGAATACTTTTTCATAATTTAACTTTTCCATATATATTTGTTTTAGGGAGCGAATACTCTTCTTTTTTCTATATTCATTTTAAATATTAAAATATAATCATTCATTGAGGCTAATTCCCATCCTTTATTTCCCATATCTTTTAATATATTCTCCAACTTAGTTATACTTCTTTCTTCATCAAAGGAAGAATAGCAGTATCTAACAACTTTATACTTCCACTCCATAATGTTGTTTAATTAACATACAGGCCAAAGCTACTTCGTCTGGATCACCCATATGCTTTCCAACTGAATCAGATATTTTAACACATTTCCTTTCAGGCTGTTTAGCATTCATTTGACATGATGTTAGCTTCATTACTATATTAGCTGGTTTCAAACCTACATCGTTAGTTAAATGAGTTCCAATTCCAAAGGCTGCCCTAATTCTCCCATAACAGCTATTATGTATTTCTACAGCTTTATCCATAGTTAAAGCATCTGAAAATATAATAGTTTTAGTAGTAGGGTCTATTTTTAATTCCTTATATCTATTAATTACCTTATTAATAAATTTAAAGGGATCCCCACTATCTTGTCTAACTCCGTCAAATAGTTTGGCATGTTTCTTAGAAAAGTTCTTTAAGAACACATCAGATGTATATGTATCTGAGAGGGCAATGCCTAAATCCCCATCATACACTTTTGCCCAAGCTTCTAATGCTAGATAATTAGCGTTATCATATCCATATTGTGCTCCATGAAACATAAACCATTCATGTGGATGAGTTCCTATTGGAGTTAAATTGTATTTCATCGCCAAATAACAATTGGATGTTCCAGTCAAGGAATGTCTGGCATATTGAGCTAAATGTTTTACTACAGCGTCTTGTACTGCAAATGAAGCTCTTCTTCGTGTTCCAAATTCACTAAACTTAATACCATTATTATCAGCTAAAGATGCTTTAGATACAGTCTTGGCTATAGTTGTAGCAAGATTTATAGGGCTTTGACTCCTAGTTAATACTTCACTGACAATTGCCAAAATTGGAACTTCCCATAGTGTAATCCTATAAAGCAGTCCTGTAGCCTTTATATGTAAATGATTGTTTTCATCCAACCAGATATTTACTTCTTTTCTATCATATTTGTATCCAGATAACCATTCAAAATAGCATGGAGGAATGTAATAACAAGAATCAATCATAAACTTACGCTCTTCTTCGGTAAGTTTTAAAGAATCCATGTGAGTAATTTCCATACCTATTTGTTGTAATTGCTCTTTTGTGTATTCAGTGTTGTTTCTGTCTACAAACTCAAACGTTCCTATCGCATGTGGATATAATTTCATATACGCATAGGAAGTAGTAAATTTATATAAATCGTTATCTAAAATTGAATTAATTATCATATATTGCTTTTATGTTATTTGAAATTGTCAAAGCTATAAATATAAATGTTATAAATATATTAACTATAGGAATTAAAGTCATAGTTACCATCACCCTAATGTCTGACAAGCTTCCTATTTCTTCTTCTGGAATAGATCTAGTAAAGAGTAAAATCAGACATATACTCATTGGAATTAGCCAGATTGCAAGGAGTGTTGTCATATCTTCTTTAAATTATTACATTCTATCAGTCCATTTAATTTTATCCCTCCGTCTATAGAGGCTATGCAGTCAGTTAAAACTATTATATTAGAGAATCCCAATTTTAATAAATTTACAGTAGTATCATATACGCAGTAATCACCAGCTACACCACATATATAGATTGGGTCAGATAAATTTACAATTTTACTATAAATATAAGATTGAGGAATATCATATCCAAAAGCTCCATATTCCTCCTTATTTGGTTCACTACCTTTTTCTACTATATCAACTCCTATTCCTCTCTTGTTAAGTTCCACTAGCATAGAAGAAATATTAGATACAATAGCAGCTCCCCAAGTATGTTGAATACAGTGTGTTGGCCATTCCCCTCCCTGTGTATTAAAACTACAATGATTAAATGGATGCCAATCTACAGTTACTATTACTTGTGTATAATCTCCCATTACTAATTCAGAGACTATATTTTTCATGACTTCTTTAGCATCATTTACAGCTAGATTCCCAGAAACAAAATCGTTCTGGGGATCTACTATGATTAAAGTTTTGTTCATTTTATTGATGTTATTACGTCGATTATTAATAATATGATAATACCTACAAAGGCTGGAATCCAAATTGGACTTAACACCCAAATCCAAGACCATGTTATCACATGACATAACTTTAGTACTATAAACACAATGGTAAGGAGTCCGAAGAATCCTATGCCTCCTGAACTTTTAGATTCACTCATTTTTCTATTTCAATTATAAAAGGTTCGTATGTAGAGTTATAACGCTCATTATTTAAACTTACATTTACAACTTTTCCATCCATAAATTCTACTGGTCTATGATCTCCGCTATGTATGTGACCACAAAATAACCATTTAAATTTAGTCTTTTCTAGTTGTTTTCTTAGAGGGTAGTTGCCGTGATGTTCTGGCCCCACCGAACTACTGCGAGGATTTTCTAGAATACAATCACACCAACCTATGCCAAATGGAGGATCATGACTTACAATTATATCTACTGTTTCTGGAATAGATTTAAATTTCTCTTCTAATACCTCCTCCGATCTCATAAATGGCCAGTTACCAAATTGGTGACAATATGGAGTGCCAAATATGTTCCATGTTTTCCCCTCATCATCTATGTATTCTGAAGAATTGTTCTTCAAATATACTAATTTCTGAGAAGATAGAAATGACAACTCTGTAATCAAAGTATTAGAACAAGATTCAAAAACAGCATCATGATTTCCAGCTACTAAATAGACTTTTTCCACATCCAAATGTTTTACCCACTGCATAAAATCATTCTTTAGCCACTCTTTCATAGCTGGCTTATTAAATTGTATATGCAATGGACTAATATCTCCAGCCACTACTGCAATATTAGCTTTTACGTCTATTACTGGTAAATCTCCATGCAAATCGCTTATTGCTATTATTTTCATAACTTATTATTTTAAAATATGCTTGTCCAAAGTTTATACTCCTAAACCCCAATAAATCATGGCATATAGCTCCAGGATCATTTATTATTTCGTATAATTGATCTGGAGTAATAGTAAATTCTTCTGAATCTTCGTATTTAAAATTTGGATAGATACTAACTAATACTACCATTTTTATAAGATTCTATCCATTTATTAAATTCCTCAAAGTTTTTGAACTGAGGAAATTCATCCCTGTTCATTACAAAGTATGTATTTACTGGTTTTAATAAAGACTTTCTATAATTATTGTATTTATCCAATAAGTATTGAAATTGCATAAACTCTGAGTAAGATTCACAAGCCTTAGCTAAATCTTCTATTTTTATTACAAAGTATTTACAATCTCTATCTTTATACCATTTTATTATATTTTTAATCCAACTTTTCATCTTCCAAATACCTTTTTGGCGCGAGAAATATAAAATATATAAACAGTACTATTATTGTTATTACTATTAAGAGCGGAATTAATAATAAAGTTGCGGGTAATAATATTACCCACACTGGTATAGGAAATATGACCTTTAATAGCAATAACAATATAGTACTATATAATAAAAAACTACTAAGAATTTTTAGTATTTTTACCTGAATTAACATGTTCTTCAAACATAGTTAGTACAATATCCTGTAAATGAGATACATCTCTAACATATATTTCATCATTTTCTACATCCATTCTTGCGCTTATATTGGCATACATATTATCAACAGCATGAATACATTCGTGCAACACAACTTTTCTAGTATTGTCTTTTCTTAACACAATATATATGTATTCACCTACTTGCTGACAATAAGCATCCATTTTTTCATCTTCTCCTTCTTCCCACGGTAATGTATTTTCTAAACAGCATTCTTTTAGAGTATCTCCTATTACCACTTTTATCCCTTGTTCATATGTAGGGAAATATATTAGATTACTTACGTACACCATTGTAATATGCTAACACAGGACTATTTTTATGTATCTCTGGAGGTTGCATATCTTTAAAGGATTGAGAATATTTTAAGCAATCAAATGGTTTAGTTATTAAATGATAGCCATTTATTGTAGGAATAATATCACATACTCCAATATTTGGAGGGCAATCTTCTACAATTTTAATAGTAGTAGCTACTTCATCGTAGTTAGAAGTATCAATGTCTATCATCCAATATTTAGTTCCAGGCACTAAAGCTTCTTTGCCTCCAGAAATAGTTCTAGATAGTCTGTGTACTTTATACTCATCACTAAGCAATCTCTTACTTATTTCGTGCATAGAAGCTATAGCCATCTTTCGGAAACTTCTAGCAGTTGGATGAAAATATACTCTAGCATTAAAAAATTTACTTAACTCCACTATTTCATTTTTTAATTGATCTAGCTGTTCTGGAGTTTGAATGTAATAATCCTTTATATACTTTTCACATCTTGGAAGGTCGGAATTATCTTTCCTTCTAGCTATTATCTGCAAAAACCAATAATAGTCTGGATTTGGAACTATATATTTTTTTATTACGTTTAGGTTATCAATTATCATTGTAATAATTTACTTGTAAATGAAAAGATATTGCATTAAATCTAGCATCAAGATTATTACCTTTGCAGACCTTTCTGCATTCTCTAAACAAATAGTTAAAAATTAAATCATCATCCGAATACCAGTCTGAGTTAATGCCAGAAGTCCAATGTTGACCATATTTATCTGGAGTACTTGAGTATTCAGGCTTTTCTCCAGTTACTATCCATTCTCCACCAGTAGATTCTTCTATTATGTACCAGAATTGCATCATTTCTTCAAATCTCCCATCACTCCTCTATCAATTCTCTCTTGAACTCGCTCCTTGCAAGCATCCAAAAACATTTGCAAACCTGCAATTTGTTTTTCATTAGAGGGGTGAGGAAATCTCTCATTAAGCTTCTTAACTCTATCTAAAAGAATTAAAGCTACTTGTTCGGATTGCAAACCAGGCACTGTTGTTCCGTCTTCTTCCTTTTTAACAAATTGTAGAGTAACAGTTTTATCTATATAGTTAGGTGCTCTACGTTTCGAATCGAATCCAGTACATAACCTAATACGATACCTGTGTGCTCCATTATATTCGTTATCAACTATAGTTTCTATTGTGGGTTCACTACTAGGAAATACCAACAAGTCTTCTAATGACGAAAATTTCTTTACTGCTGCCATTTTAGTCTAATTTTTTAGTTATTGTTTTTATTAATACTCTTTGAGAATTATATACTTTAGTTACTTGAAATCCAACTTTATGTGGATTACTTTCTATTGCACTTGTTACCGCACCAATCAATATATTACCCATTCCATTTTGAATCATAGTTATACTATAATCAGGATTATATGGCACAGATGGATTAATAGCCTTAGCTGCTAATTCCACATATGTAAGTGCATCCTCTAAATTCATGATACTACCTGATATCACTTTTTTATATAATTTTTCAAGCATTTTGTATATAATTTTTAGTAATTCTTTCTTTTACTTCTTGAAAGGAAAATGGACAATAATTGTTATTATCCATTCCTATATTTAATTGGCCAGATGATAGTTTATTAAGCCAATTAGTATTTACTGCATCATTTTGATGAGTATGTCCATATAACATCCAACAGCCTCTACTTTGTTCAGGCCATGTTATAAAAGGAAAATGATGCATAAAAACTTTTTGTTCTGGAATCTCCTCATCTCCTTCTACTATAATCATTAATTGATCATAGACTCCTTTAAATAAATTTTGAGGAGGATGTTCCATATCATGATTTCCTTTTATTAAGTAAATATCTCCATTTAATTGAGATATCATAGATTCCCATTTCTCTTTACCTCCGAAACATACATCTCCCAAATGAAATACAACTCCATTCTTAGGAACGGTTTCATTCCATAATGTAATAATAGCTTCATTCATTTCATTAACATCATTGAATGGCCTATCACAGTATTTTATAATATTCTTATGGAAGAAGTGAGTATCTGAAGTAAAGAAAACTTTATTATAAGGAACGCGTATCATTTTTCAATAATTTATATTGATTATACAATAACATAAAATCCAGAGGGCTATTAACCCATCCAGATTTATTTGGAGTTGGATATTTTTCTATATATTCTCCAAGTAAATTAAGATTTATGTCCATTCTCTTACTTGTTAAAAATGCTAATTGGGGCATAAATAATTCAGAACCATCTCTTAAAGATGTTTCTAATGATTTGTTAAATTTTTTTACAATTCTGCTTTCATAATTGCCTCCATACCAGGCATTCCCAGCTATGGCTAAACTATAGTAAGAAGTGTTTTTAACTGGAAGTTTAAACCATTTGCAAATATATGGATGATATAACCTGTCTGCCAAAAATATAAATGGCTTGTACCATATACTTGACCAGAAAGTCTTGCTATTACCTCCGAAATTATTATATGTTTTTTTAAATCCGTAGGAAAAATACCAATTATTAGCCCCTCTTTTTACTTTAATAGTGTATTTCAACTTTCTATTTCTTTCATTTATTCTTTCCCAATAAGGTTCAAATATACGAAGATATGTCCAGTTATGATATAAAGCACTATAATATGGATTATATATAACGTGTTTGTTTTTAATAACATATTCAGTTATATCTTTCCCTAATTCCTTAGCCTTTTCATAGGTATCAGACAAGTAAGACAATATAGGAACTAAATTCCATATTTGATCCTGGCTTACAAAGGGAGAAAAGCAGGGGTCTTCATCTATTCTTTCTATACCACTAGAATATCCGGTTCTTATACTCTTTAATCCAAATTTAGAAGCTAAACTGCTATTGACATCATCTCTTAAAAAGAATCCTGGTTCTTTCTTAAAATACACATTTGGACATTTGTCTACAAACATCTGGTAACACCCATCTATCAATCTTCTTAGAGTGGACAGTACTTTATTTAATTCCTCTTCTGTAGATTCTCCTAATTTAACACAAGTAAAGATATACTGGATATAGGAAGCTAAATTTATAGTTCCATCTCCCATTTCTCCACTCATAGAATCAAAGTTGATTCTGGATAGTGGTATATTAGATCCAGGAATATCCGAATTATCACCATATATAAAATTATTATAGAATAATTCTTTATATGCTTTGTATTTCTCTTCTTTTGTCATGTTTTTCAATTAAAGCCATATCAATGTCCATACAGCAATTTTTATATTTTTTACCACTTCCACATGGACATTTATCATTTCTAGAAGGCATCTTTATTCTTCTTACGGGTTTGGGTTTAGATTGAAAGATATTAGATAAATTTTTCATTGCCTCATTATACCTCTCCTCTTTTTCCTCTTCCCATTCTTCTATAGTAGTTTTAATATATAAGTCTGATATTTTCATTGTGAAATTTCTATTTTTTCAATATCTGCCCATTGATTACAATCCCAAATTTCATCTCCCGTTTTATCCAATACCTCTTCCTTTGTAAGTTCCCCATTAAGGTATTTATTGTATAATTCTTCCTCTATTTCTATAGAGTACTTTTCTCTAGTTTCTATACTTAATGTAGCCATATTTTTACCAATCACTAGAATCAGTTATGTCTTTTATGCAACCACAAGAGTTACATCTCACTTCAATTATATTCCCTAATCCAGTAGGGGTTATAATGTATGAGAAATTGCCTCCTGTAGTTGAAAAAAATTCTTTACCTAAATAGTCGCGACAACAATTCCTATGTTCTTCCAAAAACTCATTTATTCCTATGGTTTCATTTGCATTTACTCTAAATCTAAGAGTATTGTCTATTTGCGATCTTTTGGTTTTTAATTCAGTAAGATAACTAAGAAGTTCCTCATGGTCTAATTTACAAGATTCATTGGTGCATAAATTTATAACTTCCTTACAATGACTTATTGCTTCCTCTAAGCTCATAGTTCTTCTAACCACTGTAAATTAATAAAATAAGCAGAACTTCCAAAATCGTCTAGTCCCTTATCGTCGTTTATTAAATAAGAATTATCTTCAAAACCAGGTTTATCCATTAATTCTTGAATATCTGGCCACTGTATTACTTTATATAAATCTTTCATATTAGTATTCTTTTTATTTCCCAAGTAAAATCTTTGACCAATGCTGATATTAATTCTTCTTTGGTCACTTCTATCAGCTCTCCATAATTTATGTCATAAAACCATTCAGGGTAATCCTTACTGATGAGTTCAAATTTTTTAGATTGCCCGTACCATACAACTCCATATCCTTGAAGTTCTAACTCATCCATTTCCCCTCTAGCTCCTATACAGTGGAAATATCTAGTACCAGCCTCATACATATTTTGAACAAAGTATTTTCCTATATAGTTATATTTGGACCCTCTTTCTTCTAAACTCCTTTTATGGGCTTCTAACTTAGCTAGATTTTTTCTGGCTTCTTCTATTTCTTTGTCAATATCACTTTTCATACAAGCCATCCTCTTTTAATAAATTCCTCGTGTAATGGTTGTGCTAATTCTCTTGCTTGTGGATGAGCATCTTTGGCATCTCTAAGCTTAAAGAATCCCTTCCATTGGTCAATAGTACCAGTCATAATTAACTCAGTCTTTAGAGAGTTTGGTAATACTGCTCTTGCTTGCTGAGGTTTCCATCCTGTGTTAAGTAAACCTAGATAAGTATCCTCAGATATTTGTAAAGAACGCATAAAGGCTTCTGTTTCTTCCCAATTTGGATAGTGTCTTTTATAATCAGTATACTCGCACGGTTTATCTTTAAACCAAAGATTAGAGGAATCATCATACCCAGCTTCTTCTACTGATAATCCAGCGGTTAATAAAGGATTTTGATCCTCCCACATATATTCTCCTTCTCGCAAGCTTAACCAACTTGGAATAACAAAGGTAAGTTCATTATTAAACTTACTTTTAGAATAATTGCAGTATCTTGTGCTCTCTTGAGCGAAGCTAAATACGCGATGGCGTACAAATTCGTGAGATACACCCCTATCACATATGAACTTAACAGTTATACGTTTAGTATGATATTTTGTAGGTTCACATAAGAACTCTAAGTCCTCTAAACAATCATTTTCCAACAGAACTCTATAATTTGTAGTAACACACCAAGCACATACTTCATTTCCATATTTGTCAGTAAACACAAAATCATTACATTCATTTACTACAGAGTAGGGATTGTCTATGTAGGTATTAACTGCCTCTGGACAATAAGTAGTCATAGGTATAGCTAAATACACTGTACCTTGCTCTAATACAGCAGTATGACCTCTGTTAATAATCATATCTACAAATTTCTTTGCACTATCTTTTGTTATTTTATCTTCTGATTTATAGCATGTACGGCCGCATCTCTCGATGTGGCGTAGCATACCTTCATAGCTAGGTTCTTGCTCTAATATTTCAAAGCTAGGTTTTACCAACTTCATTTTCCAGTAAATAAATTCTTTATAGGAGATATTATCTCCTCAGTTGATAAGTTATTAATTATCTTGGCATAATTACTAATTATCTCTAAACCTTCTACTATAGATTTACCATTAAATCTTAAGGTATCAGAAATCATTTGAATAGACGAAGAAATTAATCCAATATCATTTGACTTAACTGGAATCAGTTGATAGGTTTCATCCAGTTTGTCTCTAAGTTCTTGAGTAAAACTTGATGCTATACATTGTTTTCTTATAAAAGTTACATTTTTCAAAATGCAAATACTATCTTCCAGGGTCTTCATATTGACTCCATTGTAGAATCCCAGACCAATTAAATATCCTCCTTTGTATACTTTATATAAGGTATCTCTTTTATATTTATTATTGCACCAATTGTAAAATTGTTCGTAATTTAACATATTAATGAATCCAATGATCACTTATTTCTATATCAGCATCTAACTTCACTATTTTACAAAATGTATCTCCCGCACTTTTCATACATTTTATAAGTATATCTGGAACTGTATCTTTTAATTCTTCTGGAAATTCTATATTTATTTCATCATGAACTGGAATACAATACTTAACTGTAAATAATAAATTATGCTCTTTTAACCAATTAAAGAATTTTATACTGGCCAATTTAAACATACATGCTCCAGTTCCTTGAATACGATAATTAATAGATTGCTTTTCAGAGGCAGCCTTTCTTTGGAAATAATGCTTTACAACAGTAGCCATTACAGTATATTCACTTACTTGGTAAGCTTCTGCTAATTCCTCTATTGGGGTTTCATTTACTGTAAATTCTTCCCACATATATGATTTTTCCGATGGAGTAAGACTATCCAAACTCTCTTTATTGGCTTTATGTACTCTATATTCTGCCCAAAATTCTGGAGTAAATCTTTTAACAGCAGCCATTAACTTATCATAATCATATATATGGGCTTTATTTTTAACTACAGGATTCAATAATATATAACCTTTCTGCATTACATCATACCTACAAAAGTCAAAATAGTTCTTTAGCCCAGGAAATGCCTTTAAATAATTATCATATATCATTTCTCCTTCTGCTTTACTAACTCCCACATTTTGAGATATAGTATTTCCATCCCCCCCATAATTAGCAGCAAATTCTACTTTCTTGGCTATTTGTCTGTAATGTTTAGCTTTTTCCTTTACTTGGTCTAATGGTATATCTTTCAATTCTTCATGAAAAGTTAATTTGGCAACATAGCTATGCAAGTCACCCAAAGCATCATTGAAGAATGATATTAGATTAGGGTCTCTGGATACATTAGTTATAATAACTGATTCTTGTCCACTATAATCTGCTGATGCCCATAAATTACCTTTTTCAGATACAAAGCAAGCTCTAGTTTCTTTATCACTTGGAAGATTTTGAAGATTAAGATATTGTATCTTAGCATCTTTATTTTTTCCCCCACAACTTAATCTACCTGTATCCATTAATTGATTAAATTGTGTGTGTATTCTCCCACTAACTGGATTTATAGAATCTATAAAGTTTTGTCCATATGTAGAAGTGGTTTTCATAGCTGCCTTGTATTCTAAATATATAGGAGCTATAGAACTAATATCTTTCTGTGGCTCTATTATATTAGCATCAATGGATTTTTTCATTTTACCTGCTTCTTTGTCCCAGGTATTTAAATTAAAGCCCAACTCCTCAAATAAAGGAATTACTTGCTTTCCACTATTCCAGTTTATAGCGCATTTAGGTCCACTATATCCAGTAAACAGGTCTCCCTGCATATCATGGAATATATATCTAGACCTCTGTTTTATTAGTTGGTCTCTAGGTATTCTGTTGAGTACACTTCCTTTTTGATCCTCTACATTAGGGTTTAACGCCCATTCTACCACCCAATCATTTAATGAAGAAAGAGCTTTGTCTAGCTTATCTTGGTCAGAGGACATTTTTTCTCTCCATTTTTTGACATCTAATTTAACACCACAATATTCTATATAAGCTAGTACTTTTACAAACTCATTCTCTAAACTTAAAGCTGTTATAAGATCCTTTTCCTTTAATACTTCTATTTGTTTTTCTCTTAAAGGAATTAAATACTTAACATCATCACCAGCATATACTATGACTCTTTCTGTTAGACCTTCCCATATTATGTTTCCTCTAACAGATTTGTCTAAGTCTACTCCTAAATATTTTCTGGCACAATCTGCTAAACCTAATCCGTGCATTCCTGGGGGATATCCTAAATATATTAACTTCTCAGCTAAAAAAGTATCCCACACATTGGCAATAATTATTCTTTTGTGATAAAAGAATTTTAAATCAAATTTAGCATTTACTAAAATAAAAATTCTTTCTGGATTTTCAAAATAATCTTTATATAATAGAATATCTATGGTAGAACAATCTATAATTATCTGGAATTCATATGTTCCTAATTGAACAGATAATAAATCTTTTGTATAGGGGTCAAAACCTCTAGTTTCAGTATCTAATCCTACTAATTTTAGAGGTTCTAACATGTTTAGAGATTCTTCAACAGATATTACTACATACTGCTCAGAATCAAACAATTCTTTTTGATTCGTTACTAAGTATCGCACTAATTTTCATAACAACATGTTTATTACTGCGCATCTTTACATTGCTTGCAGTACTGAGGCTCCAGAGTATTATTCATATAAGCTTTTCTTTCTTCCTCAGTAAACTGTGATCCTACTTTGATTATTTTATGACACTTGGAACATAATAATGCTAGATTTCCTCCATTAAATTTTACTATAGCTTTCATAAAAAAGATAAAAATACTTCGTAAAGTTCATCGTAAGAGTCATATGGTATATTTTCTCCCCTTTCTGCTTCAAATCTGTCTATAGTACTATCAAATACATCATGATATCCACATTCTGGTCCCCATATATCATTTACATAATCTTCCCAGTTGTCATATTCTCTTTCATCGTAAGGATGATCTGATTCATCAATATGGTATCTTATTTCATTTATCTCATTGATAAGATCAGAAGAACTTTCATTAGTAGATAAATAATGTTTATATTCCTCAGTTATGTTATACATCTCCATCATACAATCTTAAAATATCTTCTATGCAATCCAATTCTCTTTCAGCTTCCCTAAGATTACCCAATTTATTTAGCTCTTCTAGGTAAACTTCTTCAAAATCATCTTTATCTATTTTTTCTATTTTATCTTCTTGAGTACTAATTAACTCCGTCAATAATTCCCTTAACTTTCCCATCTCTAAATACTTTTAATTTGGGCTCCCAAATTTCTCCTACTTTTCCTTTGTTACATCCTAGACCTATCCACGTAATTTTTGGGAAATATTCAAAAATGTAACATAAGAATTTTACCACTACATCTGGAATTTCAAAATCATTGGAATATAGCATTACATATCCATCTTTATCGCTGTAATATCCTCTTATCGTATGGATGAAAGGTATACCTTCATCATTAAACCATTCTGCATGAGACGAATTCATATGTTTAGCAGAAGGAAACTTTACAAGTAAAGTTTCTGGATGGATATACAAAGGTTTTCTGTTCTTATGAAATTCTTCTAGTGTCATTTGTATAATATGTTATTTTATTAAATGACATAGAGTAATTATGCCATTTGTTACTTACTACAATATTTATCATATAAATTTATATTCTAGGTACTACATCTAAATCTGTCAGATAAAAGGAATGATCATCTATATCTTTTTGTATAAAGTATCCGTTTACTTCTATATTTTCACCCTGGAGAGTATGTATCATAACCTCTCTATCAGAATCAAATTGTTTAAGTATTTCAATTAACTGTCCTACTAACATCATCTTCGTCTAAGATAAATTTCTCCATTCCTATTTCAGGATATGCAAAACTACAAGATACATGATATCCTATACTTTTATCTGGAATTAGTACATTAAACCATGTATCATATTGCCATCCATTGTGCTCAAAAGAGCAGTCATTTATTTTCCATCCTAATTCTTCAAATACTTCTTCTAAAATACTATAATGTATTTGTCCACAAATAAATGTGTCTGGGTATTTAGATAAAATGGCTTTTAAACTTTCTTTGGTGGCCCTAATAGAAAAAGTTAGATTATCACAATATGGTACAGTACAGATATAATTGTAAATATATTTTCCTGCATCATAAAACTTTCCTTCCTTTTCAATTATATCTCGTATATCCGCTATAGCTTCAGCGCTTAATGTAATCATAAATTAAAATTTCCCCTCATTAGGTTGTAATACAGTCAAACCTAGGTCTCTGTACATTTGTACACATTTATAATTATCATCTAGTACAAACCATACATTATAATTAGGTTCGATCTTTTCCTTATAGATTCTTTCTTTAGTTGGAGCACCCTTGCTATAATCTTTATACGGTCTAAAGAATATATCATCATAGGGAATATCATGATTTTTAAGCCAAGATTTAGTGGCTTCTATAATATCTGGAGAACCCTCTCTTCCAGTTACAATGAGTACCTTAAAATGTTGCATATGCATAATTTGAACTAAATCACACACAGGTCTATTTGGAATATCAGTTAGCATACCTTCTGCCGCCCCATCTCCCCAGAAAGGTCTCTTTGTAGTGTTGAAACAGAGAGTAGAGTCCATATCTACTATAATAGCATTTTCCTTATCATGGCTATATGAATCCTCCATCTTGTTCATATTATCCACTACTCTCATTACCTCTTCGTGTATAATAAAATCTCTATATCTTTTCCAAGTATCACGAATAACTTTTTCTCCAACAGGGTTAGGTCTCATAGCATCACGACGAATACATTCTTCAACTGGAATAAAGAAATCTTTATATTCAACTTTATACTCCCAGCCATAAATGTAATTTTCGTTAAAATCTTTAACCATATTTTCTAACTCAGTGCAAGTCTTAGGGTTAAGATTCATATTATCAACCACAATATTATAACCTTTTTCCATACTGTTAGCTAGTACAGTATGATAAGTTGCAGTAACTATCTTCTCTCTGCTAGGAACCCAATAGTCTCCTAACATATTGCGAATATCATCATTATTAAACCTAACTCTGTGCTCTGGATCTTCATGGCACCATTGTTTAGCCCAAGTTGATTTACCAGATCCTTGAATGCCTCTACAAATAATTAATTTTCTTACCTCCATAATTTCTTCTTATATACATTTAATATTTCTATATCATTAATATCCACTGAACTGTACTTAGTCCAGTTACTTTCTTTTATTATACTTCTAATTTCATTATCATCTATTATTCCATTAAGATATCCTCTGCCTATATATTTTGGAAGTCTTATTTTCGGAGTTATCCAACAGCAATCAAACCATCCTTTTACATGATAAGAAGCATAATATTCATTAGTATCAATATCGTTTTCCATTATGTATAACAAAATCCACTAGCTACTTCAACCATAATTTTTAGAAGATCTTCGTCAGATAATATATTGTTTGCATCAGAAATGACTCTGTTTAATGATTCTCTAAATTCACTAATTGCATCATTCCTTATTTGTTCATAAATAGCATCAGAGCTAGATAATATATAATTTATTAGGTCACTCATTTGTTCTTCTACAAATTCATAACCCCTGTCGTTAAGAAAATCCCTTAAACATTCTTCGGTCAAATCTTCCTCCTTTATAGGAAGTTCTTCGTCATTTGTAGAACACACAAAATCCTCGGCTAACTCATCGAGTTCGTAATCAGTAGGTATTTTTCTTTCCATTTTAACTTATATTACATAAAACTTCAGAAAATCCTCCATATTTTAGATTACAAGTATTTATGAAATCTTGAATAAATTGCAACTGATTCAGGCAATACTCATAATCTTCTAGTTCTTCTTTTGTTTCCTCTATATACCAATCTTCTTCTGTAATAGAATTTGTAAATTCTTCATAACTTAAAACTTTAGGAAGACCTTGAAGATACTTAATGTACTCTTCTCTTTTGGATTTATATTTATCTATGGAATCTCTTAAAGATTTAATTTCTTTTTGACACTCTATAATACAACTATCAATTCCATCTTTTGTTAATACAGAGTATTTTTCTTCTTCACCGGCCCATACAGGATTAATACAGTCACTTACTATTCTGTATATCTTACAATTTCTGCTATAGGAATCAAATAGAATAACATCTCCCTGTTTATGATATTCTGTGTCTTTGATTCTTTCTATTTTATATAGATCAGATCTTACTCTGGCATAAATATTTAGATAACTACTCATATATACTTATAATTTCTACTATCTCATTATTAACGAACCATTCCAACTGTTTATACAAAGATTCCAATTCTGCCTCAGATAAATTAGGATTAGACATATCAGATAAAAGATCTTTTAGAGAAAAGTCCTTTTCCTCTTCTGAAACAAATAATCTTCCTAATTCGCTGCTTAGTAAAATATCAGCTCTAATAAGCAAAGGGACACTTTCATCATGAATAGTGTCCCTTACAATACCTTCTATATTTCTTTTTATTCTTTTATAATCAGAGATTATTTCGTGTATGTTTTCTATCATTATTGTTCAGCCTCAATATCAAATTCCCCTTTGTCCAAAGCTGCCCTCTCCTTTTCCAAGAATGCAAAACATTTTAGTTTATATACATCAATGTTAAGAGATTCATTTCTAATTACTATACCTTCATGTGGCACTTTGTTGATGCAACGAGGACTATACATTTCCATATTAAATCTCTTATCTTTAGATAGACATTCAACGAAGTTATCATTCCAATGGTTTGTTACGTCTAAGTCAGGATATAGATTTTTTGCATACCCATAGTAATATTGTTCTACAGGAGTCCATCCCATTTTTTCACATAACTGTTGAACTTGTCTAGCACTAAACTCATATACAGCACCGTCAAGATTGGTATAAGTAATACGATATACTTCTACTCCATAGTTTTTTCCATATTTCCATTTACTTGGAGATTCTGGTTTTTCAAATCCATAATCCCACTTTCCTTGAATAGGAGCACCATTAGGCCAATATCCTAATATCTCGTAATATACAGTCATACCTTTTGGAAGACTACCAAATAAGAGATTATGAATCTCATTTCTTCCCGTAACATCTGCTCCTCCATAATACCCAGATACTCTTTCATTTAGAATTGGATCTTGAATCACTTTTCTAGAACTGCAGAAACTATGGTATTCTTCTATATATTTCTGCCTTCTCATTATTTTATCGAAGAATGATTTAGGAAGTTGCTTTTTAATCATTACATTTGCAGAGATTCCGGAGGTTCCATGTACTTTTGCAGTAATAGAAATCAATGAATCAGGTTTGATTACATAAGGACATTTCTTTAGGAGGGTGGTATCTACGTGATAATGGAACTGTCCTTCTAAAACTTCTGCATCTGCTTTCTTTTTAGGTTGTTTTCCTTGTTTAGATCCTGAAGTTCCAGGTGTCCTTTGATATTTCGGAACATACTTTTTACATAGCAATTTTCCATCTATAGTATCAAAATCTACTCCTACTTCAGAGTCATCAATTACAACAGGACTGTCTATAAAACAATTAAAGGATTCTATAGGAATAATAAATCCTTCACTAATTTCTCCCTTTAATTTAATAGCTTTTACTCTTCCCTTGTCTTCAAACATCCCAGTTTTGGAATGATCAACATTCATGGAAGCATCTCTAAACAAATTATTTTTACCTAAAAATTCTTTGTCTATACAGCACTCTACCGGAAAATAAATATAAAACCCTGGCTTTGAGTCTATTCCGGTAATAACATTAAATCCATCTACCTTGCAGCATTTTAATTTAGTTACTTCTGGATTAGAATGAGAGTGAAATTCTTGGATATTCACGATTTTTGCTGCATAATTAGCATTGAAATTTTTACTTCTTGATAAATTCATCTGTTATTTTTGTTTTAATTTCGTTTAAAGCTTGTTTTAATTCCTCTATAAATTCTTCTTTAGTTAGTATTTCGGCATCAAAACTTATATTAGATACATCATCAAACCATTCCATATCTATAGGAATCATCAATTCTGTATCAATTTTTATACCAGCCACAGTACAACCTTCAGCTTCAGTTATATGATAAAGGCACTGGCAGTCCTTAATATATTTTCCTACCAATGCCTCTCCTATTAATTTATCTATTGTCATAGCATACTTTCTAAATATTCGTAAGTCTTGATCCCTACTACTCTTTCATTAGGTTTATCCTTTTTGATTATTAGTATAGTAGGAACATTTCTTACAGATTGTGCCCATTCATCAGGAACTCCGTCAGTACAATCAATTTCCTCGTATTCTATTTCTGGATGATTAGATATTAATTTATCTACTACCGGTTTCATTACCTTACATGGGCCACACGTTTGAGTATAAAATTTAATTAGTTTCATATAAGACTATTAATGTTGTCAAGTGTAGTTTTATCCCACACTTTCAGCGTGTTATAGAGTGATTCATATACTCCTTCATATAATTCCTCATCTTCTCCAGTTTCTTCTGTACCAGAAGCTTCAACTAGTCTTTCTGCTATTTTAGCAGCTATTTCTCTGGCATTTTGAAGCTTATATTTACTCATAATCTCTAATACATTTAAGTACTGGCTGCAATGGAACTCCGTCTTCTGAATAATAAAAGAATTTTACAGTAGCCATTTTGCCTACTATTTTGTCTATATCATTCCTGTATATTTGTTTAAGTTCTCTGCTTCCCATAGGTTTAGCCTTAAATTCTAATCCTTTGTCAGTTATACAAGTAAAACACATATCCTCATCCCTAAGTCCTTCTGATATTCCGGTTATTTCAAATTCCGCATCCTGGTACATTTTTACCTTAATCATATCATTGGTTCTCTTATTGATTCCATATGTCTTACTTGGATTACGTATAACAACTCCTTCAAAGCCTTCAGAAACATACTTATCATGCAGGGTTTTTATTTCACTCCATCCTTCACATGGGGTATGTTCTACCATAACTACCTTTATATCAGAATCTTGAAAGTATGGAGTTACTACGTCCTCTAACATTTCTAGTCTATCTTCGAATGTCAAATTAGGATCTACTATATCATAAATCCAATATTCTAAGGCTTCACATTTACTATAAACATCAGTTTCCAACCTAGCCAGACCACTTATGTATTGTAGAGGTCTTCCATGTATATACAATTCTCCATCCAGTATTATGTCAGGGTTTTCTTCAAATAACTTAATCATATCCGAATGCCCTGTTATATGTTTGGTAGAATAGTCATAATGTTGCCCTCCTCTGCTAGCTGTATGAACTTCCCCATCTTTGTAGTACATCAAGCATCGCACTCCATCTATCTTACGGCTAGCTAACCATTTTTTCTCTAAAGCAGAACTAGCTACCTTATTAAAGTCTTTAGCTAACATAGGTTTTACCATTCCGTTAGCATCTGTAGTATCAGTAGGAAGGATTTTATCTAAATCCTCCTTAGAATATTTGCTTATCTCTTTGTCTAAAAGTTTATATCCCTTGTCTTGATATTTTTTCAAGTGGGAATTATACTCTAATCTAGCTTGTTCAGTAACAGTACGTTTAGCTTTTCCTTTACTTATTACTATTTCAGGTTGAGTAGTTATTTTTCCTCCATATTGAGAAGTATATCGTCTAATAACGAATCCATTATGATCATCTTCCCATTGATAACTTATTTCTACTACTCTTATCTTACCTTTAGAATCCCTAGAAATTAAAGTATTTTGACCTATCACTTTTTAGACTTTACTGTATTTTTAGACTTAGGTTTTTCAGATAAGATCTCTTCTGCTGTTAAATTAGGAGTTATATTGTCTCTTACTGGTTCTGCTTCTGGAGTAGGTGTGGAAGATACTCCAGAATGCCCAAATCCTTGCTCTCCTCTGTCTGTAGAGTCTAACTCAAGAACAGTTTTCCAAGATATTTGTTCTACTTTACATATAACCATTTGAGCTATTCTATCTCCTTGTTTAATTTCAAAATTCTCATTTCCTAAATTAACAAGAACAACTCCTACGTTTCCTCTATAATCAGCATCAATAGTTCCTGGGGTATTTAAACAAGTAATACCTTTTTTAATAGCTAGCCCACTTCTAGGTCTAACTTGAGCTTCGTATCCTTCTGGTAAAGCTATAAATAGATTAGTAGGAATTAATGCTCTTCCTCCTGGACGGATAGTAACACTTTCCAATACTGTTTTATCTTCATTCCAAGTAGTAAAGGAATTAAATGCCATAATTTTTGATGTTACATCAGAAAAATCTGCCATTAAATCACATCCAGCAGAATTAGTTGTAGCATATTCTGGAAGTGAATTTTTTGATTTGTTTAATACTTTTACTTCAATCATTTACTGAATAATTATTTTTAAAATCATTAGCTTTTAGTACTTTCAAAAGTCTATTATCTTCATCAAATACTAAATAATCTCCATAATCAACATTTTGCCATCCATGTCTCTTAGTATTAACTAGTGATTGACCCATATGATCGTCCATATTATCTGGACCTATAGTATCAATTATTTCTGCAAGACTATGAGGTCCAAATTGGATAGCTCCTCTTTTTACTGGTTTAGGTGTACACTTAATCATATATTTTATGTTCTGTGTTAGTATCTATATCTAAAATAGAATTAGTCTCCAAGTTTAAACTAAATGGCCTTCTTACATCCAAACAAGCTATGTTTTTTGTAATATAGGGGGCACTCTCCAATTGAGTATGCCCCACTATTTGATAATATCCATCTATTAACTTATGTCTTTGAGATTCATTAATATCTGCCCAAACACAACTACCTACATCATCAAACCCTCCCCTCCAAGAACTTATATCTTCTAAGAAATTGGTAGAAAAGTTTTGGGATTTTAAATCATATATAGATATATCATATTTGTCCAACCATTCTTGATGTATTGCAGCATGGGAAAATATGAAATTTTTCTCTATATGGATGGTCTGAAATAAATCGCTATTATCTTGAAATAGTTGATTCATTTCACTTCTTTTTCTATAATTCAATCTGGAACAATCCATGAACTGTAGGCTTATATAATGCCAATCATGATTACCTTTCAGAAGAATTACCTTGTCCATATTGTCTCTTTTGAATTTTATAATCTCTTTAAAGTTAGAAATGGCAAAATCAAATGAGATAACTTCCCAAAAATAAGGATCTAAGTAATCTCCTAAAAATATTACTTTATCGTATTTGTCTATATTGTCTATAGCGTACTTCCAAAATGTTCTTCCATGAACATCTGGTATAATTAAAATCTTATTTGTCATAGTATTTCGTTATCTATATATTCTAAAATATTTGAAACAGTACATTCTCCTACTTCTGAATAGAATGCTTTTATTATTTCTTTATCATCATTATATATTGCACAAAATGGCAATAATCTGGCTCCACAAGACGCTTTTAGTTGCAAAGCATCTTTTCTTTGTTTATAATGTTCTTCGTTATAAGATACTAAATTAAACTTTATCAAAGAATTTTCATCTCTTTTATCCAAAGCTTTTGTTAATTGTTCTCCTATACTATCTCCTTGCCCTGCTGAATAAACAATTTTGATTGTCATACTAAAATATAAGCGTCCCCTCTAGTTCTAGATACAGCAACATACTGTAATTGTCTTAACTCTTCTGAATCTTGAACTTTTCCTATATTACCCATATCAACAAATACTCTATTGTAAGAACTTCCCTGTGACTTATGCACAGTAGAAGCATATCCATAATCAAAGGTTTTCTTTTTAATTACTCTATTGTCATAGAATAAATTAAACGGTGTAGCAAAACTATTTAAAGTTTCAAAATATCTTTTCCAAGTGTCAGTAGCTCTCTTGCCTTTAGACTTTAACTCCAATGCCCTTAATCTAGTAGTTTCTATTAAGTTAGATAAATTAATAAGGGTTTGAGTATCATTTTCTCTAGATATAACAAATACACTGTGAGTACTTTTATAAACAGAATCATATAACTCTAAATTGTATCCAAGTATAGATTCATTCATATTAGGTATCCTTTTACTTATTTGGAAGGGATCATTAGTTATTACATAATCTAATGAATTCCAAAATTTATAATTATCATACTCAAAATTATCATATCCAGTTAAAATCTCTCCTTTATTAAACTCTTTGTCAGAGTCTTTCTCAAATATCACTTTTCTCGCTACGTTATTAAATGAATTAACTCTAGCATTAGTGTATGCTAATATTTTACAATTTAATACGTTTTTTGTACTTACTGATTCCTTGAGAAATGGCTGAGCAGCCAACATAAAATCCTTTGCGGAATTATATACATTAAACGAATCATGTTCTCCTTTCATTGTTTCAAATTTAGAAGTAGCATGATCTCTAAGGGTTGATAATATAGACAATACAGGACTATCTTTTGCCTGCCTATATATCTTAGTTAAGGTTATAATATTTGGAAGATTAAATACCTTAGAAGTAGTTTTTGCCTTTACTGGCTGAATTTGCTTTATATCCCCCACAAACACTATTTTAGCTTTTACTGATCCACATTTGTCAATTAGCAATTGAAATAGATCATCATTTATCATTGAAGCCTCATCCACTATAACTATTCCGTTATATGGTATAGTCATACTAAAATTAGGATTTGATTTTGATGTCTCGAAAATTAACTCTCTATAGTCTAGAGCAAATATTTCTATATTGGGAGACAATGCTAATAACTGATGCACTGTCTGCGCCTCATTGCCAGTAAGAGCTTCTATAACTAATTTGGCTTTATGTGTTGGGGCAGCTAAGGCATAACTAATTTCTTCATCATCCAAGTAATCAATGAACTCCCTTAATATTGTGGTTTTACCTGTTCCGGCACTACCACTTAAAGTAATACATTTTTCTTTATTTGATACAAATTCTTCCAACTTTTTTAAAGCATCTATTTGTTCTTCTCCTAGTTTTACTGTTTCTATTTTTGGTTTTAATGAAAATGTAAATCCAGCTCCAAACATTTACTTCCAAAATACTTCTGTTATGTCTTCTAATCCATATATTGGATTACCTTTTTCATCTAATTCTTTACACATTTTGACTTCATATAATCTTTGATTAGTGGTAGGACTTTTTAAACCTCCCAGTTCCTCAATATAAGGACCTAATTTAATATAGTTGAATTTGGATATATCTATATTTTTCGGAAGCTCTTGCCTTCCTGAATACCAGGCATATCTTAATCCAGCTATATTCCTTACTAATTCAGAAAAATACTCTACTTCTTGTGGTTCAGAATCGCCTCCCATCATAGCTACACAGGTTATTCCTTTGTTCTTTTTAAGCAATTCCAAAAGAGAGTGGGCTGTTAATTCAGTTCCAATGTCCTCCGCCAAGTAAGAGCTATGGCAGCCCTTACAATGGCATGGACAATTGGATATATTTATTGCTAAAGTAGTTTCATTAGGAATTTCCTGGAATACTACATCAGTGTTTACATATTTCAACATTTATCCTTTATAATAATATCGTTTATTTGCTTCTCTTTGTCTAGCTTCACTAAAATTAGACACTCTTTTTAGATATCCTATAACTCTAGTAGCATAGTCTATATTCTTGCTTCCACAAGATGGACATTCATGTAAATATCTTTTATCTATGTGTCCACACTCATTACAGATGGTGTTAGGAATGTTAAAAGTAAAATAATTTGTCCCATTCACTGCCGCCACTTTCAGTAGATTTCTATATTGGTCTTTAGTTAAATGCTCCTCTAGGTTCATATGTAGAGCACTACCTCCATCAAGGTATTTGACATAGTCTCCACCATGTAGCTTGAATTTATCTAGCACATTTAGTGTAGTATCCTCTACCTTGTAGAAATAAGAATTATAACATTCTCTAGGTACTATATATCCCGATTCCTTATCCCATTTGGCATGTTTAACTCCAAGAGATTCAGCTGGAACAAATTCTGTATTAAACATAAGTTCTTTTGTTCTAGCTTTTTTATTTTCTTCACTTATAGAAGATAGAATAGATTGCATAAATTCCTTATATGTAGGATTATCACTTATGTCTATACCTAGATATTCGGCTGCTTCTACTACTCCATTTATTCCTATAGTTAAATATTGCTTATCCAAGGAGATAAATCCAGCTTTATACACTGGCAATAATCCCTCTTCATAAAACTCTTTTAGTAGCTCATTAAAAGCAGTTTGATATTTATGTACTTTTCTAACATTTTCTCTTAGATAATCTAGCATATCATATCCATTTCTTACTGCATTTTGCACTAAACGGTTAATATTAAGAGTCATTACTGATTTAGAACCAGTGGCGATACCTCCTGCTCCTAGAGAATAACTAAATTGATTTTCAGTTACTTCATTTCTTAGTCTGCAACAACTTGATAAACTATCAGCAGAATCAGACATATAAGTGAAGAAGGAATGTCCTTCTGCGTACATTTCAGCGGTAAAATCAGCATACTCTTTATCGACCACATCTTGTCCATCTGTTAATAAAGCCATAGTTTCTACTGGAAACGTAAGAATAGTTTTAGTTCTTTCTTTATTGAACCACTTCATAAATTTCTTTTGAAGCCAATTAAGGGAATCCCACTTTGGTTGAGTTCCATCAGGAAAATAAAACTCTCCAAACATTCCATCGAAGTAGTTCTTATCAAAATAACTTATATTCCAGAAAATACTTTGAAATCCCCTTGCAGCAGCAGGCTGATTCATGGAATACACTATTTGTTGGAATTTTTGTTCAATTACTTTTTCTATTGTTCTGGTTTCAGTAAGTTTAGCAGAGTTTATAGAATTTAATTGTGCTCCTTCTAGTGTGGTATCAGTTTCAAATCTCATCTGGCAGTTAGCATCAGGATATTTATAATAGTCGTCACCCCATTCTTTACGGGCAAAATAATCAAAATACATTAAAAACTCACCAGTTGCTAAAGCTCCTGCAAACTGAGAACTTACAGCAAAGCACAAATTAATAAATATTCCACAGAAGGAATCTAAATTTTTTGGCTTTGCGGATAACCCTCCTAAATCCTGTAAACCATTTAAAAGAAATGGATACATAGTTATAGCTACACAGTATGGCATGATACTAGTTTCATCATGCTTATACAGCTCATGAGATTCCAATTGCCTAATATATTCTTTAGCCAAATCCTCTCCATAAAGTTCCCTAATTTTATCTACCAACCTAGCCCTATTTAATTTAATAGTATCAGCTTTAAATAATTCTGCATTAAGAGTAGCAACATTCTTCTCAGTTACGTTAGCATTAGAGTCTACTTTGCTACCTGTGGCTGCATTAATAGCTCTGGCGTAATCTTTTATAAATTTCTTTTTAGCAATTATAGCCTGCTTTTCATCTTCCTTATACCTATATATAATAAATGTCTTAGCAACCTCTCCATAGTCATTCATCATGAGAGCGTTTTCCACTTGATTTTGTATTTGCTGAGCACTTACTATATTTTGAAAACACATATCATCTACTATTTGATCTATGATTTCATCATCTACAGGTTCATTACAAGCATGAAATGCTTTAATTAAAGATTGTTCCAGTTTATCCCAATTAAACGGCTCTACTGTATGATTACGTTTTATTACTAGCATTAAAGTTCAAGTATTGTTTTTAATAGTAAGGTCTTTTCTACCTTATTCATAATATCTTTATCGTCATCAGTTATAATCTGAGTAAAGGCATTATAAACAGTAAACATATCTACTTGGTCCACATCCTCCTCTATATAATAAGGGGATTTAGCATCTATGAATAATTTTTTAAATGCTGTTACTGGAGAAGATGTAGCTAATTTTACCTTACCATATCCTCCATCATAACTTCTAACCATAGAATTATGAACCCATCTTCCTAATTCTCTTTCTAAACTTTCTCTGTCTCTACTAAAAAATGTGTCAGATAATTTTTCTAACCATACTTTCACATCATTAGTTTGCTCCATTAAAGTTTTAATTGGTCTATAATCTATGGCTGTATTTGGTTCTAACTCTTGAGTATTTAAAAATGAAGGGTTAAATACACATAGGTTAGTACAAGCCATATTTAAAGCACCTCTATAAATCTTAACGATTGGCTTTCTAACATCCAATCCGTATAAGAATCCTACAACCTCTTGATGGTTATCAAATATACCTTCTCCTGGCATAACAGCCTGGACCCATACTCTATTATAAGTAATATCCTCTGTGGAATCCAATTTGGTAATCTGATCTGGCAATCTAACCTCTACTCTAATATCATCTGTGAATTTGCTCATTCGATCTAGGAACGGTTCTACATAGCTTTTAGTTGGAAGATATTCTCTATCTTTAATAATCGTTCCTTTACCTTTTAATAACTCATCAATACTAATTTTCATTCAAATTATATTAAATAGTACCTACTACCGTAGTTAACTAATGAATTTTCCACTACCTTATCAACACATTCTAAAGTATCTAATACATAAGATGCTTGAGTTCTAGTCATATCTAAACATTCAGTTAAAACTGAGTAGGCTGCCTCTCTATCAGACTCAAATTCTCCAAAATACTCGTCTAAAGCTTCATACATAGCACTCTTTCCTAAAGATATGTTGTCTCCATTCAGGTCCAAGTAAGATAAAATAATGTCTTGATCTTCTTCATCAAACTCCATTAATTCCCTATATCCCTCAAAAATCTCATCTATTTTTGCACCATCAAAAGACATACACACATCTAGGCTTCCAGTTAACTCTATAGTAAAGTCTTCCATAGTTCTATCTATTACTTGGTCTTGGTTACAATCAAGTAATTTCATAAGTCTGAATTTTAATAAATCGTATGTCTCAAACTTACTTAGAAATAATTCCAAATTTCCATCACTTAGTTTTATATCAATCATTATTTTGTAATTCTATAGTGCCATTAAGTAATATATTATCTTCTATTATGTGATAATTTACATGTGCAGGAGTGTTGCCATATCCTAACATACAATAATCTGAAGAACCGAAAAACGATCCAACTTTCCAATATTTGAAAGCTTTTCCTCTGCCCATAGCTTCATTATGCAAATCTCCACTAACTATATTTACATTTTTCTTAAGATTTGGCTGAGATGCAATGTATTGAGTTAAAAGGACCTCATTTTTAGGATCTAAGTTCATAGGTAATCCTTTTTTCATAAATTTATCATCTTTGCCATGACATATAAAATACGTATATTCATCAACATCATATCTCAAAAAGAATGAATCAGATACATATACTTCTATATCTGGATATTCCAATTTTAACTGAGCTGCTACTAGATTAGAAGCTGTCCATTCTGTAATACCTCCGTGATTACCGCAGGGCACTGATAAAAAGCTATAAGATTCAGCCAGCTTTAAATTTATCATTTCTTGGAACAAATATCTAATAGCTGAAATATATCCATAAACTTGCTCTTTATTATCCATATTTTGAGGCATGAAATGATCTCTCCTTGCAGTTTGATTGTCCATTCCATCCAATGCATCTCCCACATTTACTACTACTATTTTGTAAAATCTTCCCAGACTATACAAATAAGAGATAATAGTGATAATTCTTTCCTGCACTGCCTCCATATCATAGTTGTTTTCATACATAGATCCAGATTCTACTTTAGCTCCTATGTGCATATCGGCTAGGAATAAGATCAAAGTCTTAGAGTTGTCATTTTTAATGATTGGAATAGGCTTTCTTTCAAATTCAATATTGGGGTTGTTGACGAAATTTTCCATAAGAGAATTAAAATACTCCCTAGAATTTTTTAATTCATTGATTTCTGAAGCCATTTTGTTAATGACATTCTTAAAATCCCTCTCTTGTCTAGCATCTGCATATTTGAAAGCTGCTCTTTCTTTTAGGCTCATTCTATATTCTGATAGTTGCTCTTCTGTTAATTCTTCCCCCATGTGAGGAGGGAACCAAGCACTATCTTTAGTCAATTTGAATGCCCTGAATATCTTCTTTACTTCTGATAAAGTAAATCTTGGAAACTCATTTGTTACATTTCTAGCTGTAACATTACCACCATAATAAGTATAAAGTCCAAACAATTTTTCAGCCTCATCCCTAGAAAGCTCTGCATAGAAATCTCTTGAATCTCGTACTTTAACATCTACCTTATATTTTACAATCTTTCCTTTTCCAGAATCTAATTTAACAGTATTACTTCTAACGATAGTTACTGATGCTAAAGATTCTGATTCTTTATAATCTTCAACTTCTGTGCAAATTTCTTCCTTAAATGTACTCATATTTTTCAAATTTCTTTGTTTTACTATAGTTTAATTTGAGAGAAATTTTAATCTATTAATTTCTCAATTTTTTCTTTCAATTCTTCTCCGTTATATTCTGATAAAAGCCTCTTTATTTCAGCTTTTAGATCTAAATCAGGAAGCTCGTCAGTATACTCTTCCTTAAATTCGGTAGTACTTTTAATGACAGTATCAGAAAATATATCCTCTATATTTCTCCTATCAGTATCCCACCTTTTATTAACTACATCATCATATAATTGTACTACTTCTTGATATAGAGCATTTTCTATATCATGCTGTAGCTTTATGTTTCTTACAGCTTGATATAAGTAGTTACTGGATAAAGAATTGTTAATACATACTTTTTGCAAACTTATTTTTTGCTGTTTTGCTTCTGTTAATAAATCTATTACTTTATGATATGTATCTAATCTTGTTGCCATAAAATTTTACTTATATAAAAAAATAAAGGAGGACTATCTGTAATCAGATAACCCTCCTATAAAGATATTGCGAGAGAAGTAAAATTAGTCTTTCTCGATTCCGAAGAAGATGTAATGACCTTCTTTTGAACTCTTAGACGGAGCATAATCCATTGTAAATGCAATTGGTTCACCCTCTGCAACTTCCTTAGTATAATTGCAAATTACAGAACCTCTGTATCCACCTTCTGTATACAGCTTCTTAGCTAGTTCTTTAGCCTTAGCTTTGTTTTCAGTTGTCTTTGCTAGTTCTTCTCCAGTTTCTTTGTTCTTAATAATATAAGTAGTTACATACTTACGTTTTCCTTTTTCATTTACTACATCATTCATTTTGTAAGGACGTTCCCTTGTATCAGCAGACCCCGGTTTATAAGTGATGGAGCAAGCTGTTCCTGGTGCATTCTTCGTGTGCTTCTCTAAATAGTTAGCACAAAATGTCTTAAATTCCTTGTCTAATGGAGAAGGCTCTCCTGCTTTCTTCCATGCCTGTGTAGCATCACGTTGTACGAAAAATGTGTCCTTTACTTGTTCTACTGCTTCTGCTCTAGTAAATGCTTTTACTTCTACTCTCTTAAAATTAGCCATAATTATTACAATTTAAAAATTCATTAATTCATTATCCTTGATCTCGTTGCTTTTTGTACTACAAAGATAGTACTTTTAGGTGAGTCCACCAAATCTTTTTGTGTTAAATTTTGTAGTTTTGAACTACTCTTTCTTCCCGAAAGAGTGATACAAAGATACTACAAAAACTTGATCTGACCAAATGGTCTGTGGATAAAAAAATCTAAAATTGTAATTTTTTGATCTGGCTTTTCTTGTTTATATAAAAGTTATTAATACTTACTTCCTATGATTCATCTCATAATAAGTATCAACACTTTCTCTGAACCACAATTCTGGAGTATCCTCACAAATACCCAGATTTATAAGAGCTTGCCCAAATCTTAATTCAGGATACTCTTTTAACATATTAGATAGCTCGTCAAGAATTTTAATATTATATTCATTTCTGCAAGCTATTTTTTCATTTACATTCAAAATGGGAGCCAATTGTCTAATATATTATTTATTTGAGTTATCATTTCCTTAGCGGACTTGCATCCACAGGTATTAAATGTTTTTACACCATACATGAAGTCTTCACATACTATAGATAATCCTCTAACATACTCCTGTGGAAAATGTCTTCCCTCAGTCACTTTCATTATTACTTGATAACAAGTGGCATCTGGATTTTTTTGTCTAGCTTGATAAGTCAAAAATCCTACTAAGGAAATAAGACCAAATTTGTTATTTATATCTCCAGCTATACCTCCCAAACTAAAGTACTTAGAATATATTCCCTTTAGTTCCTCATAATTCGGGTTGTTCAATATCGTATCCATATTGTTCGTGATATGCTACTCTTTTAAGTAATTCAGAAAATTCATTCATGCCTCTCTTTATATGAGTATCTAGTACCTTAAATACTCCAGAATTATAAGGAGGTATTGTAGATACTAATAACATATTAGATTTCATACTCAATTTTTGATCTTGACCAAGTAACAAGAATAGTAGCCAACTATACATAGCCATCTGTCTATAATAGTGGTACTTATAAAAACTATTTTGAAACTCAGAGATTTCGTGCCCAGTAGTTTTTAAATCATTAATGACCAATTCCCCTATTGATTCATCCCAAGTATAATTATCTATCTTGGCTTTCAAAGATAATATTCTTTCTTCTTTACTTGGGTAAATGGCCTTTACATCTAAGAGAATACATATCTCATTCTTTGATTCTGGTTCTGACAATAAACTATCAGGATTTAATAGTTTTTGTATTTCCTGATTATTTTTTACTGATTTTAAGCATTCTCTTAGCTTAAATCTAGATTTCTCATCTAAATAAATAGGCTCTTTTAACTCATTAAAACTACTTCCATTTTCATAGGCTCTCCTTTGAGAATGATAATCTTTACATTTCAACCTCAAAGCATCAGCCTTTTTATCATCCATTTTCCCCTTATAGTAGTCTATTTTGTCTGACGCTTTAATTATATCATCAAAAGTTATATCCCCATTTTTAATAAATATAGGATATAATTCGTCTGCCATAAACCCAGCTTTAGCTGTAGGTCTATTTACATTTTCTATAAGAGTAAAATCATCTGGCTGCAATATTAGTTGATGAACAGCACTTCCAAACACCATAGAATCCATGTACTTAGGATGAGCACTCAATCCCTCATAGTATAATTGAGGACTACCTCCTTGTTCGGGATTTATAAGAGATAGACTTGAATTACTTATGTATTTTTTGTATTCTTGGCTAAAATACTCCTGATCAGATATATCTAATGCTTTTATAGATTCTAATATAGGAATTATTTTTATATCACTCAATTTCATGTATAAGAAAACTTAGTTCATATTCTACACAAGTATCTAAGTTTTCATATATCTTTATAATCCCATTTGAATAATCCATAAGTATAGAGCTTACCTTATCTCCTTTTTTATACTTTCCAACATCAGTATTAAAAGTACAATTATAAAACTCTACCACTAGAAAATCCATTTCATCCCAATCTTTCCAATCAAAAAGTTGTTTTTCCATTCAATATTCTATATGCTTCAACAATTTCATCTATGTCCAAACTATATATTCTGTATTCTGGGCCAGCATATTGATTATGAGGTCTATCAATTAATAAAGCTGGAACTCCAGATTGAATACATTTATAAACATTAGATACAGAATCGTCGATTAGTACATCACATCTTCCTTTAATCAAATCAGCCTTATTCCCATGTTGGTATATCATTTGATATATAGGTCTGTCAGGAAAACCATTATCAATCAACCATTTTCTGCTCCAAGATTTAGGATTTATTCTCTTAGTGCAGTACATTTCTGGAATAAAGTTAATCCAGTCTATTTTAGGAAGACTTAACCAGAAATCTCTATCTCTTCTTAATTTATAAACATTTCTAGTTATTATATATCCTTCCATTACCTTAGGGTTTTTATCGGCATTAAATTTTTCTTCATATGCCTGATAAAAACCTCCTAATGTGTCGTCAATGTCTAACGCAATTCTTAATCTATTCATCTTATTTGTTTAAAATTCAGATATTTCGTAAAAATTTCCTATTGCATATCCTGCTTCTTCCATAATGGCTACAAAGTCTTCCCAGTCTGCTGGAACATCCTCATCACTTGGAAGATATAGATCAATAAATCGATCCTCAGCAGATGCTAAACTTCTGGCTGTAATTTTTTCTATAAAAACAGAGCTTCCATCGAAAACAGGTATCAAATAAGTATTCATTGTTGTTTGATGAAATTATCGAAATCATTAATAACCTTAATCATCTCTTTTGGTAATATTTCCAGAGCGTAGTCTTTCATATCTTCATTCATTTCTTTCCAATAAGCATATGCTATGCTTCCAGATATTGCTCCTATTGTATCTGCATCCCCACCTAAATATATAGCATTTCTAATACAACTCTCATAGCTGGTAGATTCTAGAAAACATCTAATAGCCTGGGGCACAGACCCTTCACAACTAGAGTCAAAGGTATATCCTTTTCTTACTTTTTCAATAGGTGCATCAAAATCATAGTTTGGGTAATATTCAGAAGCAATATCAGTTAATTCTTTCTTTGTGTAACCTTCACGAGCAGACCATATCAAATCAGCTACACAATTAGCTCCTATAATTCCTTTCTTATGATTATGTGTTATTTCTGCCTGCTTGGTGGAAAAATAAAGAACATCCTCATATTCATACAAATATCCACATGGACTAACCCTCATTGCCGAGCCATTACCATAACTACCATAAGGTTCTTTCTTGTCAGAAACTATCCATTTTTTAAATAATTTACCGTATCCAGCATATGGATACTTACTACACCACTTTGATACAAAAGTTGTAAAATCAGGATTCTTTGGATTATGAATAATAGCTTCAGCTACACCTATTGTACATACTGTATCATCAGTGAATTTTCCCTTATTTTCGAATAGGTCAAAACATGGACTATTTTGTCTAGATTTTTTAAATTCATAGGGCTGACCAAATATATCTCCTACTATTGCTCCTAATAATAAGTTATTCATGATTGAGTTTTTGCATATTTTAAATAAGACCCTGGAAACCTATACTGTAGTTTATTATAAAATACTATTAAGTCATTTGTATTAGAATCACTACATAATGATGCTCCATTAGTAGCCGTTTCTAGCTTATAGGAATCAGAGTCCAAATCGTACAATATTACTCCTATAAAATCTCCATTTTTACTAAATACTAGAAATAAACCTTGATCTGCATTTCCATCACATAAATCTACCGTTTCATGAGAATCAGGTAGAACTACATCCAACATTTTCATAAGTTGATTTCTTTGATTGGTTTTAGGTTAAATGAACTGGGAGTTATTTTTACACAATCCTTAGTTAGGATAATATTCTTACTAAGAGATTCTGCTGGGTACATCCAGGTTTTAATTTTATTACTCTTTTCTAGTTGATTAATAAAATGAGCACCAAAGGACACATTTTTATATTTCCAAGGATCTTTATACAGAACATCTTCTAGATACTCCCATGTTCCTTCTTGTAATCCTTCTTTACTTCTACCAGATGGCATCAGTGGTAATAACACATGATAATAAATATTTTTACCATATTCTTCTACCACTTTTAAAAACTCATCCACTGACTTATTATCTGATATGATGTGGTGTATATTCACTTTTACATCAGATAAAGACAATAAATTGTTTACGGCTTTTGTAGCTCTTTCCCTTAAAACCGGATTACTAAAGCTAACAGCTACTCCACCACAATATTTAGATGTATACTCCAATATATTTCTAGCCAAAGAAGTAGACTCATCCGATAATACAATTCCGTTAGTAGTATAATTAGGGACTACTCCGCTATCATATACTGTTTTTAGAAACTCACAAAATTGAGGATGAATAGTAGGTTCTCCAGTAGAACCAATTGCTATTTGAAAAGGCTTCTCTGTAACAATAACATTAGTACTTTCTACCTGTTTATCTTCAGGGAATGTAGTCATCCATTTTTTCCATGTTTCACAAATGTCTTGAAAATCAGTTCCTTTATTTGTAGCACTCACATAGCAGAATGGACATTCAGCATTACACCTAGTGTTAATACCTACGTCATAAAACTCACTTCTGTCAGGTTCCAATTCACTAGCTACCCCTCTACCTAATCTTACTGTTTTAAGATTATGCCAAATAGCATGATAATTCTTGTTAGGAAATTTTCTTACTTTAATCTTACTAAATAAATCTTCGTGCTTGTTCATATTTTTATAAAAAATCTATTGTATAATTTCCTGGTATATTATGAGTTTTAAGAACAGCTTCTAATCCTGCTCTATAAAAGGTGTCACAGTCTTCATATCCAGAACCATATGGCATTGTTATATCAATCCATGCTTCTGGAAGATTATTCCACTCTTCCTCACTATACCATATTTTATCCTCATCCTCCTTCTTTCTATAATCAACTACTGGGTGTATTTCTGAATCACCATCTGTAGGTAAAATCCCACTCAGTATTTCATAGATAAATTCGCAGACGTCCTTTTCAGCGCTAATAGTGCAAAATACTTCACTACTACTGTTTGTTATTATGTCTCCGAATGATTGTATATTAATGCCAATATTCTGATGCATAGCATTCACTCCTTGCATTGTCATAGACTTCTTCACATGTAGGAAAATGATCCTCAATCTCTACTATGTATAAACCCTTTAAAGTATTAAATTCTTCAGAGTTATTATCTACGATTTCATCCCAATCATTAGTTCTCCAATTATATTTTATAGATAAGTAATTGCAGAACAACTCATCATATTCACTATGACTTTTTATCCAATCTAAATCTCCTATTGCACAAATATCTATGCACTCATCACTTATATTTCTATAATTGTCCACATAATCTGGATGCATTAGAAATACTTCCGAACTAGAGTTAGTTATCAAGTCACTGAATGATTGTATAGCACTTATAAATTTCATTGTTCTATTTTATTACCGTCATCATCTACTATATAATCGTCTTCATTCCAGCTCAATAGCTTTACTACTCTCCCCTCTTTGTTTCTCGCTACTGGGCACTCGCAATCTACTACAAACAAATTTTCCAAAATCCAGTCTATAGTATGTGTAAACCCATGATCAATATCCACACTTATTTCCTTTTCTAGTTCTTCTAAAGGCTTCTTATTACCTATAGCATGTACTTCCTTAGTATATAAGTGTTTTTTGTTTTCGGGTATATAAGACAAATATTCTTGATAGTAATCATCAAAGGTTTTAACTTCTAATATACCTCCCATCCCTGAACTAATGTCATATTTTTCTTTTTCTTCATCTGACATTTCTACCCAATTTTCCCAACTTCCATTATACTTAAATTGGGAATGCACCTTCTCTATCAAGGACTGTAATTCTTTTTTAGGCATATCAGTCCTAATACTGAATATTTCTGAACTGGAATTAGTTATTACATCTGAAATTGATTGGACTTTTATACTTAGTTGCATATCTCTAGTACTTTTAATTGTTTATTTATAAGAGGAAGTTCTTCCTTATCTATAGATACCCAAATAGACCTTTTCAAATCTGACAGAAGAGAATCATAAGATAAGGAAAAAATTTCTTCAGTGGCTAAGTTCCTCTTACTCTTTTTTACTGAATTTTTATACTTGGAAAACATTTCTCCAAATGTATATGTTATTGGGGAATATCCTAATAACTCCTTTAGAAGATTTAGAACATTATCACTATACTCAACAATAGCTAGCATCGTAATCAAATAAGCCGTTGATCTTATTCAGGATAGCTGCATTATGTATGTTACTTGGATCCTTTGATTTAATAACATAGGAAGAATCATAATACCACTCTGGATCTGATTCATTATGTGATTTAGCAAATTCATCCAAGCTTAAACTACCACAATTATTTACCATATAGTGGTATATTTTCTCTTCTACATCGGACGCATCACTCCAGAGTCTTTTAGAAACTTTATCATCATAATTTTTTAATAATTCCTCAAGATCTGGATGTTTACCAGGATTTTCTTCTATTTCCTCTTTAGCTTCATCAACATACCATCCATCTGTATCTCCAACTTCCAAATTATATTCCACTTTTATAGTGAATAGATCGTCGCAGGTTAAATCAGATCCAGCAGATTTTAAAACAGCATTTATAATCTCTTTTACAGCTTCTGGGCTAGTAGCCCAAGTAAAGACGGATGTAGAGCTATTTGTAATTAAGTCTACGTATGATTGTATAATGTATTTCATTTTACTTGTGTATTTATCCCAGATGTATATGGAATCCGTTTAGTAGTTCTGTGATTATATCAAAGGTATCATAAGGAATAGAATTGTCTTCTGTACTTATTATAAGAATTTTTCCATCTAAGTATTGTAAAGTTTCTTCTTCCTTTGGATTCCACCATGACGGTAATGGTTTTCCGGATTTTTCATATTCCTGAAAAAAGATTTTGCATTTTTCTAAAGCTCCTGGAATTTCCATCACATCATAATAATCACACCCTCTTTCTCCTTCCATTTTATATCCTAATCCCTCTAAAAAATCGAAATATTCTATAAGAAACATATAGGTATTTTTATAGTATTTTCCATCAAGATTAGATGCACTCTCCATTCTATACCTCGCTAAGGCGTATTCGTCTTCTAAATCTATAAACCATCCTTCTACTGTGCCATAGTAACTTCCATATCCCAATTTCCTTTATACATTAAAGTGTATGGGTCTGCTGGTCTATTATAAAAAGCCTTTCTGTAGTCATTCAAAGAAAATCTCATAGGTTCTTCAAACCCAGTGGTTATTTCTTTAAGAACATTAAATACTTGCTCTTCAGTTAATTTCGTATCAGTTACGAATAATTCTGAAGAAGAATTGGTCACTACGTCACTAAAGGATTGCATAATATTCAGATGTTATATTTTGTGAGCCAAATATTAATTTAAGTATGCTAGATATGTCTTCTCCTACATTGCACATAACTGGATAACTTAATATCAATTCTCCAGGAGACTCTTCATAAATATCTCCAAGAATAGTATCATCGTCATCCTCTATATTATATCCCCATTTTTTAAGTATTTTATTCCATACTTCTCTGAAGGTTTCTGGAGATACGTCTGTGCGTATAGAAAATATTTCGGAACTAGAATTAGTTATTATATCTGAGACACTTTGTATATTTACTTTAAATCTTGTCATAAATACAAAAAGCTGCCCTTATTGGGCAGCTTTAATTAATTGGTAAAAATATTCTTTAGGAAGGATTACTACTTCCCCCTCACTAGACATATTAACCTGTCCTTCTTTTACATTCTGTTTATTCCAGAATATAACGAGAGGTTTATCTTTTAATGGACAAGCCTCTGCTATAGCATGATAAGAAGGAGTAGGTTTAGTACATTTTATTTGAGCGTAAAAGGGAAGTCTGCCAGATGGATCTATTAAATCCACCTTCATGTTATCCATTTTCTTACTTTCTCCAGCCGAAGTTACTAGTTCTGGATATCCCAGTTCTTTTAATTCATTTCTTATTTTATACTCATATGCTCTTCCCTTATTTTTAGCATATTTTCCTCCTCTTCTTTTGGTTTTTGCTTTTTCCTCATCACATTTAATACATCCGCTTCTTACTAAATGCGATTTTGCTTTTTGGGTAACTTCCCCATGTATAGGGCAAATAAACGTAAATGGTTCATCTAATCCTTTGTATTCAGAAGAGGAATAGTCATATTTGTCTCCATGTTTTGGTTTACATTTTTTCTCGATAAATTCTTCAGTCGTGTATTTAGCCATTGTATTCCGTCATTAATTAACTCGATCGTCTTATCTCTTCCATATTTTTTATAAAAATCTGAAATATCCTTTGCACCATAATGTTTAGGAATAAAAAGACAGTGACATCCGAATTTCTTCTTAATTTTGAACATGTTGCTTATACCAGCTGAATCATTATCATAAAAGACTACTATGACTTTAAATTTTCTCTTTAGTACTTCATACTGTTCTTCAGTTAAAAATAAGTTTTCAGAATTTGGAGCTATAGCTGTTATGCCTAATCCATATAAGCACATAACATCCTTCATGCTTTTAGTAATAACGCATAGATCCCCCGATTCAGGTAATTGTTTACTTCCTTGAATTAATTTAGATGGCCAATTGGATAAGAACCTAAATCTGGTTCTAAAAGGAAAATACATTCTCCATAATTCCATATTATTTTTGGATCCATAGTAATATCCAAAAATAAAATTATTAGGAGATGAAGATGTAAAATAACCTCCATTTAGAAAAACTGATTTGCAAGAATATACATTAAATTTGCTCAGGGTAGATTCCTCTACTCCGTAAGATTTCCACCATTCCAATTCTTTTTTTGTAAATGGCTGTATTTGAGCTTGCAGAATACAAGATTCTGTTTCTTTAAGTATGTTTCCACTGTACTCTATAAGTTTTTCATGTTTTTTTAAATCCTTTCTATGTATAATTCCAAAATCATTAGCTATAATTTGTAAAGCTTTATGAAATGAACATCCATATTTATACATTACTAAATTAAAACAATTTCCATAAAAATCGCCTCTAAAATCTTTAAAGATTAAGTCTCCACGCTTATTTTTAAAAAAAGCACATGTGGGATTTTCATCCTTCCTTAAAGGAGAACAAAACAACCCTTTGCCAACATGGACACCTAAATAGTGTTCCATAATGGCTTCTTGGGATAGTCTCTGTAATATTAATTCCTTAGTTATTGTTGGTTCAATTTGTATTTCCATATACTATCAATTAAACCACAAAGTTACTAAGAAATTTTTATAACTCAAAATCTAATGGATCAGAGTCTTCTGCTTGAACAGGTTGTCCTACTGCATTTGGTTTACTTGCTCCTGAGTCTAGGGAAGGCATCTTAGTAGGAGTAGCTGTCTCCATATCCTTCTTCCTATCCAGTTCGTAAGGAGTAAATCCTAGTTTCTGACCAATACAATTATTTGTAATAACTGCTTCTCCACCTGGCTCGAATACAGACAATAAATAAGGAAAACGAGGTTTATTGTCCTTATCTCCTATTAACTTAATTTTGGTCTGGAAACCAATTTTTGATTTGGTTTCTGATTCTAAGAACTTACATAACTTCTCAAATGTGGTACTTTTCCCAGATAATTTATTTAAGGCTTCTGGACAAACCTCAGCTAATAAATGTCCAATGGTTTTAGTAAATACCTCTAGATTAGAAGGATTCTCCATTTCATGTCCATTGCTGTTTTTACGGGTAGTTCTTTTCTCATCTCCTGGTTTAGGTGCAAACAGAGTATGAGTAAATTGACCTTCATCGTTCTTGAATTTGATTCTAAGAACTTCGTACTTCGCAGTAGGATCTTTCTTACCATCAAATTGTGCATATTCTACACCATCAAATTGTACATCGTGAATTTCCCAAGCTTTTAATAAAGGTAAAGAAGTTGATACATATTTTTCGTTGGCTCCAAATCCAATATTCATTTCCATAATTGTGCAAATTTATTAGAGTTCAAATTTAAATTCTTCAGTAATCTCTTCACTTCCGTCTCCATCTAATGTTGCTTCCATAGGAAGAACTTCTGGAATATCATCTTCAACTACTTTAATCTTTGGATCTACGCGTTTCTTTTTAGAGTCTTCTACGTAAGGAATATCAACCCCACCGTCCATGATAAATGTATCATTATTTAGTGGAATTAATTTAAATTCTGTACCGTGTTCAGCTAACTTAGTATTAGCTTTTCCTCTACAAGAAACAGTCTTGCTCTTAGTAAGTTTGTTTCCACTTTTACATCCGAAAACTTCATCCTTACCAATTACAGGAACTAACTTATCTTCATGTTTTTGGTATATTACAGAAATCCTATCTTCCCATTCTGCCCCTAAAACTTCTACAGCTTTAGAATTAAGAACTAATTTATTCTCTTCCAGAATAACTATAGGCTCTGTACTACCATCATCTTTCATTACTGATTTAGCCTTTTTAGGAGTTGCTGCTCCTTCTTCGATTATCTCTCTGCTAATTGGAGTGTAATCTCCAGTTTCAGGATCAAAATCGAACTCTATCAACATTTTAACCCGCATTATACTCGCGTATTTTCTCTATAACGTATTCTAAATCGTTATCTATGTAAAGATCTTCAAAACAACCAAATGGACTTTTGGCTGTATTTGTACCATCACTATTAGTCATAAACTTATATGCAATACCTCCATCATCATTTTTTCCAATGACTGTATATAAAACATAAGTAAATAAACCTTCTAGTACGATTACATTATCCAACATTTTACCTATGGTTTTAATCTTATAATTTGGATTCATTTCGTCCCCAGCATTCTCACTGTGAGTACAAACCACAAACATAAGATCATCACGCATATTCATAGCTTCTTTAAACACACTATACATATGTTGAGCCATTTCAGTAAACTTTTCGTAAGACTTTTCTTTAGCCCTATCCATAGCCTCAAACGACATCAAATACTGCATATCATCCAAAACTATAGTTTTAATATTAGGCATTTTACTATTTATTAGCTTTAAAACAGTTCCAATTTTATCCACACTACTGGTTACGTAGTAATTACCTTCCCATGCTTTGGATTCTGGATCTTGCTTTAAGCTTTTATATTTAGCCTTAAATCCTCTAAACGGAAGAGGTTTACCGGTTGTACTTATGATGAAAGTTTCTTCTGGATTTAAATTACGAATAGAGGTGGATTTTCCACTCCCAGATGGACCAACGATTGCTATTAATTCAGCCATTTACATTACAAATTGATAATTTTTCTCAGAATTATCTATCTCAACTGGAGTATCTTTCTTTATTATTTCATCTTTTACTTGTTCTGGCCTACCATTTAAGGTTAAATATGGTTCATAATCATTTATTTCTTTACCTCTAGGAAGTTCTTTCCATACTCCTACATTACCATAAAATCCATTGCCTATGGATACATCTGTGTCTCCATATCTATTTTTTAATACTATTATAGCTCTAAAGGTATTTTCCAGCATACCTTTTATTTTATAGTCTTTATAGGTAACAAGTTTTTCCCTATGAGGATGAAATACAGCTAGTACTATTTCTGCATCTTCACTAGGTCCTCCACTATCTTTTATATCATCTAGTTGAGGCTCCTGAAATCCAGCATTTCTTCTATCCATAGAAGAACTTCCTCTATTCATTTGCATTAAAATAAGAGGACTTATACCACATCTATTTCTAAGAGTAACTAAGTAATTGGAAGCTAAATCTATTTCTTCTTTTTTAGTTCTCCCTTTATCTTTCCTCATTAGTGCAATATGGTCTATTACTACTAAGATAACTTGATTCTTATTATTAGGAATATATATTTTTCTGGTATCTGTTTCTTCAAATCGGCCATATTTACCTAGTTCTTTTAGAAGATGAGCATACATTCTATCAGCCGTTAAGCTTCTATCATATACTGTTATTATTTCTTCTATTCTATCCAACCAGTTTTTGGCATCTTTTACCAGTTCAAAATCCTCTTCAGAAAGAGTTTTACCTCTTTTCTTGGAAAGAAGTTCCTTAAATGATAATTCTTTTCCATATTTTTCCCAAAGGTAGATACTTAAAAGTTTCACAAATAAAGCCTCAGCGGACATTTCCAGAGAATAATATATAACTTTAAAATTCTCATTGTTTATATTATCCATTAAAGGCTTATATATATATGCATACAGAGCAAATGAAGTTTTTCCACTTCCAGTGGAGCCAAATATAAGAGAATATGTAGACTGAGTTACTCCGTCTATTACACTTTCTAACTTCGGTAAACCCATAGGTAAACCCCAGTTTTCCCCCTTCATTCCTTTCTCTATTTGCTCTAATACAGAATTTACTATCGACATTTATAATGATTTGATAGCATCCATGTTTATCACTTCGCCATCTCCATTTTGCATTGCCTCTAAACTAAGCCAAGCTTGGGCTGATACAAATTCTGCCATACCCATATTTATAAGATTGCGTTCCTTGGCCCAGTCAAGTAAGGACATAATCTTTTTATGTGTTTCTGGATTATGTTTGATTGCTTTACCATATCCAAATTTTAAATCATCCAAATCTTTGAATTTTCTTCCAGGAGTTCTTAGCATGTGAGTTACTCCGTTGATAATCATACTAACTGGATAATTATTGAATAAATCATTCCCCAATTCAGCAGAATATTTAAAATAATTATTTAGGAATATTTTATTAAATTCTACATCAGCGGGATCAAAAGATTGCCCCCTATCGGGAATTTTATAAGATTTGAGAATGACTCCCTTATTTTGAAGAGAAAGCATGACTTCTCTCAAATCTTGCCTATCAGATGTGGATAAATATCTAGCTAAATATTCTTTATGGTCTTCCTCCGCACTAGCTAGAAACAATAATCTAACAACTAACCACTCTTCAGCTGTTAGATGATATTTTTCGAGAACAGATAGCTCATTCTCTATAGTTAAACTTAACTTTTCCAAATACAATTAGTTTAGATATTACAAAGTAATTATCTATCTAACTGCAATCAATTTATCCTCCTTTCAGAGTGTTGTCTTGCATATAAATTTGGAACCCTCCTATCAAAGTGTTTAGTTCCTATATGTCTCTATCACTTATATACATTCTTTTACTTGCCCAGTCAACGGATTTCTTTACTACATCAAGTAAAGAATCAGATTCGATGTACCAACACCTATACCCATCTTGGGTTATAGTAGCTTGCCAAATGAACTCTTCTGCACATGGACCATCATAATCTTCCATATAGTCTAGGCAATTGATTCTTATATTCCAATACCCTATAAATCCTAAATCTATAGTTATATCAGAATCTAAATCAGCTTGATTCATAGTATTAGTAGTTGAGATAGTCTATTACAATCTAATTTAAAATCACCTATACTAGCTTCTAATATATTGATTTCTCCTATTTCATAGTCTTTAAGTATAGATAAAAATCTATCCACACTAAGTTCTACATTTTCAGACTTAATCCATTCCCCACTACCTACCCTATCATAGTATGTACATCTTATCATTAAAACCTAAATGTCATTTGTGTTTCCTTTTCTCGTTTCGGAGTATATTGTTCTCCAGATAAAAGTTTATCTAATCCCTCTTCATCAATGGTTATATAATTTCCAGTTGATGAATTTTGATACCATTTTTCTTCTACAGTGTTCTTTATTACTAAGGTAAATATAATAGCTTCCTCTTTCCCTTCAAAGATTCTTAATACTCTACCTAGTCTTTGTTCTTTTTTAGTTTGAGAACTATCGAATCCAAGTATAACTGCGATAGAAGCCTCTGGGCAGTTAAAGCCTTCATTTAATTTCATTACTGTATTAATAACTCCAGATCCAGGCTTTAAAAAATCTTCTATAGTAGCTCTACCTTGTTTAGCAGATGTTTTTCCGCTATAAACTTTTCCATAAGCTATCTTTTCAGCCATTTTTATTGTACTACTAAAGGTAATACATTTTTTGTCTTGATAGTGAGATAGTATTTTATTAGTAACTTCTATTTTTCTTTGATGGTTTGCTATGAAAGCCTTTCTTTTTTGAAGATTTTGAGAAAACTGAAAAGTCATAGCTGTTACCTGTTTTCTGTAGTCAGCTTCTAATGCTTTATTTCTACACCTATCTTTTACTAATTGTTCTCTCTTTTTCCAGCCGTCAGGTCCAATTAAACTCATACATAATGAAAAATCATAATCAAAAAAGGAAAATGCCTCATAAAACTTCTCATTATATTTGTTATATTCAGATAAGTCTACATCAAGTACTACTTTATATTCTCTGAAGGATGATAGCCATTTATTCTTAATGGCTTCTTCCTTAGTTACAATATCTACTACTGGACAAAATTGTAATAAATAATTATGCATACCATCAACTCTTATAAGAGTTGCAGTTAGGCATAACAACATTTTATAGCGTACAACTTTAAATACTCTAATCAGAGTGGGAGCTAATATTTTATGACATTCGTCAATTATTAATAAATCGGTTATTATTTCTTTAGAATCTTTTGAAGACTCGTTCATGGTTACAACCTCGCAATTATAGCTGAATCCCCAATCCAATATTTCCGCATTCCATTGTTTTAATAATGGCTCATTTGGTACTACTATTAATACCTTCTTACTAGGATTTTTATTTAGGAATCTTTTAATAGCTAATAAAGCACACCTGGTTTTTCCATAACCAGTACAACCATGAATTATTCCTTGACATTTGTTATCTACCCATTTTTGAACACTTAAAGATTGTCTTTCATCCCTTGTCATAATAAAAAATTCTCCCTAACTGCGCTCTTGTCATTACGACGTGGACCGTATGCACTATTTTAGTTGGCAAGGAGGGCTCAGGTTTGGAGAATGCTTACTATAGCCCTTTATTCAGCATAATGCTAACAGCATTGTATATTGTTCTGGACTAAATTTATATATTCCAGAACTATAATACAGTAATTTTAATATTAATTTGTATAAAATCATCCTACAAGATCATATCCTTTTTCGGAAGCAACCATTTCGATTTGCTCCATTCGTGATTCCCACTGAGAGATATGGAATCGAGCTTCATCGCTCAATGCAAATAAGATGACGTTTCTCAACGTTTTTAATTGGTCAGTAGTTAACTCAGAATATTTCTTACTTTTAAGTAAGACCATAGCTCTTAATTGAGTATAACTCAGACCTTTAGGAGTAATATAAATGTTAATAGAAGGTTTTAGACCCAGCCTTTCTTTCACTACTTCAACTCTGTCCCTAGTAGTTCCGTCCTCATTTTTCACAGTTAAGTCTTTCAACTCTTGAGGTGAAAACCACAATCCTTGTTTCAATACAAAAGTTAAGGTAATATGTTGTTTATTAAATTTGCCAAGTCTGTCTAGGCATCCATCCATTACTAGACTGATGGGTAACTCCTTAAATTCATCTGGACAACCACCTACAATAGCAGAAATAGGAACATTCTTTGTATCAGTGATTGAATCCTTATTATTGTCTAGAATAGTTCTAATATCAGATAAAAAGTTAAATCTAGGTTTACCTTTTTCCTGCTCTAACCATCTTAGGAATAGCTCACAGTTACACCTTTCTATCTGATCTTTTATGATATCAATTAATACATACCTTCCTGGATTTTGTTTGTCTTGATTGTATAACATAGATCTACAGTGAGCATAAAACGATTTTAGCTGACTTTCACTTGCATCAATCAATCTAATTTCTTCTTGTACTATTTCGCCATTAATTTCTTGTTTTCTACCTTTCCAGATAAAGCTTTTGATATCAGTTTTTTTGGACGCCATTGCTTCTTCCAATCTCTCTCTAATTATTGTCATATATTCTCTACTAAATTTTATTTCATCATTTTTTCATCTTGTTATTAATTAATCATCTTGTTATTAGTAGGTTATATCATTATGGTATCAACAACTACTTGTTTTTCTACAAAATCTATAAATTGATCTGAATCGAATCTATAGGGAACAAATATGTTATTGACTGGATCATACCAGGTTTCTTTACCTGCAATTATTTCTTTATATTTCAGGTATCCTACAGCACCTAGTTTTATAGGAGGAGAATCCCAATTAGGAAATTTAGTACATAATATATATTCACCAGTATCTATATTTTGAAACACATATTTAGTATAATCTCCCATTTCTCCTCTTCCTGCTAGTAATCTAGCATAAATAGTGTTCACGAACTAACTCATCTTCAGAAATTTCACTATCTTCAGAAGTAGCAACTACTTTGTAGGTAATCCAACTTTCTACTTCTTCATTATATCTTTCTGAAATTGTCTCTTCATCTTTGTCAGTTAATTCATCATCACAATCAAACCCCAATTCTTCAGCACAATCTTCCCAAGTCATTAGCCCATGAGACCCCTCATACATCTCATACTCCTCTCTAGCAAGTTGATAGGCGTATTCTAATGCTTCTTCTTTATTGTCAGCCAAAATAGTAGAATAATATCCACTTCCTCCGAATCCTCCTTCTAATCCTACATAAATATTAAATTCTGTTTTATTCATCACATTCATATTTTCTACATCCATACTTAGCAAAATCACATCTAGTAACCTCTTGCCCTAAGAAACATTTATATAATTTACATTTTGTACAACTTCTATCGGGAAATTTCCACTCTTTTCTATGTAAATCAGCTATTTCTTTTTCCTTTGCTTTACCAGTAAGTATAACATCATCACTAACCTTTTTAGCCATTTCTCTTTCTTTTCGGTTTATAATTTTCACAAAAATTAAGAGCCTCTTCTAATGCTCTACTATAAGAGGTGAAACTACTAAACGTACATCCTTCATCTTTTTTAGAAAGCCAAGTCATTTTATCTTCCTTTCCTATCCTAACTCCAGCAGTCCACTCATGTTTACCCAAATGCAAAACTGGGAAAATACCAATTCTAAAGCCTTTTTCAGCCCACTCCTCTATACCCATCTTTACTTAATTATTAGCAAAAAAATAAGGGATGCACAAACTGTGCATCCCCCTATAATAAATAGCTTATTCTGCACTTTATACTTTTTCAACTCACCATCTTTTGCTAGTAAGATAGATTCATTGATATTATTTATCTCGTGCAGGTTACTTATTTGCTGATCCTTTACTACTAGTGATTGCTGCAGTATCGTGTTTGCTTCTTGTTGTAAACCTATTTTTCTTTCTAACTGTGGAATCTCCAATTTGAGTTTCTGATGTTCTAGAAAGATTAAATTTGTTTTCTTTAATTGAGTCGGAGTTATTACTATTAACGAATCCTGAGTCAATTTTGGATAGATAGTTTGAGAAAAACTGGGCATCATCGGCAATAGACTGATTAGTAATACTATCAAGACCTTTCTCATACCAATGATCAATTTCAATTATTATTGAGTCAGATACTCCTACTTCTCCTTTTAAACTATCAATCTTACTTGTTAAGTCTATATTTATAGTACTTAATGAGTCATTTACTAGTTTTAAAGAGTCTATTTTGTTTTCATAGGGGATGGTATTCTCTACCCTTCCCCAGTTATAGTAACAGTATAAAACTACTACATTAGTTATAGCTAATAAGATAGCTATACTTATAGCAATTTTATTAATCTTGCTCATCTACTTTCTTACCTTCCGTATTCTTTTTAAGATAGCGTTCCTCCATCTCATTGTATCCTGGAATATATTTACCAGGAGCATATTGAATGTCTGACACTACGTAGTCTACAATCTGGTGAGCCATTCTCATATTAAGAAGCAAAGAATTGGTACTTGTGAACACACAATTTGCCTTATCTTCCTTCAGGGCACGACCTTCAGCCAAAGTTTTTCCTAGTTCAGATTTAGCCTGATCATGTTCATGGCAGAAAGAGATACCAATACGAAGAGTATTTTCCGGAAATTCCATGAAATCATCATCTTCCTTATGTCTTTGATTAAGCACTCCGTCTTCATTTTGAACTACTGTAGCCATAGTTACTCCATCTTTTTCATCAAGTAATACTCCACAGACAGTAAATGAACGTTCATTACCTTTAAAATCCTTAAACTTTGCTTCTTTAAAAATCTTTTTCATATCTTTATTTGTTTTAAAATGTTATTTTCTACCTAGTCCATTGTAAAAATCCAATATAGCATTTTCCTTACGGAGCCATGATGCTTCTTCTTTTGCCATATCAGATATAGTTCTGGAAATTGATTCCTCCTCTACTTGTTCTTTTACAAGTCTTCCTTCTTCCTCACTTTCTCCATTTAACCACTGAAAGGTAGCCCAATCAGCTTCTTTCAGAGCTTGGTCTACAATTTTGTTTATAGACATTGTAGTTTCTATTTCCCTATCTACTGTAGCTTCAAAAGGCATTATTCTGTCCTTTATATCTACATTAATAGGTGGAACAGGAGGATACTGAAATACAGCATCATTATCAGTTAAATATTTATATATCCATTCATGATGCAAATATTCCTCTTTAGCTCTGCCTATCCAATATATTTCTAATTTGGGTAAGCCTTCTACTGCAAAATAGTTAGCAAATGTTCTATACAGGCTATGATTAGCTAATTCTGCGGACATTTGTTTTACTAGCATTTCTATCATAGGAGTACTTAATGTGCACTCTCTTCTAGACTTATCTATAATTTTGTTAGTATAAGTCATAGTAGGTTCAGCTGCAACCGTCATTACTCCTTTATCTGGTGTGTCAACCTGTATTGGATTTCCTCTTTCGTCTAGTTTTCTCATTAGTATATTCTGTAAAACCATTTGATATTAAATAATCTAGTGGAGCTTCTAACCAAGTAACATATTTAGATAAAATAAATCCATCCATTTTACAAAACTGAGGACTCTTATACTTTACAGGTTTGATAGCCGAAAAAAATCGGCTATCTACTATTTCAGACCTATCTTTATAGTCTTTATACAGTGTAACTTCGTATAGAAATCGAGGTCCCACCTTTAACACGAGGTCTCCAGTAGGGGATTTCATTAGGTTGGTAGGTTCTTCCATTCCATTGATATTTCAGTAATTTTCTGTTTGGATCTCTTTTTATCCGTAGCAGAATATCTGGAATATCAGCCTGATTGCACTGTATAGATTTGGTATTTTCTCCATATACATAAACAATCAATTTACTGTAAACAGGAATGACTGGCTTTTCCCTAGAAGCCCACTTTTGGTTGTAAAACCCTCTTCCCTCTCTACGACGAAGTTTTTTTAATTCACGTTTTTCCTCAGCCGTTTTGCTGAAATCACAAATCACTCTATTTTTAGGATGTAATCCTAAATCAATCATTAATTGCTGATCATGTACATTTACTGGATCAAGCTCCTTTTTCTTCTGCTGTTTAGCCATAATTAATCTAAAATATTAAACAGTTAATAAGCTCGGACGGTAGGATTCGAACCTACGTGAGAGTTTCCTCTCGGCAGTTTTGGAGACTGCTGGCATTAACCACTCGCCCACGGCCGAATTTAATCTTCCACCATTTTTTTCAATTCTTCCACTGCATTTTTATATTCTTTTATATATTCTTTCAATGTAGTAACATCTCCAGTTTTTTTACAAGCTCTATAGTGAGCTATATACTTTAATGCAGTTTCCAAAGGGATACCGTAACTAGGTTTTCCCATTTCCTCTCTTTCATTTGACTTTCCTTTGTTTACTTTAACAAGTAATTGTAAATCAAAGAAATGTCCTGTGTCACTAGTAGATTCTAGTATAAAGTCTGATTCTTCTATTCTCATACTTTTAAGTTATTTGAGTCCGGGATGGGACTTGAACCCCCATGATGCAGGTTTTGCAGACCTGTGCCTTAACCAACTTGGCGACCCGAACAAAAGGAGATTGATTTAACAATCTCCAACTAATTTTTATTGTTTCATTTTCTTAGCTACATCCATTAGCATATTCAAACCAACTGCATCCATTGCACTACCGCTTCCAGAATTGTTACCATTCATCATAATTTCTGGAACCCAACGTACATTAGATTTGCTAAGAGCCTCTGCTACACCTACAGTAGTTTTATATTGCCACTCAGCTGCTTCCTGAGGAGTTAAACCAGCCTGTACTTTAAGACGATTAGCTTCAGCCTCAGCTTTACCTTCCTCAATAATTTTCTTAGCTTTTTCAGCTGCTTCTTTTGCTTGTAATTGAGCTACCTCAAATGCTTGCTGAGCTTTTGTCACCTCTACAGCCTTAATTTTTTCCTGCTCCCACTTTGCAGATTCTGCGGCTGCTTTACCTTCCTCTGTAATTTGAATTGTACGTTGTACTGCCTCAGCTGCTTTAGCTTTAGCTGTTACAATACTCATATCTGCTTCACGCTGTTTAGAAATCTGATCCAGAGTTGCTTTTTCATATTTCAAATCAGCAATAGATACTTGAGCTACACGTAATCCATAGAAAGTAAATGGGCTTTCCTCTTGACGTTTCAAACCATTTAAAGCAGTAGAATCAGATACTGTTTCTGCTACTTTAGTAATTTGTGTTTCATTAGTTAGAGGATTAATAGTCTCAATTTCTCTAATTGTAGTTTTATAGATACCGGAATTAAGTTGATCTGTAATGTACTGATACAAATCGGTTCTTTTCTCACTAACTGACTCCAATGAACTCATCAAAGGACCACAAGCAATAATAACTTTTCCGATAGTAGGTTTAATTAAGTCGTTTACCAAACGATCCATTGAACCATAATGAATTTGGATTCTTTCCAAATATTTAGGTTCAGTAGGCAACTCAATTCTAAGAGAGCCTAAAACATAACCCTTACCCTTGTCATTGTAAGTGATAGGCATTGCAGGACTTTCTGCATCATCAGGAATGAACAAATTACCGTTCCCATCTTCTGAAATTTGATTGAACCAAATTTGAGAAGTTTTGTCATAAATAGTTACCGTTCCCATCTTCTGAAATTGTAATCCTCCATTTGTCCAATATTCTAAAGTTCCAGTAAACGGAATTTGATTGATTCCAATTTGTTTCTTATCCATGTCTTCTCCTAATTTTGGAATCATACATAAAAATGCGAAAACTACTACTGCAATAAGTGCCAATGCACCTTTTCTCATAAATCTTAATGTTTTAAAAAGTTATAAAAAAATATTTATTCAAAAATTACATAATAAAAGGGAATAATAATCCTTCTGAGCTTATACTCTCTATTGGAAATTCTAGGAACTACCCCTCCCATTGATAAAAATAACCATACATAATAAATGACTAGTAAAGCCATTAGAAATGGCATTAGAAACTTAAAAATCATAGTAATAATAATTCTATATCATTAATTTTTTCCGAAATCATTTTACTATACCAATATTCCTTGGCTTTCTTTAATTCTTCTTGTGTTGTAAGATTACCAAAAATGCAATCTCTACAATACATTCCGCTACATGGAGAAGAATGCCTATTATTTTCATAGGCTACACTATAGTCAGATTCACCATCAGATTTTAGATTACATCTGACTCCTGTTGTATTGAGAAATTTATATTTTCTTCTAACTTCTTCAATTACTAATCTTGGACGTCTGTATTCTCTTTCCATATCTTTTTTCTATTGATTTAATTTTAGCTATATAATTTGGATCTTCTGCATATCCTATTCTTTTTAGAAATGCGTAATAGTCTCCTTTTTGATACCTATATTGTACCTTATTTTTATAAGCTTTTACACTAGATTGCCAAGTGTCAAAACGATAATATCTCTTATTTCTAGAGTCATATAAACCGAACAGATTATTATGCTTAGTACACCCATCCGACTTATAATGACCAGTTTCTAAGATTGACTGAGCTACTACTACATGTGCATGTTGTAATCCATAGTACCTAGCACATTGATACACTAACTCAGGAGTGGGATTCTTAGCTGTCATAAACTCAGGAACTTTATGTTCCATTCTTTTACTATTAGATTGTAAACTGAACATACAAACACATAGTAAAATAGTGAATAAAATTTTCCTCATTTTATTTAAGTTAAGTTATATATAGTGATCCTATCAGGAATCGAACCTGAATTTAAAGTTTAGGAAACTTTTGTTCTATCCATTGAACTATAAGACCAATAAGTACCCCAACCAGGAATCGAACCTGGACTGATTGCTTAGAAGGCAATTGTTCTATCCATTGAACTATTAGGGCATTATATAACACAGAATTGCTACACTAATTTTACTTAGTCCCTGTAGATCTAATTGCTAGCATAGGTGCTCTACAGATGTATCTCATTCGATTTATCTGGCCAGATTTACGAACTCTTGAATTGTAAGGTGGGTTTCCTCCCACGCTTCCGTGTTATAAAAAATAAGTAATTACCTAAGATCTCTAACAGATTAATACACTTGCTGTTAAAGATTACCTTAACCACCTCTACGCTTCTGTACCTTCACACCAGTGTATTGGTGTGGAAGCCTACCTCATTACTTTATTATATCTGCTTTCACGTATCAGACTAGTTCCTTCTTCTTGAAATCACGCTGAGATTCCACCCCAGATGCCGGCTCGGAGTGACCCCACAGGGATTCAAACCCTGATCGACGGATTAAAAGTCCGCAGCTCTAATCGTTGAGCTATGAGGTCAATTAATCACGTTTCCATAAAGGTATATCGTCTCCATCTTGCATAAATTGCACCAATACAAGAATACCTATTAAACCTCCAGCAGCTATAGAAATCCATGATCCTATAATTGCCAAAATACTTAGTATTACAGATTTGACAGTTAATTCTTTAAACACATAATATATTAAAGCAAGACATATTAAACAAACTGTCAAGCATCCTAAAAGATATGTTACCATATAAATTATATTTATTTATTTGTTGGGCTACTGCGATTCGAACGCAGAAATACAGAACCAAAATCTGTTGTGTTACCATTACACTATAGCCCAAAATGGCAAGACTTATTTTTGAAATAAGTCCTGCTTTGTATTATTTCTTTAACGATCCAGGTCTAGTAGTAGACGCTTGGTAATCCTTTGGTTGTTTATCCCACCAATCCTGTCTAGCTTTAAGCCTAGCTACTCTTTTCTTATATTTCATCGTACTGCAATTTTATAAGTTTTATTGTCTACAACTACAAAATAAACTCCAGAATGTACATTTAAATTTACTCTGTCAGAGTCTGATACTTTGTTATAAATAACTCTACCAACAGTATCTATTACTCTTATGGATTTCTTAGATACATTACTAACCAGAATATTGCCATTAGAACTGACTACAATAACTTCCTGTAAAGTTAATTCTTCATTAGAAGTGGGAAATTCAGATTTGAATGTAAATGAAGCCGTGATAGTAGTATCATTAGCTACCACTAAACAGTTATACACCCCATCCATATCTGGCTTTACATATTCCGAAATAGTTAGTACATTTTTATTTGATTTTACTCCTTCTGGGAGAGTTTTCCCATCTTTGTTCCAAGTATAAGTAATTTTAGTAGGATTCAACGTTTCTAGTATATTCGTTTCTACTTTTAAGGAGACAGAATCATGATTAAATACTTCTACTTCCAAATCTTTAATGTTAGGATTTTCTACAGTAATAGTTTTACCATTACTAGAAGTAGAGTAAATTGTATTGGTTACATCGAATTTAGGATAAACTTCTAGTGTCTTAGTCCAAGTAAAAGGATACTCTCCAGTTTTATTTAAAACCACCAAATTAATATCTTCAATAGTTTCATCTGGAATCAATTCAAAGTATCCAGAATCAGATTGTGCTATAATTTCATCATTTGATGATAACATATATTTTTGGATATCCAAGTCATTAACTGCTTTTACTGTAAATTTCGCAGTATCTCCAGAAGTCAATCTGATAACGTTGTCATCCATTCCATTTACTTGGAATGAACTAACTAAGTCGGTAGGACTAGAAACCTTATTTAAATCCTTTAATATATGTAACGTAGCTACAGTATCACAAGTAAATCCATCAAATTCATTCCTACTATAAAAAGTTCCATATTCATCAGTAACGGATTTAGTTTCAATTTTATGAGTATAAAATAATTCTATGGTTCTAATATTCTGCCACGGATTCCATACATCAGGAATTTCTTCCATATGTAGTAGTTTAGTTCCATCATCTAGTGTTGTAATAGCCTCTTTAGGTACTTTTTGAGCACATACTACATGCTTTCCTTGAGATTGGAAATCTACTTCTAAATCACCAAATCCACAATACCAATTAACTTCTACATCTTTTAGATATGGGTACTTCTCCGTATCTACCTTCAATTCATAATTGCCAGGTTTTCCTGGTTCAAACAACACCGTGTCTACCTGTGCATACGACATTGCAGTCATAAAGACTGCTACTAACATAAGTAAAAACTTCTTCATTTAAAATAATTTAATTAAACCTTATTTTCTAATAAATTCCAATAATTTCTTTAAGCTGTCAGATATTTTATTCTCTATAGAATTAATTTGAAATATTACTTCTACATCTACTAAATATTCTGACGAGTAAGAATCTTCTAAACCAGTAGTACCTTCTAAATATCTAGTTCCTTTGGGAATTATACTTTTTACTACTCTAATATTCTGTCTAACATTAGGATGAGGATGTGTAATAACTTGGCTATTACTCAAAATCATCATAATTATACTATCGATATTAGAATAAGTGTGTATTCCATCCCTAGTCTCCATTTTATCATTTACATGAATGCCTAAAATATTAAAAGGTTCATTAGATTGCCTCTTTTCCCCTATTCGAGGAGCTTTAACATTTCTAATGGGAGTTACCCATCTTCCACCATATCTTTCAATATAGAGTTTATAACACTCTACGTCTTCCTCTGATACTTTGAAAGTATCTTCTGTAAAAGACTCTGCTTTAATCTTTAAACACATAGTTTTATCTAGTTAATAATTAGTGGACGATGAGGGATTCGAACCCTCGTCCTAACTACTTCTCAATAACATAGTATATACGAAATTGCCTTTTTATAGAAGGCTAACTAGGGGAAGCCGATTGGCATCCACTCCACCACTCCATTATAAGTTGGAGAACTATAGAAACCAATAGTCATTTCTGTTCCTAAGCTGACTTACACTCGACTCTCTTTGCAATTAAGCAGCGATACGAACTTCGTCGATTTCGCGAGAGAAAGAAATTGCATTATTCTTTCCATTTAATTGTTTGTACTTATAAGGTAGTCACAACCTTTTCGCCTATGTTACCGTTCGTCATAGCAGTCAAAAGCCTGTATCGCCCTTATTTGCTATAGAATAAAATTTCTCCGTCAATGGTCTTTACTTCCCAACCACTACTTCTATAGAAATTTTCAACATTTCCTTCTTTATTATCCTGGAATGCTTTTCTTCTTTTATCCTTCTCGTCTCCACTGTATTTAGTAAGTACTGCATCCATTATCTCTTCGGTACTTATACTAATAGGAGCTGAATCAGAAAATCTTTTTACTAGAAGATCATTTACTATTGCTATTACTTCATCATTTGCTAATTTAGCACGCAACTCTCTAGCTTTTCCAGGAGTTATAGGATCAACCTTAGCCATATTATAATTCTTTTTGACTAGCTGTTACAGCCAATTTATCACATCTATTGTTATATTTATCATCTTTATGCCCCTTTACCCAAGTAAAAGTAACCATGTGATGAAACCTCATTGCCTTATCGAATCTCTTCCATAGGTCTACATTTTTTCTTCTTTGCCAACCCTTGACAGCACATCCAATAACATACTGTGAATCAGTTATTATATTTAGAGCAGATGGTTCAGAAATGGATTCCATGGCTACTATACATGCCATCATTTCCATCTGATTATTTGTAGTATTAATATATGTCTTACTATATTCCAATACTTCATACCCATCTTTATCTACAATAATTAAGCCTATTCCTCCTTGCCCTCTGGCATAGGAATAGGCTCCATCGGTATAAACTGTATACATTAGTAGATTACCAATGCTGATTTGGTCATATCAGAAGTTTGTAATTTATATACCTGCTTAATTGGAAGAATAATATTTCTATCCTCGATGTAAATTTCTGTAGTTTTGCCACAGTTTTTTCTTACCAAGTATTGTTGATATAGCCCTTCTCCTATGATATGATCAGAAGAAAAATCGGAAGGAGGGACAATAACATGATTAGTAGCCTGTTTCAACATCTCATTATTATAAGATAGTGAAGCTGATTCATCATATTCTACTACATTTTTAAACAAAGATCTTACTTTGTTTACTTTAGCAGGATTAGCTTTATAGCTCACTCCTAGGAATGTAACATTCTCTGGCTCTTTACGCCATATTGTAGATGCCGTGTTCCAGGTAGCTAAATCAATAATCCCAAAGAGTAATGTAGATACTGGTCTTCTTACTTCGATGATGTTCTCAGAATTAATTCTTCCAGTTTCTGAAAAGAATAGTACATTGCCAAATGTTTTTACTGCAATGCCTAGCACTCCAGTTTTAGTTTTTACTAAATCTCCTTGTTTTGCTACTAACTGCTTATTCATATTATTTCTTTATTTTTAATGTTGCGTAATTTTGATAATCCTCTCCTCCAATAGGCTGTTTAAATTTAACATATCCGGACACTCCATATATTTCTACTTTTGTATCATTAAAGCATACAACGGATACATCGCCCATAGAATGATTACTTAAAAATCCAATGAGTTCTGAATATAGTCCTTTTCCTATTGTTCTATTTTCTAGAAAATTCTTAGGAACTACAAGATAGAGTTTATCACAAGTTTTAATATTTCTAATATTTTCCTCTTCTGATTTATCTCTATACCATTCTACTACTTCATATCCTTCTTGGGAAAGATAAGTAGCTGTTAAGTCTCTTCCAAAATACGGAGACATATAACTTACTCCTAAAAAGACTTTCACTTTTTGGATATTCATTCTGCTCCATACTACTTTGTACGAGTCAAATTCTCCAATTAATACTCCTCCTTCTGGATTTACTACTTTAGTTACTTTCTTCAAAAAGGAATCATCTACAACAGTTACATAATCCTTTGCTGGATTATAAGCCCTGAGCGTTCCTTTATAAGAGGAGATAACATAAATACTTCCATCCTCCAGTTTCACCATTTGTCCCTCAGATATGGAAGGAGCATTGTTTTCTACTTCAACATCCCAAATTCCTTTAACAATCCAAAGAGATGCCTCAATTCCTTTTAAGAAGGAGGATACCATCCACTCCAACCACAAAATATCATCTAGAGTACATGCCATTTCTCCCTCTTTTAAACGAACGGCTCTTATCTTTTTTCCTAAAGATTTTGCTATAGGAGAAAGAGTTGTTACTATTTCTTCATCATTTTTGCATATGAAGTATTTACCTTCTAGATGCGTTTTGTAAAATTCTTGTTTAGTCATATTATTTAATTGTATCATAAGTTTCTAATTTGAAAGGCGGAGAGCACTGGAATCGAACCAGACACCCATACAGAGTGCAATCTGCTTAGCAGGCAGTCCCTATCACCATCAAGGATTACTCTCCAAGTAAATTATGAGGAAAGCATTATTATGCCCCCCCCCATTTTCTAGAGTTACAGCTTAATCATGTCCTCAAACTTTTTAGCCATAGCACGATTGTCAGAGGCAATCTTATTCAGAGCTTCCATTTCTTCCTGAGCCTTTTTCATCTCTTCTTGCTTCTTAGCTGCCTGAGCTTGGGCTTTATCAGCTAAATTTAACAACTTAGTAATGGTCTTATTAAATATACTTAAGATTGCATTACTTTTACTCAGCATATTAGCTGAACTTCTTGAAAACGGATTTGTAAAAATAATAATCTTCTCTTACTTGTTAATTATTAGATATTATTTTAAATTTTTTATCAAAGGATAGACTATGTTTCTTTCTCCACATACTGTATCTATCCGGACAGAATCACTTCCCAGTAGGATATGGAAAGTCTTATATGAGTTCAATTCTCAAACGAGTCAGCGCTTTAAATTAACTCGTCATAGTCTATAAGTGCCTTCAGTGGGACTCGAACCCACACGGCCGAAGCCACTAGATCCTAAGTCTAGCGTGTCTACCAATTCCACCATGAAGGCTTTAACTCTTGGGTTTACAAGAGTAATAATAAAAATTCTTCTTCCACCGTATGACTGAAAGATAATTCCAATAGAGCCTTTTTAACTTTTATAAAAGCTTCTGTATCGCTAGAGTTCCATTCTGGCCATGCTCCACCTCCAGCCCTATATCCATATACTTTACTTAAAAAAGATTGATAGTCTCTTATTCCTAAGTCTTCGAATAATGAACATACTTCTGTACCAGAATGTCCAGTCATAATTCTACCATCATTTAGAGTTTTACGCTCAACCACTTCTACGAATACAGACTTCTCCCTTAATTTAAATTCGTAGTGCTTTGTCCTTATTACAAATACCTCTTCCATAAAACATATTATTTGGTGTTCCCCACCGGGATTGAACCGATAACCGCCTGATTATGAGTCAGGTGCTCTAACCAATTGAGCTAGGGGAACTTTAAAAATTACATTATTTCTTTATCACGGTTAAACATAGACAATTCTATTCCTCTGAACTTAGAATATATTGGTTGAAGATCAGAAAAGCTACATTCTTTTAGATTGTTAATATAAGTTAGTTGGTCTTTGAGATCCCAACAAGTAAAACATATTTTGGAGGAAACGTTTATACCTTCTTTTTCCGTTATAATTCTGTTACAATTAATGGAATGGTTAAGAAGATCTAAATCTAATTTAGCGTATTTTAAAGATCCTTGAAACTTATTATATACATTAATTTCTTCAGGATTAACAATGTTCTCTAGTGGTTCTGATAATATAGGCCCATTTCCATGTCTAGTTATATATATTCTAGATACATAATTTACTATTATATCTTTCACACCAATAGACTTTATAATTTTATAAGCATTTTCTCCAGTTGTATTAGAAGGAGTAGTGTGTGGATAGAATCCAAATTTTTGATCTAGTAGTATTCCTTGAGATCCTTCAAATATAATATTAGAAAAGCTAGGTTTTAAGAATCCTATTTTATTTCTTTTGAACCAGTTAATATAAGATTCTGCTAATTCTTCTATATTAACACAGGTTTCATTATAATACTCTAATATAGAATTTAGCTTGGAGAGCAACACTTTTTTATTTTGACATTCTTCCACTGTAAGGGAGCAGCATTCCCTAACTCTTTTAATAGCCGGCCAATATCCGGTTCCTACGGTTCCATGTTTTAAATTATCTTTATCTTTTCTTTGAAAAGATATATCCATAGGAGTAATTACTTGACATAAGGGATTATATATTACCTTTGGAGTTACATTGAACTTTTCTAATAAAATTTTACTTTCAACTATAGCAGACAAGGGGTTTACAAAACAATACTCTGACCAATAAGTAGGGCATCCTTTAAAAGTTCCACTTCCAAAATTACTGAAAACGTGTTTTTTGTTTCCAGAAATAACTGTATGACCACTTTGTGATCCACCACTAAATCTTACTATAATGGAGTTTGAGTCAGATAGGTTGTGTACTATCTGACCCTTGCCCTCGTCTCCAAAAAAGGCTCCTAAAACTATATGTATCATAAAAACGTGGGAAAATCCTCTACTTTTTTAGATATACTTTCTGAATTACAATTTTTAATAGCATTTCCAATAATTTCTGGAATATTTTCTGAGTTAGAAGAAAGAAGATTGTCTCCTACTAATCTTTCCCATCCGTTCTTTATCCTGCTAAATGGATAACTTCCATCGGTACAGTGAATGTGAAATACGTGATATTGCTCTTGTGCTTTTTCCAAAGCTTCTTTAGCTGTAATATCACTACATCCATTTTCATATTGTAAATGTCTATGTAGATATGTGCTTTTAATGCATTCGTGGCAAGGCTCATCACCTATGGTAAATAAAAATCCTTTCTTTCCTCTTTTGAACCAAGCATCAGTTTCTGTATGATAACCAGCTATAATCCAGGATAAAAGATAACTTTCCCCACCATTTCCTCCACCACCTCCTTCAATATAGAAGGTCTTAAGAGAATTAACTATTTTTTCACTGTCAATTTCAAATTGGTCTACTTGAATTGGATAAGAATCAGAATAATGGTCTCCAATAGCCATAAATAAAATCTGTGGGTCTTGAACTCCAATTTCTTTTAAATATGACATTAGATGAGGAAATTGATTTTTGATTAGATTTAGAGGAATCCTACCCATAGATCCAGTTACATCAAAAGCTATAATAATAGGAGTAGTATTAGGATGTTCCTCACTATCTCTACATTCTCTTACTCCTACATTTAACATTTCTTTAGGAACAGAAGTATTATGTATCCTGGCTCCCAAATTAAAGTCTGACGATAATTTATTGGTCTGTATATGAGAACTAAAAGTATCTCTGACGCTAGAGGATGCAGTAATATTAGCATTCTTTGTAGCCGCCATATATGAGCATTCAGTATAAACTCCGTATCCCATTCTTAATCCTCCTCTTTAAACCATTCATCGTAAGTATCTTGAGCTAACTTTAACTCAATTTCTTTATTTCTTAACTTCACTTTCAAGTTTTGTACTTGACTTACAAACTCTGATGGATTGAATGACTTTGAAGCTAAAGTTAAAGAATCAGACGTTCTAACTGATAAATCTGTTAAAGAAGCCAATTCATTTTCTAATCCAAACTTCTCCTTCTTTAAGTTATTTACCAGAGATTATTGTTCCATCTCTACAATTTGAGCAATCTGATCTGCTCTTTTTACTAGCAAGGCATTGCCAGTTTCTGATAACATCTGCTTAAAATTTCCCATATTCATTTAATTATTATATAATTCCTATGACCTTTAAAAGTTGTATACCATATTATAACAGTATTCTTTTCTGTTATATCTACATATGGTCTTAATATTATATGTATATATAGCAAAATTACTATTAATATACAGAAAAGTACTATCATGTTTCTTATTTTCTAGAATATTTAACTTGTGACTCTTTAAAATATTCTTCATATTCCTCTGGATCTTTTATATATCTACTTTGACTTTTGAATCTATAGTCTAATATATAATCACACCAATCCCAATCGTTTACCAGCACTTTTGGATGAGGAAGTTCGTAAGAATCTTTATCAATCAAATTTATTATATCTCTAACTTTTTGCCTAATTCTTCTTTTTATCTTTCTTCTAAACTCATTGTGACGAGCTATACCATGATCCTTATAAATAGGAACTTTTTTACTTTTAGACATAAAGAAATAGATTTTAAGATGTAGCGACAGAAGGACTTGAACCTTCGACCAAGAGTTTATGATTCTCCTACTCTACCACTGAGCTATGTCGCCATACATAAGATGTAATATCAGTTTTAACCCTACCTTGGAACGGGAAAGTTTCCTTTCCCGTTGCTATTATTAGCACGCATGCGCTTTACACCTTAGTATTAACTTTTTTATGAACACCAGCTATATTTCAATATACCTCCATAGATGGCATCGAAATAGAGCTTTTTGAACTGCTCGCTAAAATAGTTTGCTATCTCTCTACTCCGGCAAGCGAAGCCGACATCGGCAAAAGAATTGCCAGAACCATAATCAGCAACGAAACAAGTGACGCCGCCATCAGCATAGGCAGAATCACCAGAGCGCAGCCGGTATTTTTTACCTTTATAAAGAAATAGAGGATTACTTTCTATCTTATACTCTTTAGGAGTACTAGATTCTAGATATATTTTTAGCCAAGGATAATACCAAGCACCCTCTGTAAGATGGAATTTATGATCCCCATTCAATGCTCTTAAGATAGTCTCACATTTGATTCTTGCAGCTAGATGTTTGGGCATGTCATCAACATAGGATGGCCTTTCTTCTCCCAAGACTTTAAGTGCGTCCTCGTAGGTTTTAACTCTTTCTCTAATGTCAGAGTCTACAAAATCAATACTTTGAGTACTTTCGTTGTAAACTGGAATTTTACCCTCTGGGGCATTAATTGTAATTTGATAATTCATATTATTTAAATTCTTTAAGTATGTCTTCGAATAAATTAGTAAATACTGCTTTTCTTAAACAGAATATAGTATTAATTACAGGAGTAAGAGCTATAATTACTCTTGGAAGAGTTGGTCTTCCTAATTCTGTTTCTTCACGACACATATAATAACCAATAGTTCCCATTACAGATAATATCCATATAAGAAAAATAATTAATCCTATCATGTTTATTTTTGTTTTGCTAATTAGAGCCTCCTGTCAGACTCGAACTGACAACATCTTCATTACAAGTGAAGTGCAACTACCAATTGTGCTAAGGAGGCAAGCTAGGCTAATTATACGGGTTAGCCTTTGATCCCTTTATAGTTTTTCGTCACGTGGAAACTACTAAACCCGGCATCCTGTCTTATATACCGCGTGAGCTGGCGGTCTATATAGTATTGTAAAGAGTGTGCTGTTACACCAAATGCTCTAAGGGCGATTATTGACATTGAACGTATGTGCACAGTGACTTAATGTATGCACTAGCTGACTTTCGTTCTCCTACTAACAGCTAAGGTATCACGTACCTCCCAATCTTAATTCCAGGCTCCTCCCGTACTATTGGAACTTATCAATAATTGGCTCCGACACTTAATATCACATTGAGCAACGTATAGGAACCCTTGTCATTTCAGACTTGGAATACTACTCTCCGAGATTAATGCTTGTACCTCCCTGCGGTTCTACGGAAGGACTAGTAAGTCCTATACCTTCACGCTTGTCCACATCATGTTAGCTATACATGACTTAAGGATATACCATAACTTCCGCTCGCAACTCTTTAAATGATGGCTACTTCCAAGCCTACATCCTCATTACAATTACTCTTCTATTTCTACTCTTGTTTCACTATAATTATCATTGAAAAGATCACTATCAAGATCGATTCCTTGATCCCTGGCAAATAAAGATCCGTTAAATTTTAAGAAGTTTTTGATTGCTTCTTCATTCCAAACTTCGGGCAGATCCCAATCCTCTGGAACTCCATCGTCAAGAGATGTTAAATCACTATTTTCAATACATTCTGCACAAGCAGCTGCTAAACCCTCTAAGGATTCAAAATCTAATACTGTACTTAGTACTACTTTCATCTTTAATTTAAAATTTTTGTTGTTATAAAAACAAGTTAGTTTTACCAGAATAGGACTCGAACCTATAACCTCTTGATAAAATTCAAGGCTCTACCAATTGAGCTATACGTCTCTGGATTTAAGTTGGTAGACGTAAATTTTTTATATTGCTGTTCCTAACTTTATGTAATAAAAAATATGTAGAACAACGACTTAACATAAAAGCATAAGGACTTTTAGTCCAAAATCTAAGCTCCTTAAATTTGAATTTCTACAAATATTCCACTTTTTACGAGTTACATTTATCCTTGCCAGGCTAGGGTCAAAATATTTTATTTAAACAGTTAATCCCAATACCATATTTCTCTGCTCATAGCAAATCTCATAGATATTTTACCTTCTAAAGTCTTGAACCACTTTTTATGTCTAAAAAATTGGAATCTGCATTTTCCTTTTCTTCCTCCACAAACTTTATGTTTCCATCTTCTGCTATGTGGGTTTCTTCCAATTTGTTTTCTAGTCATTTTCCATTTTTTACCGTAGCTCATAATTTCATTGATTTGGTAGAGGAGGAAGTCGGACTCGAACCGACACATCACTTTTACATGATTACTGGGAGTTTTCAAGACTCCTGCCTTACCAATTAGGCTTATTCCTCCATTTGTGGACTCAACCGTAGTCCACATGGTGCGATAAGTGTTTTATATTTTGCAGGGGCGCACTTTCCACTAACCCCGAACGGTAATTTTATGCCGCATACTCAAGTATGCCTTCTCTTATGAGGTCTTTAGATTTTTGTCTTTCTTTTTTGATTTCTCTGTGATTATCCATTTGATCAGATACATAAGAGTTTGTTACAGCCGTTTTCTTTAATAATTTAGAAAACTTAACTTTATCCAAAAAATCTGTAATAGATTCGCATCTTTTTTCTATTCTATTTCTTTTACTTGGATTGTCTTGATACCAGTAAGAGTAAGAATAATAAATTTTTCTAGCTCTTGATAGCCATTTTCTTTTGGCTAATTCTCTTCTTTGCTCTCTATTCATATTGATAAAGTTTAAAAAAATTAACAGAAGACTATGCCGACTTGCACTTACGGCTGGATTTGAACCAGTTTAATTTGAGTTACAGTCAAATTTGTGAACCATTTTATTTGATTTGCTGTAAGTCTTCTTATAAATCAGGATACCTAAACTCAATTGTGCTCCAAATAGCAATTCTCCACATTGGTGAATATAAGACTCGAACTTATTATAACTAGTTACTGAATTTGCTGTCTGTATCCTTGTTTGATGGATGCCAGCCGTTTCTATTCCATCATTGCGTACTACGTTGCTGGCTAACGTCTAAGACTTCCATGTCCTCACGTTATCTTAGAATTAGTGTGATTATTGCCTAGCTAATTTCTTAGCTGGGAGGATTACGCTAAAGAGTACCCCCAACGGGATTCGAACCCGTGACTTCACATCGAAAGTGTGACGACTTAAACCACTTGTCGATAGGGGCATATATAGGTTACTAATCTCACGATCCATAACCTATTAAATTTATTATGAACACTTTTTATTGTGTTTTTAATCCTGAGGAATACTCATCATAATTGTAGCACGATTCCAATTATTTTCCTCATATTGTTGTACTTTATCTCCTTCAGCACTGACTACCAAACGAGATTCCTCTACTCCATATTTTACTAATACCTCTTTCACTGATTCAGCTCTCTTTTTACTTAATTCCATATTATATTCTGGAGTTCCTGTATCAGCGTCTGCATATCCAGTAATAGAAATACGTACATCTTTATTATCCTTCAAATAAGTAGCTATGTTCTCTAAATTTGCCATTTGATCATCAGCTATCTTAGATGAGTTGATAGTAAATCTTACTGTAGTAGGAGCCACCTCTTTTAAAACAACAATATTTTCTACCGTTACAGTATCAATAGTGGTTACGACCTTTGGAGCTTTTTCACATTCCTGTCTAAGTTTATTGATTTCCTCATTTAGAGCGTCAATATCCTCTTGATCATAAGATGGGATGTATGTGAATCCTCTAGTCCCATCATGATTTTTAAACTTATATGTGATACCAGCTGTTAAATTACACATTCCATCATATCTAGCTCCTCCTACTACTCCGTCGAACTTATCATTAAGAGCAGACATATTTCCTTCTATATTAAGCTGAATAGATTTAGATAGATCAACATTTACCTGAACTCCTACTCTAGGAACTACATAATCTCCTATTGGTAGTACTCCATTATCAAATGTATGTGCATAACCTACTCCTCCTATCAATACTAAGTTAACTGGTCTGTCATAATTCTGAGAGAATAAATTTAACGGATTCAGCATTGCATCCAAGTAAAATCCATATCTGTTAATAACAGAAATTTCATTTGTAGGAACAACATGATTCTGTCCCCACTCTCCTTGAATACGAGTTCCCAAAACTGGAGTCCAATATTTATTAAGGGAAACATTTACCGTTGGACCAAAAATTCTCTTTGTGTCCACTGATTTGTAATTATCCCCAAATGTGGCATTAGTTCCAGCTCCTACACTGATAGACCAATTATCAGTGAATTTATACTTCGGCATTCTTAACTCTTGTGCATTTAAGCACATAACGCTCATAAGAGCAATTAAAAGAAATAATACTTTCTTCATCTTACTTGTTTAATTTAAAAAAATATTTATATACACTGTAGAAATTTTTCAATTTCCTCAACTATTTTATCATATTCTTCTTTAGATATTTCCTTTGCTATATCACTTTGTCCATAAGTTATATAAGGATTATTAAACCACAAAGGATTTATATGTCTATGCTTTTCTATAGACACCGAAATTTTATCTCTGCTTTTATACTTTTCATATAAAGTGTACCCAGAATCAAAGTTTCTACTGTTTTGCTCAAATAGAGATTTGTCTATATAAACAAATCCAGTAACTTCAAAATTGAATTTCAGAATAAAATATTTCCCTATTAGATTTTCATACCATTTATTTTTATTTTCTTCTAGCTGCTCTAATTCTTTCTTTCTTTTCTTAGATTCCTCTTCTTCAGCTTCAATATATTCTTTTAGAGAGGCATCTGGATGTATTCTGTAATAATCTTTCACATTCATAGTAAAAATTCATTAATATTGTGGACACGGCGGGACTCGAACCCGATCCTCCTGAGTGCAAATCAAGCGCATTCCCAATTATGCTACCGGCCCATAAAGCTGGATTTTACACCAGCAAAAGATCTTCTTCATTAGGAATATCCAGCACTATTGGATCAATTCCGAAATCAGAATACTCTATAATACTCATTGGAAACCAACAGTTAGTTAAACAATCAAGATCTACCCTAAAAGAAGAATCACTAGTATCTACTTCTTCAATATCAGATAGTGTTAAAGGTGTAGATAATTCTAGAATATCAACATCTATACCTACTTCTTCGTCTTCATGTTCAAGCTCACAGCCTGCATATTCCCAACCTTCTTCTAATAATTCTTCCTCTGTCTTGATTCTAAATTTTCCAGATTCAATCAAAGCCAGAAATTCCGTTTCATTCAGATCTTTAACTTTCTTTCTCATATTTATAATATTGTGAATTTGCGCACGCGGAAGGGTTCGAACCTTCGATGGGGCTTTCGCCACGGTAGATTAACAGTCTACTGCCTTCGACCACTCGGCCACACGTACTAGTAACAGAATACTTTGTTTAGCTTGATAATTTAAAAGATTATTGCTTAAAATAAATTGCTGTAAGTATTCTTATACAGATAACCATTGTTTTATAAACTGGCGCTCTACCAACTGAGCTATTACTAAGGCACTTCTTAGTAAATGAGGCTCGAACTCATGACTTCTAGTTGGGACAAACATAATTTGCTGTTGGTTATCTAAATATTATTAACTTAACCGAGTAGGCTGCCCCAGATTTGAACTGGGAACCTTCTGAGTATCAGTCAGATGCTCTGACCAAGTTGAGCTAACAGCCTATCTTCATCAAGGAATATACTCCCTGATATTTCCTATTGCTACTTCACATTCTGAAGATGCAATATGTTTAGAATAATTAGCATCTTTTGCTAATGCTTCTTTACAATCTCTATCACAAGGGAACTTCGAGCATTCAAGTCTGCAAGTTCCTAAAAGCCTGCTGTGGTGAGATTTATCCCAAATCCACACGTCAAAAATAAAATGTCTCATTTTGCCAATATTTAAAGTTTTTATTTATATTTTTCTTTCCATTTTTCGCATTTGCGTTTCACTGACTTACCAAGTAAAGAAGGAAATTCATCACCATACGTTAATCTTCCCAAATCTACTATATTTATTAATGTGTCTGCTAATTCATCACACAAATCCATTTCATTTATTTTCTTATAGCTAGATAATCCTGTGATAGTACTGATAGCTCCCATCACTTCTCCAGACTCTTCTGCCAGTTTAATCGCAACATCCTGTATAGTCCTCCCATTTTTAATAGAAGAGCCTACTTCCATAATTTCTTTGATCATTCTTCGATTATTCCTTTTTTAGGTACTGGGATTTTTACTATTCCAGTTCCATTACATGTTTCACACTCTGTTTCATCACATAGTAAGCCCATCCCTAACGTACAAATGGCTAATCCAGCTTTCTGGCCCGTACTCATTTCTACACTCCCTGTTCCTTTACATTTTGGACAAATTTCTTCTACATATTGTCTTTTTGGAGTAGTTGGATTACTATGTGGGCAGTTTCCTGTACAGGAAACAAATAACAGGATAAATAACAAATATTTCATATTAATTTCAAATATAATGGTTTGTCTTTATTTTTTGCTACTTTAAATCCGATAGGAATTAGGGATCTTTCATATATTCTTCTAAGTCTATTGTTAGCTGGATATACCAATAATACTTTTCCCTTCAAAAAATTCTTCCATATGTTATTGTTAATAAAGTTCATTAAACATTGTTTAGCCCAAGATAATGACTTCATTCCATCCTTTCCAACTATTAAGTTTTCTTGAAATCCATTCTTTCGTTTAGTAGCAATGATAAACCCTGGTTCTTTATATATTTCATAGATTTCCAAAGTTATTATTTGTCCATATTCATTCTTAGATTTGTAATAATATGAGTTTACATGTTCTCTATCTTTTTGTAGATCAATATCATACATATCAATTAGTACTTAGTTGCGGAGGCAGGATTCGAACCTGCGACTTTCAGCTTATGAGGCTGACGAGCTACCTCTGCTCTACTCCGCGATGTTTGGTAGCTAATTTATATCCGCTACCCAGGGATATCTCTCTCACCAGTGAGACACGGACTCTTCTAACCGTAGAGCACGGCTGGTTACTGACGCTCCAGACACGGCATTTAGACTGAAAATGTCGAAACAGTAATTAAAAGCCTACAATGGAAGGTCATTACTCTCCCACTTTCTAGTTGTTACCCTAGATGTGCAATTCTACACCACATTGTGTCTTTCCTAGAGTCGGTAATGGGAATCGAACCCACATCTCCAGTTTGGAAGACTGGAGCACTAACCGTTGTGCTATACCGACGATTTAATTAGTTTATAAACTGAAACGCACACTACTACTATGAAAGAAAACAATATAGACCATAAAAATACTCTAAACAGAAATATTAACCATTCCATACTTTTCCAGATCGTATTTTAGAATATACTTTACTTAAAGCTTCATTTTTATATTTTGTAAGTTTCATTCTAGTTATAGCATTCGCAAATTCAGTTGGTCCCACCTTACTATAGAAATGAAAAGAACCATCTTTCCACTGAACCACAATTATAGAGCCTACTTTATAGGCTGTTTTAATTGGGCTTTTGAATGAGAATTTAATATAAGATTTAATCTTGTTTATAACATTCATATTAATAACAATTTGTGCTCCTTGTAAGATTCGAACTTACGACCACTTGAATGTAAGTCAAGCACTCTAAACCAACTGAGCTAAAGGAGCGATTAAACAAGAGACCACCTTTTTTATTTGTTTTAAATCCAGGCTAAACTACTAACTTCTAGGTATTTCAGAAAGTTAGATAAGGATTCGAACCTTATTTCTTTGTCTAATTGAAATTTAATTAAAACTATAAAGATTAAGAAAATAATCTTGCTGTATGTCTCTTTATAATAACAGAAGACCTTTAAATACGTTGCTCTACCAATTGAGCTAAAATGAGTAAACTCATCTACAGGACTCGAACCTATAACCCACGGCTTACCAGGCTAAATATATATTGCTGCTAGTCTTCTTTTACTTGGGAGAATTTCCTATCTCCCGCAATAAAGTGCTAAGGTATCATAATGAAATGAGGCTCAGCGGTTTCGACTTTACTAGGATAGTTCACGATGTTTTGGCAATCATCTAACTATTGTCAACCTATTATTATGCCAAATTGTAGTTGACTTGTTGGGGAGAAGCTAAGAATCGAACTTAGTCCTTTATATCCACAGTATAACGTTCTAGCCGTTAAACTACAACTCCCATTTATATTGAAATGAAAACGACAGTTCTGCAAGAGGAAGAAAAGGTAGCTTACCTATTTATGATAGGTAATATACCCGTAGGAAGCATTCTGGGATCCATTTTCTCTAAGAATTT